GTTAATGCTGAGAGACAACTAGACCACAAGATTGACGGACAGCTGAAATATGCTTATAGTGACCTATGTGCTCCAGTTCCTAGTATTTCTCCACTATACTGTAGTCCATTCACACAATATGGCACAGGTATGTATGCTGGGCAAGCTGCTTCTAACTGGAATGCAGTAAATACAGCTATCAATAGTACTTGTCCTTCTTGTACAGCTCAGTAAGATATTAAAGGGAGATTATGCGAATAGTCTCCCTTTTATTTTTTTTTTATTTTAAACACAAACACTTATGAAAGTAAAAATTACTCCTATCGGAGAAAGTGCTCAATTAATTGAATTTAATGTATCGTTACCATGTGGGGCAAGAGCATCTGTAGCTCCAGTGTCTACATTAACAATTACACAAAGATGGGCTAAGGTGATTAACACAGCTACAACAGGTGCAGCTTCTTATATGCAGGTTACTAAGTTTGATATTATACATAATACTCAGTATACTGATTGTAAGGGTAATGTAAGATTGGTTACAGAAGAAACATCAACTATACTGGCTTCTCCAGCTACAAGTGAGACAATAACTACACTTGTTCCAGAAGTTAATAAGGTAATTGATGTTATAATTCCTAACGGAGTTAGTATTGTTAATCAAGCTATCTTAGATGAGTTACCAACATCATTGCCAGTTAAAGGTAATTGTGCGTACTCAGTATTCGAGATACAGATTCCTGCAGCACCTGCTCCAGCAGCATAATAATCACATGATATGAGCTTATTTGGACAACCTTTCGGTACTAACTATACTGATTTACAAAACCAATACTTGCAGCAACTTCAAGTTATGCAACAAGCTCAGCAAGCACAACAGAAGACTCAACCCATCCTTGATGAAATAAACAGGGAGGTTGGGTCGTTGTCTGTTGATGAGCAGAACGTATTGGCTAAAACGCAAGAATATCAAATGGCTAAACAAACCTATGAAGCAGGATTTATGTCATTCTTAGGAACTAAGTTTAGTGCAGAGTATGTAAACTCTCCAGATGGTAAGGTAGCAGCAGAGAACCTACTATCTACTATTAGGAAGAGTAAGGAGTTTATACAATCACAGATAAAAGCTAAAGAGGAGAAGGTTAATACATTATTAGAATTAATGGAAAGTGACCCAGAGATGAAAAAGAGATTTGAAGAACTCATGATGAATAAAACAGCTAAATAATGAGTGATAAAGAATTGTTATTTCAAGCAGCAAACACATTCACTAAAAACTTGGTAAGTAACTTATTTGGCATAAACACAATAGGTACTGACGCTCTCATAACTTACGTAGTTAATAATATAGAGGACAAGTATGGAATGTATTTGGAACCATTCCTTGATAAGGGTGGTAATATAAATATAGATTTATTTGGTAATGCGCTACGTGACGTTATGAAGACTCGTGCTAAAAATGGATATGTCGTTAAGCTATTCGGTAAACCGATTAAGTTTGGAGAGGCTGACATTGATGAGTTCGAGAAAATATTTAAAACGTTGAAAGCGAACAATGGACAACATTAGAACAGAGTCATTTCTTGGAGGTGACAAAGTAATAGTTGGTAATAAGTACACTGATTTAGTACTTGAAACTCTAGGTAAGGTCTATATAAAGACTGGTAATAGCTCAAGAGTTTTGAGTGATGTTTTAGCATTACTTGATAAGGCTACAGAATCAGAAATTAAAAGCCAGACTATTATAGTTGGGAGCTTACTTGAGATGGAGCAGATGGAGTATCCTGGAGATGGATTCTTCGTTTATAACACACTTACAACTACTCTATATATTTCTTATGATGAGAGATATGTAGCTTTAATAGAGGCAGCAGAGGGCGCTGGTGATGGTTATGTAAGGCGTAAGGGAGACACAATGACAGGACAGTTAGAGATTAATACTGTTGGTCCTCCTTTAATAGTGGCTTCTTCTAAGTTAGTAAACAATCTAAACGTCGAATTTATAGGCGGCTATGCTGCAGATGATTTGGCTAAGAAAAGAGTAGATGAATACATTACAGGTAATTGGACGTTTAAGGGTAAAGGTGTTTCCGAGAATAATTGGACATTTAACCAAAATGTTCGTATGTATGGTGACTTAGTAACAAGTGGTAGCTTAACTTCTCCAGAGTTTGCATCTGGATTTGGAGGTTATGGTTGGAGACTTGATGCTGATACTAATACATTAACTGTAGATTATCTTGTAGTTCGTAAAGCTATGAGAGTGTATGAGATGGTTATTAATAAGATTAGTGCAACCAATGGTAGCTTATGGGTTAGTAACTCTAGTAAATGTACAGCAGCTTATCAACCCAAAATCATAACTCAAGCTGACCTACAAGGAATAGGTGCATGGGGAACAGAGGATGCAAAGAGTAATCTTGAGAAGTTGATGCCATCTAATAATTATTTCTTATTTAATGATTTAAGTACCAATTATTCAGTAACAGAGAAATTTACTACACAATTAGCTAATGCTAGTGGAACCTACACCCCTAAAGCCTTTGTAGATTACAACTTCATAATCTATATTAAGGACATAACAGTAGTAATAAATAGTCCACTGTTTAAAGGTCCGAGTAGTCTATATGATTTAAACGTACTAGACAAGTCATGGGCTGAATATAATGCTAATAACCCTAGTCCTGGTATAATTACTGAGAAGGTATTCAATACCTACAAAAGTAATATTAAACTTATATTCATAAGTAAGTCAAGGGAAGTTATTGAGTGGAAAGAAGTTCCAGGAGACCCACTGTCAGGTACTGAACCTTCTAAATGGGCTAACGTAGACTCATTTAATAAAAGGACACAATTTTTCATAGTTCCTAAAAGTAGAGAAGTGAACTATAAAAAGGATGGAAAGACATCTAGTGATGGTTCTAACTTATATAGTGTCTACCCCTATTATAAGTACTTTGGACTTCAAAAACCTGACACAGGAATGCCCTCACAATCTAATATATGGGTAGTAGAGTGCAAGAATGAGGATTATCCTTACTTTAAACCTGGAGATATTGTTAGATGCCAGAAGTACAATAATGGTAACATTAAATACTATGATGCTATCGTAACTGTGCAAGTAGACTCCTACACATATATAATGCAGAAAGCTCTATCAGTATTTGATACGTATACAGAGGTATCTTACGATGATGAAGGTAATTTAATTAAGTTTGAGCAGAGCTTTAATGATACTCAGTATAACAAGACTGAACAGCTCTACAACTCAAATACTAATGAGTATGAGCCTGCAAGAACTACTGATAATGGTAAAGCTGATGGAAATGCTATTTCAAAGGATGAAAGACTTGATGATATAGCTAAGGATGATGATATGGTTCAGATGGGTAATATATACAATATTGAAAGACAGAATGCTGTTTATATTACATCTACTGACGATTGTGGTCCTTACATTGATGTATTAGCTGGACTTAACAGACCCGACTATTCTGTATTATATGTTACTCCTACTTGGGCTACTAAGAAAGCTAACATTAAGAAGAAGGGTGATATATATGTAAGAGAGGATGCTAGTGACTTCTACTATCAGACTACTAACCCAGGTAGTGTAAATCCAGACAACTTCGGAGGTAAGATTGATAGGAAACACCCATTGATATTCTTAAAGACTAAGGATAAGAATCAAGTCCTTATAAATGATGGTGAGAACAATCAAATTACTCAGGAGATTCTCAATAACCCAGCTGAGTATGGTTACTTCTTAACTGAAGTTCCTACAATAGACTCAGCTCTGTTATTTAGGAATAAAGAATATAAGTGTACCTATACCAAGATTACTAAGGTTAGGCTAGGTAATCTATCTGGAATACACAATGAAATCTTTGGAACTAAACAGCCTTACGGTTATGGTCTATATGGAGAGAATGTATTCTTGACTGGAGAGTTCTACCTTAATAATGGTACTTCTATTGTAGACTTCTCTGAGGAAAGTATTCTATTAAAGTTTAGAAACGCAGGTCTTGAAATTAGAGATGTAGTCAACGAGGATGGAACTATTGACCAAGTACCAGCACTTAACTTAGAAGGAGAGCCTATCTTGGATGAGAATGGTAATCCTACCTATAGGAATAAGACTGAGATTTATATGAATGCTGACCAATTCGTGTTTAGTATTGCAGGTAATCCAGCTATGAAGTTAAGTGGTCTGTTTAACGATAAAGGACAATTCCAAGAAGCTCTATTAGATGTACAAGGTGCTGTTCAATCAAGAGGTTTAAGAGTGCATGGTACAGAAATGAGTTCTCGTCCACCATTTACGTGGGACCCAGACCTAGAAATCCACATAGATGCTGCTGGTGACTATGTTACCCAAGAAGGGTACTATATTAATTCGTTTATTAATACTAAGGGTAACTTATATGCTAGAGATGGGTACTTCAAAGGTAAGATATATGCAACGTCTGGATACTTTAGTGGTGAAATAAACGCTGAGTCTGGAAAGATTGGGGATTTTGTTATAGAGCAGAACTCAACAACTACGGGAGCCTGGATATGGGACACCAATCCATATGTATTGTATCAAAAGTATGGTCCGACTGATTTCATGGGTAGGAGATATCAGCAGGGATTTAAGTTTGGAGTTGGAAAGAGGAGATTGTTTGATAACTACGGTGGTTTCTTGGAAATATACACTCAGTATAATTCCTTTGTAGATGACGTTAGAGATGCTATAGGTATAAAAGTATCAGGGAATCATATAGTAGGTATATTCTCATCTTCCCATAGTGGAATTAAACATGGTTCTAGGAATGACTCAATAACCTATCCACTTGACGTAGAAGCTAACCCAGACAATCTACATACGGTAGCTGGCTTCTTTGATGGTAACTTGTGGTGCACCAGTGGAGTCCACGCTAGTATTTATACTACGAAATGCATACAAAGTGAGGGTATGATTTCATATGATGCTTATGGACACGCCATTAGTAATGATGGTAAACAAGCACCAGTAGTTGGCAATTACTATGGTGGTTGGACAGGAAGATTAACTCACCTCGATAGAATTGGTAGGGGGAGAGGAAGATACCACATAAACGTAGTGAACGGATTAATAGTTGGATGGCAAAATGAATAACATGAAAATAGAATTAAGTATTTTAGACAGACTGACTCTTATATATATACTACCAACGACTGGTAGTATTCAAGAGCTTGTAGATGTTATGGACATTATTAGATTAGTAAGATTTACTGAAGAGGAGAAGAAAGCAATAAACTACAAGGAGGACAATGGGAAGGTAACATGGAACGTTGATTCTGAGACAAAGAAGGAAGTTGAACTTACATTTGAACAATTAAAGGTAATTAAAGATACTATAAACTCCTTAGATAAGGAAGGCAAGATAACACTTAATATTCTTGACACTTGTCTAAAATTTAGTAAGCTATGATAATTCTATTGGATGCAGGTCACGGAGAGTCAACTCCTGGTAAAAGAAGTCCAGATGGAAGACTTAGGGAGTATAAATATTGTAGAGAGATTGCTAACGAGGTAAAGAAACAATTAACAGACAAAGGCTTTGATGTTGAGTTGGTAGTTACTGATGAGGTTGATGTACCACTCATGCAGAGATGCCGTATAGTAAACCAATACTGTGATATACATGGAAAAGCTAATACTGTATTGGTGTCAATTCACTGTAATGCTGCTGGTAGCGGGGCAGATTGGATGAACGCTAAAGGTTGGAGTGTATTCATCTCCAACAACAGTTCAAGTAAGAGTAGGAAGCTGGCAGAGTGCTTGTTTGAAGCAGCACGTAAAGAGGGTTTAACACTAAGGAAATATTCACAAACACAAGTATATTGGAAACAGAATCTAGCTATATGCAGGGAGACTAAGTGCCCAGCAGTTTTAACAGAAAACCTGTTTCAAGATAATAAGGCAGATGTAGAGTACCTACTATCAGATGAGGGTAGAGCAACTATAGCTCGTCTACACGTACAGGGTATATTGGATTATATCAAGTCAATACAAGGGTAATAAGTAAGGGTGTTCCTAATTATTAATGAATTTCAATATTTCATTTTGGGACACCCTAAAAATTCCTTAATTTTGCAAATAACTTTAAAAGGGAATAATATGGAAATGAAATTAGAGGATTTAGACATTGACGATGTAGGATTAGACGAAGACATAACTCCTGAAGCTGAGTTTGACGAGGGTGCCTATGAGAAGCCTTGGCTTGATGGTTCTGTACCACAAGGAGAGGAAATTCATGAGGATGAGCCGTCTAACGAGCCAACTGAGGACGACATCATCACTACCCTACTAAAAGATAAAGGAATCAATCCTGATGCCATCAAGTTTGAGAACGAGGCAGGAGAGATTGAAGAGAAGAGTTTCAATGAGCTTTCAAGAGAGGAACAACTTCAAATACTAAATTATGACGAGTCAAATGACAATTATGGTTTAGCAGAGGATGAGGTTTCACTTATTAATGAGCTTAGAGAGAATAATCTGAGTGCAGAGGAATATAAAAAGTATATTGCTCAACAAGCTATTCAAGAGTACTTAGCTTCTAATCAAGAAGAAACTCCTGTTTATGAGGTTGATTCTATTCCAGATGATGAACTGTATCTTATAGATTTAAAAGCTAAAATCCCAGAGCTTACTGATGAGGATGCTGCTGCTGAGTTAGAATTAGCTAAACAGCACGAAGCATTATATCAGAAGAAGGTTCAAGGTATCCGCAACGAATACAAGAAGAAAGAAGAGTTGCTAGCTCAACAAGAGGAAGAAGAACAAAGATTAGCTGCTGAAAAGGCTGCTCAAGAGTTCGAAGATACTATTGTAGCTGCAATTCAAGAGAATGATACCATTGATTTGGGTGAGTCCTCACTAACCTTGTCTGAGGACGATATGAATGAAATTGCTAGCTTTATCTTAGATTCAGATGTTGCAGGAGTTAGACATATTGCTAAAGCATTGAATGACCCAAAGACCTTAGTGGGTATGGTTTGGTATGCACTAAAAGGACAAGAGGCGTTTAGTCAAATTTCTGATTATTACAAACAGAAGATTACAGAAGCATCTAAGTATAATTACAATAAAGGATTTGAGGATGCTAAGGGAGGTAAAGCTCCAAATGCAGCTAAGACAGTGGTCAAAAAACCAGCAGGTAGTAAGGCTGCCCCTGCTAAAAAAGTATTAACAATCGATGATTTAGATTAAATTTAAATTATAAAGTATGATAGTAGCAAATTTCGTAACCAATCGCCCTACAATGAGCGAAACTAGAACTTATGAAGATTTCTATAAGTTCTTAGGCACAAAACCAACTAGACTTGGTATAGTTTCAAGACTTTACCCTAATCTAACTGCTTCTTACTTGACAGAGTCCCTAAGAAACATCTTCTACATGGATTCTAAGTCAAATAGCAAATACAGAAGTATTGATAGTATGTACTTCGAGTGGGAAGTTGAAACCAACTACATCAAGAGAGTTGAGTTCGCAGATGTTCCAGCAACTAATGGTGAAGGTGGTACAACCATCGTAATGGCTTTCAAAGAGAACTATTACCAGAAGTACGACATTTTTAAGATTGACAAAACAATGCAGCAATGCCAAGTTATCTCTAGACCTACAAGAGTTGCAGATAACTATTGGACTGTTGAGGTAAGACTAATTGATAATGACTATTCTTCAATTCTTGACTTAGACGGATGTCAGATTGGTGACACTACAAGATTCCAATCTAACGCTATGCCTGAAGCTCATGAAGAGGGTTATGTTAAGTATCAATCTAACATTGAGAGACACAGAGGTTACATTACAACACATCGTGTTGATGATAGCTATACTTCTCTATTTAAGCCACTTGAGCAAACATTCATCAGCATTGGTAAGGGTGAAGGCAATGGTGCTGTAAAAGAAACAATGTATAAGATGGATACTCTTGAGAAGAATCTATTAAGAAACTTCCTTGAAGTACGTAACCAAGGTCTATTATTTAATAAGACTAACGTAGATAAGAACGGTAAACCAACAATCTCTGACCCTGACACTGGTCGTCCAATCTATATTGGTGACGGTATCATCCCACAAATCGAGAGATTTGCATCTAAGTATGTATACAACAAACTTACTCCAGAAGCATTCACTACAGCTATGGCTATGATGAATGAGAAGAGTGAGAACCCAACTGGTAACAAGTATGTATTCATCTGCAACGAGAAGATGTGGAATGACATTCAAAGCTGTCTATCAGAATGGCTTGCTAGATTCAAAACTTGTGGTACTTATCTATGGTCTAAGAAAGCTAACGGATATGTAGACGTTGGTGCTACATTCAATAGCTACGAAATCGGTGGTAACACTATTTCATTCAAGGTAGACAGAACATTCTCTCGTGAATGGGGTTCTGAAAAGGGCTTTGGTCTAATGCTTGACCTTACTGCTGATAAGACTAGCGGTGAACCAGCTATCCAAATGTTCACATTAAAGGGTGGTGACTTCATTACTAACAAGTATCCTGGTGTGGGTGGTTTAGATGGTCTAAGCTCTGGTATTGTTTCAAGTACTACAGCTGCATCTAAGGTAATCAACTGGGGTTATTCTGGTGTTGGAGTATTCTCTCCATACAGAAGCTTCATTATGAAAGAAGCATAATAAAAATATATAATCAAGATGTGTTGGGAGGGGCTAATCTATAGTCCCTCTCATACTCATTATAAAGATGATGTATGATATACAATAAAAATACGAATTAATATGGCTGATGTTTTAGACGATATAATTATTTTAAGAAGTGTGTTCGGTAAAGTTGGGCAGAAATACTTCATGAATCCTGTTAGAGACCCGAAGACTGGTAGATTTCCTGATTGTGTTAGACCAGTAGACAGTAAGGGTGATATGATTATTTCTGATAAGGATAGAAATGAAGGTAAACCACTTATTCCTGAGAATAAAGTATTCATTATAGAAGATGGTACTACATTTAATCTAAATGATGAATGGCAGGCTGCTGAGTGGCACTCAATACAACATTGTCCTCTTATTGCATTATCAAGAGATGCAAGGGACTCTAAAGGAAATTTACTAATTGATGGTGAAATAGCTGAGGGTAAGGCTCGTGCTCGTTATGGTACGGCTGAACTATATGTAGAAAGACCTGGATATGATACTGCTAAGAGAATCTCTAAGAAGAAACTTATCCACGATGCTGACTCCTACATCTACGGAGACCCTAAAGGTGCAGAAGGTAGAGCACTTAAAGCTAGATTGCTTGGTAAGAATATGCGTAATGCACCAGACGCAGATATTACAGACTACTTGCTTGAAATATCACATAAATCTCCAGAGAAGATTATTGACCTATATACTGGTGGAGATATTAATCTGAGATTGATGTTTATTGACGCTAAAGACAAGAATGTCATATACGTTAAGAATAAGGTTTATCTATATGGTGATAGCATTGTATTAGGTGCAACTGACGATGCAGTAATCACTTGGATGAAGAACCCTACTAACAGTAAGGTACTTGAACTTATTAAGAGAGATACTTATCCTGATATGTACTTAGAAGAAAGTACATCTAAGAAATAACATTACCTAAATGACAGCGAAACAAGTATACAGAGGAGCATTAGTTGAAATGAATAAGACTGCTGCTCCAAGTATTTTACTTGAGGACTTTAACTACTTATTAAATAAGGCGATATACCAATACATTAATAAGAAGTACAACATTTATGATGTAAATCAACAATCAACAGATGACATTAGAGTATTAAAATCTACTGCCATCCTCCAGCCTACTCTGGCTACAAATACATACGCTGCTGTTAGTTCTCAAACTAACTCACTGTATGGAGCTGTTTATGAAGTAAATCTACCATTGGATTATTTACATATTTTGAATTGTGTATGCAATTTCAAAGTAGTAAAGACATACGAATGTTATGATGCTGGTACTTATGTACAAATTGGTGCTAAGCGTTTAACTTCAGACCTTTGGTCACAAATAATAAGGAACTTCTATATGCAACCCTCTTATAGAAATCCTTATTACTTCATACACAACGTAAATAGTGCTACAACGATGCCTACCAATCCAGTAAGACTTACTGCTGGAGAAGGAAGTATATCACCAAACACAACTATTCAACAAACTACTGGTACTGATGGTTCACTTCCAACTAAGATTACCATTGGTGGTAAATCAGTAGATTTAGTAGAACAGCCAGGAGTTAATAGGTATGGAAATCCATCTCAAGTTAGACTTGAAATTAGGTATGGCAAGGATTCTTCTGTATTCCAACTAACTGATATATTTGTTGATTATATAAAGACTCCTCAAAAAATTAGACTAACACAAGACCAGATTGAAATGGTTGAAGATACATCACAAGTCATGGAGTTTCCAGATTATGTGTGTCAAGAGATTATAAATGAGCTGGCAAAGCTATTATTGGAGAACGCAGGTGACCCAAGGCTTCAAACTAATTTAGCAGTTAATCAGACTATTGCAAATCCAGCTCAGCAACAGTCACAAACCAAAAAATAATTAATTTATGTTTCAGTACACTAACACTATTGTATTAAACTCACTGAAAGATGTAACCACTGGTTTAGATAAAATCGTTAAGGGTTCAGACAACATTGAGGTAAGACGTGTAAACAAATTCCTCAAATCTAACGTAAGTGCGATGTACAAGAGAGCTGCTTCCGACCCAGTTATTGGTAAGGCAGAGTTCACTATTACTAATCCAGGCGCAGGTATCTACAGGTTGAAGTTATACATCAGATTATCTGGAAGTCAAAACTCATACTACTCTAATGACTTCGTATTCAAAGGTAAGCCTTTTGTTTACGAGTTCAAGATTGCTTCCAACTCTACTACTGCAACAGATGTTGCTAAAGAAATCAAGAGAGTTATTGATAAGATTCAAGCCTTCTATGGTGACAAATATATCAAGACTGAGGTAGCTGGGGACAAGCTAACAATTCACGGAGTAGACGAATATCAACTATTCACTGAGGCTAAGATTCAAAAACTTAACACAGCTGCTAACAACCCACTTACTAATGAAGTATTTGAGGATGTTACTGAAGGAACAATCACTAAGAGTGTTGAAGGATTCGGTACTTATACTCATATCCTAAAAGACCTTAGACTACCTACTATCGAGGCTAGAAAGTTCGAAGCTGTTAACCAAGAAGAGCTTCCTGTACCAGGTGCTAAGTACAACCAGTACATCATCGAGTACAAGGTAGATAGAGGTCTGTTTGGTGGAGCTGCTGTTGGTCAGCAAGTTACATCTAAGACTACTCATGTATTCTATGTGTTAGATTCACTAGCAACTGAGTTTGAAACTGCTCTAAAGGTTCTTGGTACTATCCATGAAATCAAGAAACCAGGTGCAGATAACGAAGACGTAGCTTAATAAACCTACTAATACTAAGGCGATGACCATTTAAGTCGTCGCCTTTTTTATTTTGTACTTATGGGATATTATTTTAAATTAGCATCTGCAATCTATAATGATATAGTATCTGGACTTAGAGGTTATACCACTTCCAATACTTTATCAATAGAACAATTAGAAGATGATATTGTAGATGAAAGACTCCAAATCATTAAGGAGTATTCCATGAAGGGACTTATCCCTAAGAGGGACTTATTAATGTCTATAAACTGCATTAACGTAGACTGTAAGGATATAGAGAACTGTACGTGTGGAAATAAGGCAGATGGTACTCCTACATTCCATTTTGAAATACCACAACTCATAACTGAGTTCGGAGGTGGTATTGAATATATAGGCTCTGTAGATAAAGGACAGCCATTTATATGGTACATAAGTCCTACTGTAATGCAGTATCATAAATATAGAAAGAGAGCTAAGAACAAACCTTATGTATATATAGACGTAACTCCCAATGCTAATAATATGTATGATTGTTGGATATTCAATCTTCCAGTTATTAAGCAAGTATCTGTAGTAGGTATATTTAAAGACCCTCGTCAGCTACAAACTTATGGATGTTGCTCTGCATTAGACATTAATAATATGACTTTCATCGACGCTGAAATAAAGAAGAGATTGACAGAGAAGAAGCTACGTTATTATAGACAGTTAGCTGCTCCAATATTACCTAATGACCAAACTCCTAAATAATGGAAAACTTTCAATCAGCATATGCTCAAGCTAACCTATTATATGGTATAGAATTAGCACCAGAAGAGTTCGAAGAAATAGGTCTGATTGCCTGGAATAAAATAGGTAATAGACAAACTAAACTATATAGGTATAGATGTAAGATAGACTGCGAAACCCTAACCGTTACATTACCATGTAATTGTGATTTTATTGAAGCTGTAACATATGACTTTGAGGATTGGAGATATACTACCAATGATACAGTCAATGGAGATTATCAATCACAGTTTATTGAGAATTACATTGAAGGGCGCAAGGTTTATAACAACCCATTCTACATTAGTGGTAAACTAGCCAAGTATGAGAGAGTCAATGATACTCTTTATTTTGATAAGGATTATGGCTCTGTTAACATATTATATAAAGGAATACTATTAGATGATGATGGATTACCTTTTATCAATGAGAAAGAAAAGGATGCAATAGCTTGTTATTGTGCTTATACTGATAGGTTCAAAGAGGGCTGGAGTAAACATAATCAAGGTATGTTACAAGAGGCACAACTCCTTGAACAAAGATGGTATAAGTTATGTGATGCTGCCAGAGTTCCTATGTATATCAACCAGAATGATATGAATGAAATCTTGGATGCTAAGACAAGCTGGAATAGGAAGATATTTAATAAGACTTGGAAATTTGTAAAATAATGAATTACGCTACAGGATATGCCATGAATATAGATGAATTATTCATCTCCTTTCCCACTAAGAAGATGAAGATGACATCAAAGGCATGTGAGGAATTAATAGGTAATAGGCACAAAGAAGTTATTGCTAAGAAGATATTTAAAAGTGCCTTGAATATGGTTTTAGAAGATGTAATCGAAAATAATACTACATTTGTCCTTCCGACTCGGTCTAGGAGAGCTGAATTGAAGATGAAGAGATTCGAGAGAGAGGAGTTCTCTAAAGCAAGGAGAAATGGAAAGTGGGCTAAGGTGGACTTTCTGGCATCTAATTTCTGTGCATACCAAATGGTATTTCACTTCCAATCTAAAGGGGTTATGAGAGAAAAACTAATATATCTTGACCCAGAGCATAGAGATAGGATATTAGAACACACAAATCAAGGTAAACAATACTATTAATGCTTAAAAGTGTCAATGATTATTTACCAGACCTAATAGCCCAATTTCCTACCGTACCTCCAGAAGATATTAAACGAGCCGTTGAATATGGATGGAGGATGCTATATTACTATAATCTTAGAGGATGTGATACTCTTATTAGTAGTACTAAGTTTAGATACTGGTTCTACTGCGGACAACTTACACGTGATTCTATTAAACACTATAACTATTATAGGAGAATGTTAAGGAGGAAACTAAGAGTATTATACTCTAAGAAAGTTAAAGAGTGGGATGGATACTATTATATAGGATTGACTGACGATGAGTATGAAACTGTAGTTAAGTCAACCACTGGAAGAGGAAGAAAGAAGAAGAATTTTATATTCCATAATAAATTCGGAATGAAAGTATTTGATGAGGCTAAAGTATTTTACAGTTGGTCTAAATACATTATAAGATATAGATACATTACCGATATGGGATATACATTCTTTAAAGATACAATGAAGTGCAATGATTTAGAGATTGCATTAGTAAGAGATAATCCGAGTACGTTCAAGGACATACTTATTAGTAGTAACAACTATGAACTTATAAAATATGAGAAAAGAAGCAATTAATACCTTTGGTGAGGGTTTAATAATGGACTTACATCCATTAACTACTCCCAGTAATGTATTAACAAACTGCTTAAATGGTACTATAATAACATACAATGGTAATGAGTTTGTATTACAGAATGATATGGGAAATGGTGAAGTTCATACAGCCTATCTTGATAAAGGATATGTACCTGTAGGAATGAAGGAACATGGAGGTATTATATATGTTGCAGCTCATAATCCAATCACTGGTAAGAGTCAGATAGGTTCATTCCCATCTCCTCAACAGTTGTATGAGGGAGAAGACCTAAATGTCACTCCTATTAGGTTTAACTTCAATGAGTTTATCACAATGAAGGGTTCAGTGCCCTATATAGAATTAGAATACTACAAGCAGAAATTATTTCAAGTTAATAATTCAGATGAAGTAAAGATATTTCATCCTGGAGACCGATTTGTGATAGTTACTAATTCTATAGATGCAACTATTAAAGAGGCAATCAATAGAGGTGCAATTAAACTAAGATTGGGTGTTATAAATAGTAGTGGTAGTATTGATTATATAGATGAGAAGAACTTGAAGATATATAGCAATGGACTATGGATTTATGAGAATAGTAATACACCAATGCTAGATGTTATCAAATCAAAAGAATTAGTCCAAGTATTTAGTGCTAAATCATCTGGAGCACTAATCTTAGTAGTTGAGTTGAAGACCTTTGATACATTCAACCTTATTAGAAAGTATTCATGTAATGATGATACTAAGGTTATCAGTGTAGAGTTCTCTGGAGAAACTACAGGAGTGTTTAAAGGAACAACCAAAAATAATCCAGATGAGGTTGGATTGATTGAAGCTGATTCATCTGCCGTTAAGTCAACTATTACTAAGAGTGGCAAGACAGGTAAGACTCAATATAAAATTATGCCAGCTTGTCCTTATGGAGTATTAGAGAGAATGGCTAAGAGTGGAACTATAGACTTTGATGCTATTAGAACTAATTCTGAGGTGTTAGGAGAGTGGAGGTTCTATGTTACTGATACATACCTGAAAATAGGTTGGGGATATGATTACTACAACCTAAATGAGGATTCAGACATTGAAAAAATAGAGTTTACCTTTATAAGTCTAACTGATTCAGCTAATGCTGCAAGTGCTGAGACTCTTAACGGTAACTATAAATATGCCATCTCTAAAGAATACTATAATGGTAGCTTTGAAGAGATTATACCATTCGATGATAGTACAATTCAAAAGAATTGGATTTATATAGTTAGAATAGACAGATATGTAGCTGGAGTTAAGAAGACCGTAGGTTATAAACTAGTCTATACTGGAGGATATTTCAATGATTTCTATGAGGAAGTTCCAGATTTCAACACTGGTCTTCCTAGTGGTAATGCTAGGAGTAGAATCTTATTGGATGTTAAAAGTGAGGTTAATACATCAGTCAAGAAGACAGGAGTTCCATCTTTAACATTAAAGGCAGGTGCAGCTACATCCCCTTCTCCTATTACGAGGGTAAGTATATCTCAATTCATTACAGAAGTACCTTCACTAGATACAGATGTTTCTGGTTATAAATACGAGGTAGGTAAAACTGGAACTTATGAAGTTAAAGTAACCCCAGCTGCTGGATATGATTACGATAAGAAGATGTATGCAGGTAAGCCTGATGAAAAAATAGTAAATAACTATTTTGGAACTACACCAAGTGTAACATCATGCGACTTTGACCATTCAGAAGTTCTACCTAATAATAACTCTACACTAACTGCTAGTATATCTAACCCAACTTCAAAGATTGCAAAAGCTTTTGCTTGGAGTAATAATCAGTTAGTAGGACAACTAGCTACTACAAGGTACATCTACTCTAATGCTGGAGGTGTGGCTTCTAAGACTATAAGCCAAGAGGTATTAAGACCAGCTTATGAACAATCCATGGATTTAACACAGAAGGAGAAATTATTCTCATTCGGAGAAGAGAATGGTAATCTTAGATGCGTACTGGCTAGTGATAAGAATATGGAATATAACTGCTCTGTTACTGCTAGCGGTGCTGCTGTAGGTAGTGGTCAAAATAGTGGTGCAGGTGTAGATGATACTGGATTACAAACCAGTCTATCTAACATGGGTAATGGTACAGTAGGTATATTTGGAGGTAAAGATGGAGATAGTGCTTCACTGTGGTATAATGCTTCAAGAAGAACCATAGACGGCTGGAGCTGTAGTAAAAATGAGGTAGATGGTGGAGATAACTTCCTATTTGCAACATGGAAAGATGTAAATGGAGTTCACCATCCAGTTAATTTAGCTTCTAGACGTACAGCACCTACTACACCATCCAGTGGCTCCAATAGGACAGATAACCTTATTAGAGTTGACAAAATGGTAAGGTGTTTACTAAGTCAACTTCTTATACTACAGAAGGGAAGTAAAACAATCAACTTTGTTGGACCTAACAATCTTGACTATGTATATCACATAGCTTCTGATACACTATGTACTATCAACATTGGGGTTCCAAATGGTGGCACTAATGTAAATGTAGACTTCTTCTTGGGAAGTGATACTACATCTATAGAAACACATATGAGTAGATGGGTAGCTGCTATTAAAGGATTGAATAACTATCTTCCTATATTTAGCATCCACAAGAATCAGTCTATGTCTACTGTAGTATCTATAGGAGATGACCTGGACTACTCTAAGGATGCTGATATTCTTAACTGTTATACTAATGCTTATTCAGCTTATACAGTTACTTCTGATTCCTTAAGTGGTATAGATAGAGGTAAGATTTATGTAGCCGATTCAAGTGTTGGATATACTGTTAATAATGATGGTAGTTTAACATTTAACTCTTACAAACCTAAAGCTGCATCTGCTACAACTTTGGTTGATTGGAAAGGCTATACATGGACATTCTCTGAGTCATTTAACAATGTATTCGTTACCTCATATGCTTATGAGAAGTTATCAGGAGAGATACCTGATGGTTACTATAACGAAATCCTAGTTAAATCACCAAGTACTCGTATTGGAACCTGGAAGAAAGGTAAGGATAGTGATGCACCAGACTTAGCTATCAATGTCCTAAAGAGTAACAAATCTATTTACACATAAATATATGAATTTCAAATCACTAAGTGGTAAGTCACTGAACTTAGACTTAGGATTGAATCAACTTCAACAGAAGGGAGCATTAGTTTATGAGTACAATCCACTAAGAGTACTAAGAACTAATGAAGATATAAGGGAAAACGGAGTAATTGTGTATCCTAAAGGTAGTTTAATCAACCTGGATACAGAATTACTCAGTTTTGACCTGAACCATCCTATTGACATTGTTCCTCAACAGTCTTATGATGGTTCAGTGAACCTTATCCTTAATGATGGTAGTAACTATCCTAAGCTAATTAACACAAGATTCTCATCTACTGGTATGAATACATATCAGATTGTAGATAGGGAAGGAGATAATGACACTAATATATATGATATAGATTCCTTTGAGTCTGATATATCACTTTATAAGAAGACTAACAATATTGCTAACCTTACATTCATGGGATTAAACACCAGTGGTAATTTAAGGGTTGGTAACTATGTGTTCTACTTTAAGTTATCAGATTCTGATGGGAATGAAACAGATTTTATAGCTGAGTCAGGCATAGTAACTTGCCATATTGGTAATTTGAATGACCCATCCTCTATACAAGGTGGAATTAGAGATGAGAACAGTTATAAGTCAGCTTCATTCTTATTAACTAATATAGATTCATCTTACAACAATGTAGTAGTTTATTATACGAGGAGTACATCTGATGTGGATGGAAATGAAATGACTACTTCATTCAAGATTATGAAGCAATTTGCTGTGTATAACAACGTTGCTAAGATTAGTATTACTGGATTTGAAACCGTACAATCCGTTAGTATTAACGATATTAACGTTGCTTATAATGTAGTTAATAGTGCAGCTGCACAAACTACTTGTCAGAATATGCTATTCTTGGGTAATGTAGCAAATCCAGATATTGAATATAAAGAGCTTACTGACCTATCTCTACACTTCTTACCAGAGTTAAATGTGGAGAATAATATTGGTAGGGTTGATAAGGATTACAAGGACGAAACAGGACAGTACGAGTATTATAATGTGATGAACATCTATAATAAGCTCGGATATTGGAATGATGAAATCTACAGACTAGGAGTAGTGTATATTCTTAATGACTATACCTTATCGCCAGTATTTAACATTAGAGGTATTAGTAGATTAGCTGTTCCTGGCGATTCTGATAGAATAGATTGGGAAGACTATCCTCTATTCAAGGAAGGTTTTGACCCAACTAGTACAAATAATATAGCTACTATTCAAGCTAATAGAGAATACATTCCTATTAATAAAGAGACGTATAAGCTTGATAGTCAAAATGAAAACTCTAAGGGTGTAGTTAAAATTAAGTATAATGGTAATCAGCTAGCTGAGAGTGGTACAGTTCCTATTGGATTTGATATTAAGATTAGTAAGGATGCTGTCAGAGAATTAAAGAGATATACTAAAGGATTCTTCTTTGTAAGACAAAAGAGAATACCTACTACACTAGCACAAGCCGTTACAATAGGTCTAGAGAATACAAGTCATTTACCAGTACTTCCTTCTGGAGTTGATGAATATAGAGTAGAAAGATTCCTAGACAAGGACGGAGTTCTTACACATGATTTCGACAGGAGGTGCGAAGACATTGCTAAGGATAATGTATTAGAAGGATATGCAGCCCTATGTCCAGAATTTGAACTAAGACAATCTTACTTTAATCAATTATTTACTGGCACTCAGTTTGAGGTTAAGATGGCTAAATCACAGTTCAGCAAGAAGTATTTTGATAGAAGTGGTACTCATTTCTACAATCTGTCTTATGTTACTAACGATTCTACTCAAGATGAAACATATAACATTATGGCTATTAGTGATAATGTTAAGGCGTTGAAGGGTAAGAAACAGCTATTTAGTGCAAGAGCTGGAGAGGCTGAAGAGGCATGGAGAGTATCTTACTATAACTATACAAATAAATCATCTAATGCTCGTAATCTACTAAGAGGAAGTTGGGGACCTTATATTGGTTTGGAGGGATATAATACTAATAAGATGAGTCTTATTGACATTAAGATTCCTAACTATGAGGAGAACCTATTAGATACTTACTTCGAAATTAGGTATGAAGATTCATCAGCCTTCTATGCTATATGTAATAGAATGTTATGGGATGATTTAGATGAGGATGGAGATACTATGATAGCTAAGAACCTATTTAGAGGTGATTGCTACATAGGTAACTATACACATAGAATGTGTAGAAACTTCCAGGATTCATCAGCTCCTATTAATGATGATATTGTAGACCAAATGTCATGGAAGGATAACTATACTATAGGAGATAGTGAGAAAAATGGTAAAATCAACAGAGGTGATGTTAATGCCATCAAGATAGGACACTGGGTTACTATTAAGGTTTGCAGCAACGTCAATCTATCAATGAGGTGTACTGACGTATCATATACATCTGAGATGGGAATGGCGGGTAAACCTAGAGGATTCTATCCATTACAAGCTATGTCAGTTACTGGAGAATCTAAGATACCAGAATCATTTGTAATAAATGGCGGCATAAACAGTACTACATCTGACAAGTACTACTATGAACTACCTAATGTTCCAGCTATTAAGAATAAGTTCCATATTAGAGTTATGTACTCTGACATCAATGTCAATGATTCATTCAAAAATGGTTATAGGGTATTCAAATTGACTCACTATAGGGACTATCCATTAACTTATGGTAGTATAGTTAAGCTGGTTGAATGGTTTGGTAGTATCATTTGTGTATTTGAACATGGCGTTGCTTTGATACCTGTCAATGAAAGAGCAGTTGCAGGTGAAGGTGCAGGCGGAAATATCTTCATAAACACCTCTAACGTGCTGCCAGAGAATCCAAAAATGCTGTCCGATACATTCGGTACTCAGTGGGCGGAAAGTGTCATCAAGACTCCGTATTACGTCTATGGGGTGGATACAGTTGGAAAGAAGATTTGGAGGACTAATGGACAACTGTTCGAGGTTATCTCAGACTTTAAAGTACAGAAGTTCTTGAATGATAATATCTCACTTACTGAGAAAGAGAAGACCCCAATTATTGGTATTAGGAACGTTAAAACTCACTACAATAGGTTTAAGCAAGATGTAATGTTTACATTCTATGATGATATTAATACATTGGAAGAGAATGTATGGAATCTGTGTTATAATGAGGTAATGCAGAAATTTGTAACATTCTACTCATGGGTTCCATCTTATTCTGAGAATATTGATAACATCTTCTTTAGTTTTGATAGAAACACATCTAAGACAATTACTAAGTTAACTTCTAACTATCCTCTTATTAGTATGCAGGGTGGTGCAATAGTTGACGATGTACTAACAGTAGTAGATGGTAAAGCTAAGTTAGGTAACTTGCAACTAAACCTTGATATTAGCGGTTCTAACATTGAGTATAGTATTGCTGATGATAGAGTTAGAAATAAGTTCTTTATTACTAATGGTAATCAAGTATCTGTCAATGCTAATTCTGTAGGTGACAGTAGGTGGACAATACCTATTAAAGCTGTAGTATATAATCAAGGAACTGACTTGGTTGAAGGTGAAGTTAAGAATGTAGTAAAAACATTATATTCTAATGTAACTGTAGTTACTAAGATGAGATATGACATATTGACCACTTCATTCTGGAAACATGGTCAAGCTGGATTAATGACCACTAGAAAACCTATTAGTCCTTGTTACTGGTATGGTAAGCAACATCCATTTGAGCTGGAATTTATTGTGGTTGATAATCCATCAGTACATAAAATCTTTAATAACTTACAGATTATAAGTAATAAGACCCAACCTGAATCATTCCATTTTGAAGTTGTTGGAGAAGTATATAACTTTGCCAAAGACAAAAAGAATATGTATTTTAGGCAAGAGGCTACTAAGCATCTATACCAGTATAATGGTGCAGATATAGTTTATAATCATGATTACTTGAATGTTATACCAGAACAAAGAGACATATTATATAGTACTACTAAGTACAAGGATATGTCAGTTATGTTCCCACTATTATATTCGAGGGTAGATAGTCTAAACGATATTGAAGACCATTATCAATCAATGACATCAGCTGGTAGAGACTACCAATCAATATCTGGTTCAGAGATTGTGCATGATAATCAGCTAAATGAATTTAAGATAGCTACTCATATAAAAGCATGTCCTTTTAAAAAGAGATATTTACAAGAGATAACTCAAGATAGATATAGCTCACTTATAGCAGCTGGATATACGAATGTGCTAGTTCAAAATGGTAAATGGTATGAAGTTATGGAGTATGGTAGAATCAATGGTAACATGGACTACTTAGAGGATAAATGGGATATTCAAATTCCTTCTATAACTTACTGGGCTAAGAATGAATTAGCCTGGACTGTTAAAGACAAGGATGGTAATACTTATCCTCCTCTTAACCTAGTTAATAATCCATTACCAGAGAGTATGACTGCTCTTAACATTACTAGTGATTCTGATATTCCATCTGAATTAAGAGACCGAGGTTATAGTGCTGACTTCTTATCATTAGACGTTAATAAATGGTCTGATGAAAGGAAAGAGACTAGAATTAGGGACAAATATGTAAAGATTAAGGTGAGGTATACTGGTAATGAGTTAGCTATAATAACAGCTTTAAAAACATTATATATTGTAAGTTATGCGTAAACGTATACAGAAATATCAAAATTCAGGGGTATTAACAGGGGGGAGTAATCTAACTCCTCCTTTACCTCAACCTGCTAGTCTTACATCTATGATTCAGACTCCTTCATTTCCCACTACCCTAGAGCTTCCAGATAGTGTAAAACAATGGAACCAGAATCAAGCCTCTAAGATACAGAGAGCATACACAAAGAAAGCTAATCTTAATAAGGGGTTTGGTATTGCGGGAAGTATAGCTGACGTAGCTGGAAGTTTAATTCCAAAGACGGAGCAATCAGCTCTTACAGAAGGTCTAAATCAAGGTTATGACGCTGCTGCTAACGCTGCAATGGCTATTCCTGGAGTTGGTACTATTATTGGTGGTGCTATGAAGGTAGGTGGTATGCTATCTGACGGATTAACAGCTTTGGGAGTTGGTACTGACCAAATGACTACAGCAGATAAGATATTGGACAGCAAGTTCCTTAAACTGACTCCTCTGGGATTAGTAAATGCAATAGGAGCTAAAAAGGCAGATACTATTACTAAAGATAATGAAGCATTTGAACAGGTAGGTTCATCATATGGAGGAACTCAAGCCACAGTAGATGATGCTCTTACCAAGAGTGGAAAGAAGTATGGTCTACTTAGTGGGAAAGCTAGAAATAAGGCTAACCAGCAAATACACAATGCTCAAATGCAGCAGTCAAAAATGAGTAACATAGCTGATGAAGCACAGATGGCATTTACTGCTTCTAACAATCCACTAATAGGATTGGGCACTCAGCTTCAACTAAATGGAGGTTATCAGCAAAGTACTGTAAGAGCTGGTAAATCTGGACTTAAAATGGATAGAGAGTTTGCTAAGAGGGTAATTAAGTTATCCAATGGAAAGAAAAGCAAAGCTAAGAAAATCCAAGAGGAAGTTAGAGCAGAAGAGGTAGCTGGATTCCAAAAAGGTGGAGGTATAGATGGTATGACAGGAGCTGCACCTAAGATTACCTTTGAATCATGGTATAATATGGTTCCAGAGGATAGAAGGGATACTACTTCTTATAACCTCAGGAGGGCTTTTGAACTAGCCCCAAGGGAGGAACTGGAAGCATGGAGAACATCTAGTGTATCTGATTTAAAGGCAGGAAAAAATCATCTAAGTTCAGTCTATTTAGACCCTAAGACTGGTGTCTACGAGTTTATGAAGGCTAAAGACCACCCAACTCTTAAATATGAGTTAGATTGGTACAACTCAAATGACCCAGAAGCTATTCAATTTAGAAATAGCTATGACTTAGATAAGTCTGGAGATTATTATAGATATGTTCCTAAGAAGTTTAAAAATGGTGGAGCTGTTAATGTAATACCAGACGGAGCATTACACGCTCATAAGCACCATTTAGAGGACGTAGATGGAAAGTTTGAGGAGGTAACTACTAAAGGTATTCCAGTTATTACTGAGGAAAAGGGTGGCGATATAAAGCAACACGCTGAGGTAGAAAGAGAAGAAATCATCTTTAATCTTGATGTTACTAAGCAATTAGAAAAGTTAATGCAGGATGGCTCTGATGAAGCTGCTATTGAAGCAGGTAAGTTACTTGTACACGAGATTCTAGAGAATACAGTTGATAACACAGGATTATTAAAGACAGTTGAGTAATGAAAATTGAAATAGGAGACAAGGAATATAATGTGACTTGTGCTAGGACTGAGGAGGAAAGAATCAAGGGATTACAGGGAGTCACAGAACTAAAAGATGATGAGGGTATGCTATTCTTCTTCGAAGAACCTCAGACTGTAGGATTTTGGATGAAAGATACTAAAGTTCCTTTAGATATTATCTTTATTAATGAAGATATGGAAGTAATATCAGTGTATCAGGGAGAACCTGAGAATGAGAATATAGCCGAAGAAGATAATGTTAAGTTTGTATTAGAGGTTAATCAAGGCTCTGGAATTGAAGAGGGAGATGAACTCGATATTGAAGAGGACGAGGAATTACCTAAGATGAAAGTAATTGCGCCTGATGGTTCTACTCAAATGGAATTAGAAGGTGGGGAGAGAATCTTTAGTAGAAAGAATACGAGAACATTAATTAGAATGGCTAAGAGGGCTTCTAAATCTAAAGAAGATAAAGATTACAAAGCATTAGGTAAGAAGATGTTTACTTATCTAAAGCAACAGGACGAAAGAGAACCTGAATATGTAGAAAAGAAGGATTAAGAAAAAAAATAAGGGCGATACCAGTGAAATTAATCACCAGTATCGCCCTAATTGTTTATATGAAGTAGTTTTCCTTCATTATGTTTTTTACTTTTTCAACAGTATCATCTAAATTATCATTGGTTATAATATAGTCAAAGTCCATATAATCATCCAATGCGGTTTCAGACGGATGGTTATCCACGTATCCTGTGTCCCTGTTCACCCTTATTAATATACCACCATGTTCTCTGATAGCATCTGCTTCAGACGGAAATCTCACATCCGTTACAACCCAAAAGTCATCTTCTAAGGAATAGTTGGAAAACAAAGCATCTACCCATACATTAGGGCTAATGTTTCTTCCGACCTCAGTTCCAAACTTCTGTAGTAATTCTCTATATGTGTAAAATCCTCCCTCTGGCTTAGCAATAGTACTATCTGACATTTTGAATATATTATCTTCAAAAGCTTCTACCTTTACATCAAGTATTACAGCTAAAGCTTGTTTTAGCTTATCTGCAAATGCGTGTTTTACCCATCTTTCATCTAATGCTTTAATTATTTTGCATATAGTGTCTTTACCACACTGTTTCTTACCAGAAATTCCTATTAACATTATCCTATTCTTCCTTAGTTGGGTCTATATAATCCCAGATTGGCTTAGTAGCTCTAGTAGCTGCCACAGTATTAATTAAACCCTGATACAAAGACTTATCTCCTGATATTACACTTGAGAATGTATCTACTGTTCTGTTAAGCGTTTCAAATGAGAATGGAGTCCATTGTGTTCCTCGCCCAGCAATAGCATCAAGGAAGTTAAAATCATAAGCAGAGTTGGTAAGTATCTTACTACCAAGAGATAGAGTTGTGTTTATTACAGCATCATTCATGGTATCATTACCTCTCTCCTTAATATCATCCTTAACAAATTCCGCCAAAGAGCCACTGACTACTGCCCCAACGAATAATAACATGAACAAGTCATAGAACAATTGACGTAAATTAGACCTATACGCTCTTCTAAGATTCTCATCTTCGTTATTCCAGATGTCATTAGTCATTAGTTTCCATCCCTCTCTTATACTACCCTTTTTATAAGAACCTACTACTAAGTCATTTAAAACCTTAGTGAAGGTTAATAAGATACCTTCCTCAAATCGTCCTTCCCATTTATAAAATGGAAATCCTGTATCTTCAGTAGTTGCTTCATCTGTAAGCTGTCCCTTATCATCTAATTTGTGATAATACTTTTGACCATTCTCTTCGTAGTGGACTAGTCTGCCCTGTAGTTTTATACCTTCAGGGGCTAGATATTGATTCTTCTTAGAAGACCAATATGTACACATTTGGAAGAATAGACCTCCAATCAGAGTACTTTGAAACATAGATTTCTTCTCATGAGAATAATATCCATATATAGAGTCAGCTAAAGCCTTATGGCTCTCCGACTGTTGAACGGTGTATGCCTTTGGTAGAGCATCACCCACCCTGAATAATGAACCATCTGCATTCCTAGTATGCTCCTTAACTAACTGGTGTGCCATAGTGTAGTACAGTGCTTCTTGCTTCTTGTAATCAGGACTAGACGTATTACCATTAGCATATGCACTAAATCTACTATCCTTCTTCCAGTCATAAATTAATTTACCATTCACCACAGAGTGCGCTTCCCAACATCCATCACCTCTCATTTGTGCTCCGAATATAGTCATTCTGTTATAGAAGTCAGGTCTTGATGCAAATCTAAATGCTGAAGCCCAAAAGTTCCATATACCTGCTTGGTCTGACTTTATCTTATCAGCATAAGTATTCATGTCCATATCATTAAGACCATATTGTTCATTTAATAATTCTGACATGGATTTGGTATTACCATAATGGATAGCATCAGCTATAGCATACTTATAAGCCTTAGTCATATTCTCCTTAGTAAAAGCTAAACCTCCATCTGGTTTTCTTATTACCAATGATATATCCTTCCAGATTCCATCTAAATGCTGATACATTTGAACTGGAGAGAATGCTAATGCAATCTTTGATGCAAATCCCATCAATCCTCCAGTTATTGCAGCTAAAGGTTTACGGTCGTCAGAAATTAGAGATTGATTAAATATCTTATTTCTAACGTAGTCACTTAAATACTTTAAATCATCTTCAAACTTATCATTCAGAATAGTACCCATGTCACTTAAGTGGATAGCTAGAGCTTGGAGTGATGGGAAGATTTCATCTAAGTGTTCCTTAGCTGAGTATGCAGTAATATGTTTGAGTAACAGGGTTTCAAGGTTTGCTTCAAAGAACTCTGGCTTCCTGTCCTCTATTAAACTTAGTCGTATCTCTGAACCCTTTTCACCAATATCAAATGAGTTAGTCATTTCCCACAACTCACCCTTACGGACTTTCTCAATTTTAACGTCAGTTGGGTCTAAGAAGCCCTCTACTTTTGTTTTAGCCCTTTCTACAGCCTTCTTTAGATTCCAATCCTGGAGCTTGTCTTTTATTGCAGATAATAGTCCCTTACTTGAGGCAATAGATGTAGCATTACCAGCAGCTAGAGGCAACCTGTAATACCTAACATCGCCTGACAACCTTAGTTCCTCTAATTCCTCCTCAGTCATATTCTTAAATCTGTTGGAATTAACCGTTTTAAGAAAATACTTCAGAAATTTCCTCTGCGCCTCAGATAGCCCAGTTGTCGGGTCGTCTGGATTCTTTAGTAGTATATCACCATCATCTGTATATACTATCATATCTCTGTATAGAGTAGCCTGATTACCTATTGTCCTTTCCTTTAAATAGGTGAAGTTCTGGTCCTTCTTTAATTCATTGACTAAATTCCTGATTTCTCCCTGAGACCTATTTACGGTATCCCTAATATTCTGATAAGCCACAGTTACTAGAGAGGTCAACTTATTTAGGATAGGACTCTTCATATTACCAGGATTATCAAGATATGTACCTTCCATACCAGCTTTCCATACATAAATTGATTCTAACCACTTATCATGGTCACTAAGCTGCTGTCTGAAGTCAAGACCGTCTATTTCACCAATAGCCATTTCTAGCATCCTGTATACTTGAACGTGAGGCATACCTATTACATCATCGTTAGGTCTAGTATCATTAACGTTAGGGAATGCTTCCAAAAACTCTTTTCTAAGGTTAAGAAGCTCTAGTCTAAGCTGGGTTGGGTCTCCAATGCAAGCATCTAGAGCGCTGGTAGATTCAGTAAACTTTCTCCACTTCTTGTTTATCTTAGTATCATCCTTAACATTAGATATAATCTCCCTAAACCTGTTATAGAATATATCATACCTATTTGCCATCTTAACAGCAGCATTTCTTCCCTTCATATTATTTACGCCAATAGGGGACAGCTTATCCAACTCATTGAAGCAGTATAACAGCTGTTTATTGTCTGCAGATATACCCTCCTCTCTGAATGGGTTATATACACTAACTTCTCCTACTATAGCATTCTCCTCAAACAGACTAGGTAAATTATTAAGCACTAACATAGCTTCCATTAGTTCTATATTACCATTAACGCTTTCCATCATCAAAGAGTTAGGTTTATTCTGTGATATAATATCACTTTCGAATGCTCCAGTAAGACCATGTCTTCCCTTTACTAACTCTCTGGACCTTTTTAGCATTGATGTACTAATTTTCACTACATCTATTTGATTAGTAAATTTATTTCTAAGTAGTATGCACCCTAGATATTCTGCAGGTTCACAGTCAACTACTTCCCAATTACGGTTACAATACCTAGACATTCTTCTTTGGAACCATCCATTAACTCCACTAGGATTGTCTGGAATTTGTGCTTTTGTAAACTCATAGTACGGATTCTCATCCTCTATAGCCTTTATTAAACCCTCCTTAATAACTTGAGTAGTATTTATCTTATTGTTGGCTATACTATTCATCCTTCTTTTTACCTTTACAAATAATTCCTCATATGTATCTCCCTTAAGAGGGTATCCATTGCCTTTTGGAGAGTATACATATTTACCTGTTTCAGGGTTAGGCTTATCACCCTTTCCTTCTTTTATAGTTTCAGCTACCATATCATCCGTGATTTCTCCTGGAACGCTATCATATTTAGGGAACCACTTTGACATTACACTGGTTACAGTTTGGAGTAAGTTTTCCGTTGTAGCTTTAGTAACAAACGGTGCTGGAAGGAATTCGTCAATATTCTCTTGTATATTAATATTTGTCTTAATATCTTGAGTCAAGTCTTCTACATGACCCGAATATTCTTTTATACCACTGTATACCCAATCGTCACCTTCTCTCTTAAAATCTGACAGCTGAATGGGAGCTACAAACAACCTAGAACCGCTAGTGTTTATTCCATATTTTCTTAATAGACGCTCATACACACCTAGCTGGTATTTGAAGGTCAAGATTTTAGCAGAATCATACCCAGCTTCAGAAGCAGTTCCTACATATGGTCTGGGTGATGTCTTGTAATCAATAATGTGGGCATTTCCCCTTCCATCAATTACTAGTAAGTCAATAACTCCTAATAGCTTATTGGGATTTCCAGATTCTCCTATTTGGGAGGTAGTTCCAGAAACTGCAACTTCTGGAAGGTATATCAAGTCTTCACCAAATTCTCTCTGTAATGATTTCTCTAGGTCTCTACAGTATTTGACGGTTTCTGCAATAACCTTGCTTGGAACTAGCTTAGTGTCTAATATAGATGGGAAATACGTATTGATTAGGAAGTTATCATCTGATTCCCTTATATTCCTACCACTCTTTGATTCACTGAAATACTTTTGTATTGCCTTATGCAATTCAGTACCAATTTTACCCTGAGCTTTCCATTTGTTTTCAATAACCTCTCTTGCTCTAGCAAACTCCTCATCACTTACAATAGGTCTAGTTTCTACTCCCTCACCAAATATTGCATCAGCCTCCTCTTTGTCAAACTTGCCTCCTGCCCATCTTGGCTTAATCTCCTTCCAATAATTTTCAGGTCTAAATTCTGGGAATAATAAGTCCCCCTCCAAGTTTCTAAGACCTTGTAGAAACTTATTCACACCAATATATCCATTTCCAGATACATTAATGTTTTCAATATCATTTTTTCCATCTTCAACCTCAGAGATTATCTTACTTGCTTTAAGAGCCTCAGTATCCATCTTTAAGTTCATTACGGAGTCATAAGTCTGGATAGCCCTATTGCTTTTACTAAACACAATGTCCCCATACTTAGATACTAAATGTCCCCTTTCAAGTAAGAAATCATCTAATTCTAATTCAGATTGGAAGATATGTCCTTTGTAATCATAAATGCATCCCATTATCCACAAAATTCTTTTAGGTCTTTATTCTTCATTAAATCTGATTTAACGTTAGCTAATACCCTGTGAACCTCAGCTGACTTAACATTAAAGGTTCCTGAATATTGATTGTTAGTTAGTGCAGAACCTAGATATTCAGACAGTTTTACTAAAGAGGAGTTGAATAGACTCTTTGTGTCCATAGTAGCTATACTCTGCTCCCCAAATAAGATAGAGTCCAACACTCTACCCATATTGTAAAATGTTTTATGTAGCACATTAACTGGCAGCTTACTAATAATACTATCTTGTCCAGTTATATATTTTGAAAACTCCGACACTAACAATTCCTCATTTATGTCAGAATCTGTTCTGTCCCTATAATTTCTAGCCAATAACGCTTTGTTAGGTAATTCATTCATAGCCTCCACCATTGAAAAATATAGTTGAGGGTCACTGTACCTAACTGAACCCAAGAATAGGTGTAACATTTCGTGCAATGGGGCATCAATACTAGAATTATCTATATTAATGTATATATCACCATTGTAGACGAAAGCGTTAGTTGTTTTAGCATCATCTACGACTCCCTTCCATTGTTCTGAGGATAGTTCCCCGTTAGTAATGCTAACAAAATTAATACCATAGAGGTTTGCCAACTTCTCTAATATACTATTAAAGACTCCAACATTTCTAGAGGAAGATGTGGAGTCATCAATAATTATTCCCCCCTCATATACATTGTCCCATTTATTTGGGCGTTTCCTAACTTGTATCGTAGACACCTCACTAGAGGGAGTTAGCTTAACCTCCAAGTCTCGATACGTATTATTTATCCTAATATTAGCCTCTTTGACATCTGTTGTGCCAGTTTGAGAAAATATCTTATCATTCTTTACGAAACTCGTATCATCTATTGTTTTGACTGACAAAGAGCTATTCAGATAAGGTCTAGAGTCAGCCCCAGGTATCTCATCGAGTTCTGGATACCTACCAAATTTATCTACAAATGTAGATGTAAAAGCATTAAATTTAAATTCAGAGAGACCAGACATCTTCAACAATGTCTGGTACTCTACTGAATTTTTATTAAGACATACTGCCATATTAACAAGGATTGTCTAATAGTTGAGTTATGATTGCAGAATACTGTAAGCCATCAATAGCTTTTACGTTTATGCCATCAACAACTCTGGTTACATAAGGTATATCTAAATCTGATTCAGAGCCACCTAGTGATTTAGCTAGACTCACTAGAACCTCCTTACTATAGGTTTTACCCTTATAGCTTATAGATTTCAGCTTCTTGTCAGCATCAAGATTAATTACAGAATTTGAGTCAATTCTTATGTTGTAGTCGTTATATATGTCAGCTGTATCCCAGGGATTAGTATAGTTGGTATTTTCAATAACCTTTGTATAATCCTCTAGGTTAGGACCATATTGACGTCCACCCATGTCTCCATTATCATAATCGTCTCCAACCCAATCCATATAATCGGAATCATAGTCAAAATCTCCATCTACCTCACCAACGTCAGCAGAGTTAGATTTTCTTACAAATAGATGATACTTCATATCTGCGTTGTTATAGTCTCTGACATAATAACTAGTAGAGTAATTAGTATCCTCAATAGGGGCGCACCACTTTTGAGCTTCTTCATAAGAGAAATCTACCCCCTCAACTAACTCTGAGTTAGAATCTAACACTGATGTGAATTTATGAAATTCCTCAACCAGCGGGGATGACTTTGTTCTAATGATGTCCTCAAAGATTGTAGTCAAAGAACTTTGAGAGACAGTGTTGTTAAAGTTTATCAGATTATAATAGAAGAATAAATCAGTTAGTGGATAACCTTGATATGTAGGAGCACCTTGTAATTGATTAAAGGCTCTCTTATATCTGTTTAAACGCTCTATCTCTGATGTAGACTTAGGCAACATATTAGTTGGTAAAGAATACACAAATGCAGAGTTACCACTAAGTGTTCTATCTAATCTAATAGGACTTAGAGATTGAATAAATTCATTAGGTTCTATATCCTTTAATTCTGGAATCACCACAGAATCCATCCACATCTTAAATGACTCATTACCCCACCTTGTTCCTAACATAATAGGGGTATCACCTTGAGTAGTAAAGGTATTACCAATACTATTCATAATAGTTACACCTGCTGGGACTGTAATTACCTTTTCAGAAGTTTTCATCCAAGTGTTTCTAAGAGTCATATCACAGAATGATTGAAGCTTCTTATAAACATTAGACCTTTCCTTACTACTATAGAAGCTACCATCTTTGATGATTCTAGGACCTAAATCCCTCATCATTCTGTACTTAGACATAATCATGTAGTTACCTTCCATATCCATGTGGAAAGTTTCTAAGTAGCCTCTATAGTGAGGTACTGACCAAGCTGCATCTAACACATTGAATGAATGCTTTAATCCTCCATATAGAGCAATTAAGGTATTTCTATACTCTTCGTCAGACATGAATCTGCTAAAAGAAATTCTGTATGGATTACTTTCATCGTTAGTTAGATTCCTTAGCTTTGAGATAACGTCAGAAACTTTCATAACCATTCCATTAACCATTACAGTTGATTCCTTCTCTTCACCTGAAATCTCCCTTATTCTATCCTCGAAGATACTTTCAAATTTATCGATAAACTTAAATTTATCCTCTACTTTGTTAGGAAGACCTTGATTAAGAGCATATATACTCCTTAACCTACCCATCTCAGATGCACCCTGAACTAATTGTTTTATCGAATCAATGGCTCTGTATTGTACCCCTTCAGAGTTAGTGATTACATCATTATTTATGATATAGACGAATCTAATATAATCAGATAACTCTTCTAGAAACTTATACATTGAAACCTTGTTCATAGACGCCTCCATAGACCTTATTCTCTTTCTTAAGCTATCAATCAATTCGTGACCTTTAGATAAGTCAGAGAGTCTATATTGTAACATCTTACCAATTACGAAGTCAGATGCATCTGTGCCAGACCCAAACTCCTTCTTTAGTATAGAGATGAATTCAGGGTCTAATTCCCCAATGCTAGGACCATTTTCGATATACTTAATAGCACTGGTAATTGACATACCATCTTTCCTATTAAATACATTAGAGTCCATAAGCTTAGAAAGGATACGAGCAGTCTTAGACATCATAGTACCAGCTAAATCATTTAAAGGAATACCAATAGCTGTACCATAAGTATATAATCCCATCATGTTAGGACCAGCATTGATTTTAGCCAATATCGGGTCTTTAGCATTATCAGTTGCAGCAGACATTAATGCAGAGAATACTAACTTAGCATCAGTATCATTATCTACATTCTGTAACGCATCTAATACTTCGGGATTTCTTACGGATTCTAGATTACTAGTATATGAGTTAGCTAACAGTCTAAAAGTTTTACCACAAACAACTCTGTTGAATAATAGTCCAGATTGCTTCATCACATCGCCACTACCTAGTGTAGTGTTATAATAATGGGTTAAACCATCATACACTTTAATAGCAGATGCAACTATACCAACGTTCTTCTTACCAGATTGAAAATCATACATAGACTCATACTTATTTACTACATTACCTGGAGTAAATTGTAGAGTTCTTTGACCTTCTGTTGACCCTTTAGCTATATCCTTTAACAATGCCACAGCATCATCAATAGATGATTGTGATTGCATTAAATTAATAGGATTATCACTAATCTTGAACATATAAGAAGATATGAAGTTCTTAATCATATCCTCTGGGTTACTAGAGTTCCTTACGTATAAATTGTGTCGGTCAATCAACTCCTTTATTTCGTTAAAAGGAAGCCTAGAACCTTTAGGGATATACAATTTACCACCGTTTTTCTTAATCATTCTTAAGAAGTTCGATAAAGATTGTATTGAACCTAAAGAATTGTCCAAGTCATATTTTGGCAGGAATAGAACTTTTGAACCACTAAAGTTAAACAATTTCCCTGAACCTACAAAATCATAAGCCCAATTAGTCAATGCTGTATCATCAGTCTCAACCAACTCTAACTCTTTATTTGTAGGGAATGGCAGCTTCTCAGATTCCACTAATGCACTCTGAGAACTCAAATTAAAGTATGGACTCCATCCAACATACTTACCTGTCCTGTCAAATGAATATCCTAACAAGGAAACTTTATCAATATCCAAGTCAGAACCCTGTAGCCAAAACTGGAAGTAATTAACGTAGGCGGAGTTTGTATCAGTCTCGTCAAATCCCACTACTCTCATAGGCATAAATGATTGCATAGACTGAGCAGGGATACGAGCAGCTAGAACATCCAAAGATTTAATAAAAGACGTATGTAATTCAGCAGCAGAATCTCTGATTGCATCAATACTTGGGTCTTCTATCTTAGCTCTAGGATTAGTTCTTAACTTACTAATACTTTCTGAGTATAGCTTATTCACATAAGTTATAATATCAGTAGGGTCATTCTTACCTATATACTTGGCAAATCTACTTGCCACCTTAGACTTTGAGCTTAGTATAGGCTGAATAATCTTACTAATATCCTTACTCATAGCAGCACTATTAGATACCTTTATAGTGTGGTAATTAAATGAATCAATATAGAACTGAGTATTATTAGTAACAATTACTTCATTACCATTAACATCAGTGTATATTCTATCTGATTCATCAGATAGTCTGTGTAGCTTCTCCCCAGAGCTATTAACTCTGTAAAGCTTAGCTCCATCCCACCTAGTCTCAATTTCCACAGGAGTCAAGTGAGTATCTTTATAAACTCTCTTGTCTACTAGATATACGTGCTTACCATTTAACCTCTTCAGTTCAATGTCGAAATCAGCATCATTAACTTTACTTTCCCAATTTGATAACATTCTCTTTAGGAAGAATGTGTCATCATTTTTAATGGTTGCTAGACTATCACCTCTCTTCAGCCCAAATCTACTAGCGTAAATCTTAGGCATTATCAGCTCAAATGGCTGAGTTTGTAGAGAAGATTTATCTACTTGTACTATTGCCCCATTAACGGACACAGAATCAAGTGTACCATTACTAACTGCACCCAAAGCATTCTGAAGCTCTCTTCTTAGGAGTATTCTTTCTTTAGAGTCAGTGGTAGAGTAAAGATTTTTAACTACATCTAAATCCCACATATTGTAGAGGTTTCCATCTACGTCCTTGAACGTGAAATTGTAAGATGCTAAATCACGACCTGCTGTAATGTTTTCAACAATACTAAATGGTATTCCCATTAGCTCGGACTGGGTTAGTCTGCTTCTTAAATCCCAGTACTGCTGAGGAGTTTCTATAAATTCTGTAGATGTAGTATCACCCACAGTAATTGTATAGTGTCTACCAAGTCTCAACTCTGACAAGTTAGTTATAGGCTTAGAGTTATACAATTCCTGTAACTTCTGAATTTCTTCATCATTATTAAAAGAATCATACATTCTATCACCATACAGCTTCCAAATCTTATGAGAAGGATTCAATACAGCAAGGCTACCATTAAATTGTAATCTAATAGCTGCCTTAGTTAAAGTAGACGATATAGCAGAACAAAGTCCATTAAAGATGCTTGGGTCACTAAATGGAATTACCCCCTCAACATTCTTATACTTTACCAGTTTACCTGCCTTAGTATCAGATATTAATGTATCCATGACAGCCTGCATAAGATTTCCATCTCTGCTAGTACTATTCTGAATAGACTTAACTATTGTGGAGATTATAGCATCCTTGAACTTAGTAGGGTCACTATCATCCATGTATTGTCTAAATCCTTCAACGTAATCGTTGATTCCAGCCTCAGTTAGAGCAAACATAGCTTCATAAACTTCTCCAGCTTGCTCTGAAGTGTAGCCCCTAGAGGACAAAGCATTAACTACCTGAGTCATAATAGACAGCGTAGATTCATCAGCATTATGTTCTGCATCTAGCTGAATACCAATATCAGTAGTCTTAAACTTCATAGTCAGATATGGATTATCATCAAAGTAAGCGTGCTTCAAATTAACATTAGCTGCACCTTGCTTAATAGCACCTGCTGTCACCACGTATTGAATAGATGCCCACTTTAATGGCTGAACCACATCTGATTGGGAAACAACGGAATCAGACACTTTAACTCCCACACCGTTAACGGCTTTAACAACATTCCTTACTGAAACCTCAGATGGAATTAAACCATCTTCTGATTTAGAATAGGAGTTCCAGCCTCCAAACATTTGATATAAGCCAAAGTTGGTTGTTACTGGATAAAGAGTTGTTCCACTAGCTGTAACTCTCGGACCTTCTCCAGGTTTGGGAGTAATCTCAGCTGGAAGTTGTCTTACAATAGTACCATCAGGTTCAACTTCAGATTTAATAATCATATATGTACCGTCCTCTGGCACATATGTAATACTATTAATCATATAAAATTTACCATCAGTTCCTTTGTAATAAACATCCTCATAAGGTATAAGATTGCCCTGGAAATCTACCAATACATTATCATTAAACAGAGAACCCTCAAACTCCCATGTTTTGCCCCACATCTTCTTCACCATTCTCTGATAGAACTTGCTATTTCGCATAGTAAAGTTGGTTAAGGCAAATCCAGCAGTCTTAATAATACCACCAGTAGCACTACCCTCCTTGTAGAAGTGAATAAATGGTTTCTTATCCACACCTACCTTAGCACCACCAAGAGAATTATTCTCCAGATACATTGTCTCAGGGGATACAAATGTACTACCATCATATTGCTTAACACCATGTTCATCATGGTCTCCCATAGGATTATAGGTTGGAGCAGTATCATCCTCAATTACAGCAATCGTATACTCAGGTAATATACCATTTATCAGACCTTGAATCATAACTTGCTTGGCAGCTGTATATGATACATTTCTCTTATGCTGAGCAATATACCTTGCAGCTTCTTCTACTAAGTCATTCGGACTTGAAGTAGCCTTCTTAGCTGGATGATTAGCATGAGTTCCAACGGTAGAGAGTACGTACTCTTGGCTAAGTAGATAGTCCATTACGTTAAATCTAGCCAAATCAGGATGTAATTGTAGTTCTCCTCCTCTTACCTCTAAGAATTTAGAAAAACTAAATCCAGGAGTCCCCCAATTATAAGTTATTCCATTCTCAGTATAACCTCCTATGGAATACAGGTCTGACCATTTAGTAATGTCGAAAGTTTTACCAAAATTGGTATACTTAGCCAATATTACTCTTTTGGTAGAGAACTTTATCCAATCCTTGTTCTTAGCTAGATATGCTACCTCTGGAGTGGTAAGAGCATTACCTCTTTCATCAGTGGTTTCAATCATGAAGTCATTGTCAAGTAGGTCAGTTAATAACTCTACCTCTTTAATCCTCCAAAAGTCCTCACTGTTAGTAAGCTTACCAAATACTTCTTCTACGTTAAGACCAGCCCTAGTAAAATACTCTGGATTAAACCTATTAGTAAGAGATATTAAAGTTCTGTTGAATGATAAAGTTTTGCTACCTTGGAATGATACTTCATCCTTAATTTCAAGGTCTTTACCCCTAACAATGTTTTGATATACTCTCAATACCTCTTCAAGAACCTTTCTTGAATCATTCCCATAGACTACATTCACTTCCGCAAAGTTAGTCATTGGGTTAAATACAGGAATTACCTTCTTGCTTGCCAACAACGGATACTGAACTGGATTGTTAAACACTAAAGAAGTATCAACACTCCTAAGAGCAGAGTTTAATTGTTCCCACTCTGAGGTTATAGAGTTTATTATCTTTACATAACAATCTCCAAGCTCCTTGTTTATAATAGCTATGGTTTCATCCTTAGTTAGATTCGCGTAGGGCTTGTCTAATCCACTAGTAGACTTTAGATTTTCAACCATGTGAATCAGAGAGGATTTATCTGAGATAACAGAAGGTAAGAATGCTGCATCTGTATTACCTACTATATTACATAAATAATTACTTACAAATGCAGTATAGAAAGACTCTGACATATTGAAGTCAATGTGCTTCTTGCTACCTATTTTACCCTTGTACTCTCTTGACACTACCATTCCTCTATGAAGGAAAGAGCTATTTAAAAGGGAGAAGGCATTAGTGGCAGAACCTGGATTCATACACTGATTTACCCATTGGTTTCTATAATTAGTACCAAGCATAGACATAGCAACTCCAGATAGTGCACGACCCTCACCATCCCTAGCGATGCCACTTACATAAGCATCGGTAGTCATAGCATAGGCTGCTGCAACATCTTCCATTACTGGCACATAGCTAGGTAGAAGAATACCAATATCCTTAGAACCTCTTTTTATAGAAGTTAGATTCTCAGCACCAAATACTTCTTCTTGTCTCCTTCTAAATTCCTGAGTACTAGTTTCCTTTGGAACTAAATTATGGGAGAAGTATGAGTTGAAGAAGATACTTGTACTAAGTTGAAGTAAATCACTAATAGCTGACTCGTACTGGATATTACCATTTTTTGTCTTCAGAGCAAGATAACTTTCAACTAAAGGCCCATCCGAAACAAAATCTAGATATAGGAACTCTTTAAAGAAAGGAAGTGCTTTTTCCCAATCCTCCTTACCATTAAAGGTTGTTAAAGGCTTTCCATCTCTAGATATTGAAAAAGCATTAGACCTCTTCGCCTTTGGGTTAAATTGAACAGATATATTTAACTCTGGTATCTGGAATCTAAACACAGAAACAGTTCTCAATCCTTCTTTTGCATCCGTAACCTTATCCTCTTCATATCTGGGATTATACTTAGCAACTTTAGGCTCATACTGCGTAGGAGCTGTAATACTTAATGCAGAAGAAATACTTCTCTCAAGTTGATTTCTTAATTGTCTATTAAGATTATCTCTCAAAGTTGCTCTGACTATCTCCCCATCTTCGTTAATCCTATATTGCACAAAGTCAAGAGGACTAGCAGTTGCCACTAGCTGGCAGATAAATGAGTAGTAGTTAGTGTCAAGAATATTATTCTTGTAAATCCCAAATAAGGAGTGGGTATCACTACTAAAGATACCCTGCCTCAGTGAATACACTAGGTTCTTTTCTATACTCTTGAATCCTCTAAGTAACTCATAATTGCTATTGAAGAAAGACTCATCACTCAGTAATTTGAACAAAGCGTGATAGTTTTCAAGCACATTACCAGTACTAGCAGAAGATAGTAGTGTATAAAAAGACTTACCTCCAATTGAAGAGCGTAAATGCTCAAATTGAGGGTATTTAAGGAAGAACATTCCATCAAACGTGAGTGCAGGGTTATGAATATCAGGAGAGTTAGCTAATCCCTTAATCTTGGATATGATATAATTGAATGCATCCAACTTAACCTTTTTATCGGCAACAGGCGTACTACTTCCCCAAGTGTATACAGGAGTAGTCTCAACCAGTAACTTAGTTACATCAGATACATGGTCATTCATATTCACATCCTTCTCCTTGTCACCCCAGTTCCTACTATTGTTTGCTCCAGTACCAGTAAGAGAATATCTATCCTCTGGACTGTATTTAGGGAAGTTCTCATTAATTTTAAGAACCTTTCCCAACTTGGAACTAAGTAAGTCGTCGAAGTGATTTAGGATAACTAAGCTATTATAGGCTTTAATAAACTTCTTATCAATAATCCTATTTCTAGAATATATCCTTCTAAGGTCATCAGCTGTGAAGTGTGAATGATGAAGAAACCTTTCACCTACAGCATTAAGTTCCCCCACTGCATTTAGATACACTCCGTCCTTCCACATGGTAAGATTAGATAACTTCTCAAGAGCACTTTGGGCATCTTTAGATGGAAGTTTAGAGTATACATCCTTTAAATAAGCAACCACATCTTGTAGAAGGGTTTCTTGGTAATTCCTAAGTGCCTCATTGATTTCATGTTCAGTTTTTATAACTTTACCAGCTTCTCTGTCTACAAGGAAACATTTAACTATATTATCAACAACACTAGCTTCCATTGCAGAAGCAATTTCAGTTGCAGTGCCATAATTAGTTACTATGAATCCTCTAATTCTTTGTTTTGCATCAGCATTACCCTCAGGGTCGTCTAAGGCATCCAGTTTTGTAGGATTTTCCTCAGCAGTATCATCAATATTACTACTATTGCCAGAAAGGTAAGTAGTCATATTAGATGGAACAACATCATGTAATGCTGGAGCAATCTCCATAACGAATGCATCAATAAAGTCCGCAAGGTCGGAGAGGGATGTGATGTCATACCCCTCTCCAATCTCTTTCAGACTATTAATAAACATCGCCTTTCTACTAAATTCGTCTTTTTCCTCCCAAATTTCCTCTAATGTATCTTGCAATACATCTTGTAAATCTAAGTTGGAATCATTCTTGTTAAATTTACATTTACCCATGATTATAATTTAATTTTTATGGTTATTGGACATGAATTGTCAGTAGTGTTTAGACGAGCCTTTTCATCTTGCTTAGACTGCAAGAAATCTACCAAATTCTTAAGCATGTCTCTCTGAGACCCCTCGAATTGGTCAATTTCCTCACTCATCCTTTTTATCATTTTAGAAGTTGCTCTCATAGCATTAACTTCCTTATTAAATGCTTCCACACCCTTTGCAGATTGAACCTTACCAAGTGTGGCAAAGTTAAATACACTGAGGATGTTTTTATATTCTGCAACTTCTGACAGTGAGTTTACACTGAATGAAGTAAGCGGAGTTCCTGTAGTTGCATCCGCCTGCTTTATCAAGGTAATCTCATTATCACTTAGATTTAGCTCTGCACTAAAGATTTCATTCCCCAAAGTTAAGGTAAATTTGTGAATATTTAAACCTATTTGGGAAATATCTGAAACAACAGAGTTAGATACATCAAGGTTTGTAGATTTTGCACTTATATAGATGTCAGAACCTATAGGTATTACTAGATGGTTTGTCTTCCTATACGCATCCAAAATCTGCTCCTTAGATAGTGTTTGTAAGGTATCTATATCCATTTCTGACATGACAGAAGTAGACGCCTTAATATTCATTGACTTAAAGACAGTATCAACTGTTGGTTTAGAAATTACTCCTATACGGGAGTGTCCAGCTAGATACTTACTATTATCTTTACTACCCTTAAAACTACCTTTATCAGTCATTTTATTGACTATCGTTTCTAGTAGTGGGCTTACATTACCATAAAATGAAGGACTGTCTATCTTACCATTCACCATAAATGGATTGTTGTCAATAGAATAGTTACCTACATCATATACTGCATCCAATGCAATAGCATCTGTAGAAGACTTATCATATTGTATATTGTAGAATATTCCAGGAATCTTGTTTTGACCTAGAATATGTTCTACAGAACGTAAGTTGGCTTCCTTGAACACTCTACTGGTATTATCAGCATTTGGCGGATATACAGAACCTAATAGATAATTTTGAAGAGCTTGTCTACCTGTAATGTTGGCATTCAAACCTTTAATATCTACTGGGTCATTAAGGATTGCCATTTGAGCCTTAGTATCTCCTTCTGCATTATTAAGCTTCCCAATTAACTGCATGATGCCTTCATATGCGGTAGTGTTGTAGTTTAGGTCACTTTTCTCAAACTCTGGTTGAGCAGATAATATGTTGATAATTCTATAAGCAGTAAAGTCATTACCTATTCTTTTGATAGAGTTCTTATCTCCAGAAACTATGCTTAGCAAGTTATCAAAATATTCCTTAACTGATGCTTTTGGAGGAACTACATATACTAGCTTTACCTTCTTCTCTACAGAGCCATCCTCAAGTTGTTTGTAGTAATAAGTTTCAAGGTCTGAACCCTGTAACATTATATCATTGCTAACAAATACAAAAGGATGTCCTGGCTTGGCAAAATTGATAGTCTTTCCACCGAATGTGTACACACCTTTAGGTGATAACTTTACTTTAGAGATGGTCATGCCTGGAACTTTCGATAATTCGTCGAGTGTTATCCATTTACCCTCATACTTCAAGTTTCCATTATACTCATAATCCATACCTTTAAGGACGTTAGTTATAGTTGGACCTTGTGATTTTAGTCCTCCAGCTAATGTCCAGTTATTGTCCTCTATGTAGAATATACCATTTGAGTTAAAGGTATATACTTTCAAAAAGTTCACTAGAGCACTTCCCCCCTCGATAGATGGATTAGCTTGTATAAACTTAATAAGTTCATTGAACCTATCAAACATAGTAGCACTAGGGTCTCTCCTTGAGATTTCATTATACTCATCTCTAATTGCCTTAAACTTATCATTCTTAAACACAGTCACAGGGTTAGGTAGAATGGCTAGAGGTAGCTCTAATACATCATTAGTACCCTCTCCTATAATAATAGATAGAGTCTTCAATTTAATGTTCTTGCTCTCTTCATCTTCAGAGAACATATAGCTTAGAGATTCTGAGCCAGCATCCTTTCTAAACCTGCCCCATTCAGCATTATTGAAAGTACTTGCTGAACTCTTAAATGCGAATGTACAGTAGACATCATTACCCAGACCTAACAAAGTCTTGACCTTTTTAATAAGGTCTCCCTTGTCAGAGGTATTAAATATAATACTTCTTAGATTACCTATTACTTCATCAAAAGTCTCCTTGTTCTTTACTTGGATTCCAGGTAGCCTATTTAATCCGAAATAACTATCTAACCTCTTACTATTTTCTGGAGTTACTATTAAATTACCCTTCTCATCAAATGTAGTTCCAGATTCAAATGTCGGGAATGTATACATTAATAAGTCAAGTATAGCTTCAGTCTTAGTACTAGAAGTATGGCTAACACTTGTTGCAGGTACAGGGGGTGGAGTTGTATCCTCACTAGACGCCAAGGTCTTATCCCTTATATCTTTCTCAGTTGGAAGTCCATTATTTGTGATAATCACTGTTTCCTTAGTGCCGTCATCAGTTACTGTTGTAGCAGTCTCTGAAGTTAATCCCACTTCTGGAACCACAGTAACAGAGGGTATAGTAGTATCTTTCTCTCTCTTAATTAGTTCAGTGGGTTTACTGTCTAATGTAAGCCTATTTAACATATCCCTTCTTTCAGAGGAGAATGTTTTAATTCCATCCCTAGACAATTCGCTAACACTAGTAGAAGAATCTTGAATAGAGGCTAATTGATTAGAGTTACTGGTTCTATAGTTGTCCTTAGTATGTAGAACGATACTTCCCTGTATAGCTCTAGAGATACCAGTATAAAGGTCGTCCCAGTACTCTTCGTTTTCCAAACCAGCAGAATCATCAATTATATAATACTTACCTTCAAGACCCTGCGAAGAGTTACCTTGCTTAAAGTCTATTCTATCCTTATAAGTAGCACTTGAAAGTAACTTATATATTTCAGTATCAGTATCATAATAGATAAACCCTATCTTTTCGTCAGGATTCATACTACTAATCATAAGGTCAATATCAGCCTTAACTAATTCTATGCTATATGGTACAGAACCATTTACGTCTTTACTATTATAGACTTTAGTTCCAAATAGTCCAGAATTGTCTTGGTAGTAATGCATCGTTATGTCAGAGCCATAATTATTGCTTCTTAGGTCTGACAGAATACTCTTAAGATTGTTAAGATTGACTGTTACTTGCTGATTGTTGGCTCTCATTGATACTCCCAACTTAGGACATCTCACAAAGTTTCGACGTGCTAGTTGTATGGTATTCTTAACATTTGTTCCCTTGAAGTTAATCAGGTGTCTACCAATAGCTTTACTTTGGTCAAAGTCTCCCGCTGCAACCACTGGAGTACCATACTTCTGTGAGAACCTATTAGTTAAGTCCATATCGACAACTGTATGTCTTGACACTTCATCAATAAGGATTAGAGAAGGTGCTTCAGAAATCTCATTAATTTTGAAGTTTGACCTTGTGATATTGTTATCATCGAAGTATATATCATCGTCAACTATAGACACCATAATGTCTTCCTCCCAAGTTGGGTCTACCTCTTTGGACGACTTCTGCGGATAATCTTTGAAATCCTTCCACTCTTGAGATATTTTTCTCATATAGTGCTCCCTGTCCAAAGTTGTTGCTGTATCAAGACCTAGGTTCTTCGCAAGGTCTTTAGCACTATCTTCAGTAGCATGAACTATCCAAACATTCTTAAGAACTTCTGGATGATATTTCTTTAATAATACTATAAGATTATTAAATACTCCAGTAGTCTTTCCACTGCCAGGAATACCCTCAATGAATGCAACCCTAGCAAATCTTGGAGATACTAAAGAATCTAATATACCTTCTCTTGGTATACCTCTACCATACTTAGACTCCCATTCAGAATTAGTCATAGAATCCGCGTGGTTCTTTAGGGAGGTATTTACAGCATCACAGAAGTTCTCTATCACACCTCCGTTAAGTATGGATGCATATCCCAAATAAGTAGCCAATTCCTGAGTTGGAATAGGTGCAATCTTATCACTGATAATAGACCTGTATTCTTCATAGAAATCAGAAGCTCGAACTGCAGCTCTAGAGGCGATGTACCAAACTATAGCATTATCATCTATACTAGTAGACTTAGAGTTTAGAGATTCTATACTATCATTTAGGGTTATAAGTCCAAAGTTGTCAACACTAATAAGCTTAGACAGAGCTTCTGGATTTTTTACTTTATCACTATTAGCTTTAAAGAAATCATATATGGCATCATCTAACTTAACTATTTCTGATTCAACTTGGAACCTCTCCTCCTTATTAAGATTAACCTTCTTAGCAGCAGATATTTCCTCTAATTTACTTAGACTACTCACTACACTCTCAAACTCAGCCCTTCCAGACCAGTCATTGGGGATGCTAAGAATAAATCTTTTTATCCTATCATAGATAAGTATATTCTTATTGTTAGCAGTTCTAGTTTGTTCCCCTAATTTCTGAGCGTTGTTAGCAGCAATAATTTTTTGGAATGTTTTAAGACGTAGTTCAATACCTTCCAAATCTTGCATCATTGCGTCAGCTACATTTGATTGCAGTTCAGCAAGGTTAGCCTCAGAATCTAACTCATTTATAGTAACATTCATACCATAAAGATTAGATAAATCAGCATTGTCAACTCTAGCACTAAGTAGCTGAGCTTTAAATATGTTAATCACTGAGAGAGCTTCAGCAATTTGGTCTAACCTCTCATTATTTAAGTTAAAGTTAGATAGGTCTTCCATATGCTCCTTTAAAGAAGCATCTGTTTCTTCAAGAATACTTGACACTTTAACATCTGAGTCGGTAGTACTTAAAGAGAATTGGTCTAAAAGTTCAATGATATTTGAATGCTTCAACTTATCAATTTGAGCTTTAGCTGCTTCCATCTTGGTTGCATCTATATAACTGTTCTCATCCCCATAGTATTCAGCCTGATTAATAAAGTACCAATATGCTGAATTTAGGGTACTACTCAGTACTCTCTTTAGTTCTGGGTTAATGTAACCTTGATTTATGATAGGCTTAGTAATAGCCTCTATGTGGGATACTAAGAACTTACCTACCAACTTGTTATACTGCTCCGCTTGTACCTCTGCTGTATAATCCTCAGTTATTGGAGTATTTATAATATCGGTGAACGTAGACTTCTCAGATTCAGTTCCAAAAGTAGCTAGTAATGGGCTTATAATACCCATTGATGAATGTACATTGAACTGAGACATCTCTTCTGAGAATGACTCTGAGTCTTTGGTTTCGTTAAGCCTATTAACATACTCATTCAATCCTGATTGTAAGACACTTAATGTAGAGTGCAGATTTTCATCAAAACTTTCATAGTATTTTAAGCTATGATTTTGAAACAGTGGGGCAACCACTTTAGCTATAGACTTATGGATAGAAGCTGCAGTACGTACTGCATCTTTAAATCCAGAGTTCTTCCATCCCTCGTACTCCTTAGATATTTCCCCTAACTCGTTTTTCGGAATATCTGTTACCTTCTTACCAGTTTTATTCTCGGCATACTGTATAAGAGTTGGAGATAGATATGCACTGCTAACAGCAGTAGACATCTCGAATAAAGACTCATATATAAGCTGAGGAGCTAGTTCTCCTTTCATATATGCTTCTTTTCTCTCAATAGCTGCCTTAAGTTCCCCTTCTAGTCTGCTTCTCTCAGCCTTAGTTGCTTCATCACCATTTTCTTTTACTTGTGCATCTGTGGGACCTCCATTTTCCATTCTTTCCTGAGTTCCCCCAAGAGAGTTAAGCTGATTGGTCAAGGTTACAATCTTCTCACAAACACTATTATAATCCTGTAGGTAACTAGCAGCTACACTACTATTTCTTAGTGCAGAAAACCTAAGGTCATTAAGTGTTTGTGTGTCGAAGAAGGCATCATCACTAATAGTAGCTCCTTGTGCAGCTAATGTATCAGTAACAAATTTAGCTATTCTCCTAACCTCAGATTTGGCAGCAAGGTCTTGATTGTCAGAGTCTGTGCCCTGTGCCCATATTTTCTTACCATCTACGCCATCTACAAGTTTAGTGGCAGATAAGTACTTGTTTCCAAGCTCCATCTTGTTTACCAGCTTTAAGAAATCATTCATTTTACCATTTCTAGCCATATAAACAAGTTGTTGCATAGCTTGTTTGCTATCCATACTTCCAAGCTGCCTAGCTGCCCTAAGATTAGGTAAGGCATCAAACATAGCACCACCTAGCATACCTCCGACAAAGGACATACCATATCTGTCTAGCATATTATCCCATGCTTGTAAAGGAGGAGTATCACTACCAGCTAACCACATACCGAGATTGGTAACAGATTTAGCAAAATCATACAATACTTCCTCAGATACTTCTTCTATACCTTCACCAAGAGCATTTGCAGCAGTAGCCTTTAGTCCACTCTTTCCTATTGAATAATTAGCTTGGGCAACATCCTTACCTAGCTTAAATATTTTCTTCATCCATTCAGTTTTCTGAACCTTAGAAGCATTATCAATAGTTTTTCTAGAACCTTCTGTTAAAGTTTTAACCACCTGCTTCATCTGCTCTTTATCCATCCTAAGTTCTGGAAGTATCCATTCTCCTAGCTTACTATTAATAATAGCATATTCACCCGCAGCGTATCCTAGTGTAAGTAGTGCTGCTTCCATGTCAGTAGCACCCTGCTCCTTAGCTTCACCATAGGCATCTTGAACTGTAATGCTGGTCATATATGCCTTAGATAGAATTTCTCCTATCTTGTTATAGCCCTTCATATAGTTCTCTAAATCATTCTGAGCCTTTAATGCTGTAACAGCTTTAAGCTCTTCTAATTGTCGACCTAGTTTAGCTATATCCTTTTGAGACAGTTTAGTGTAATCCTGCAATGTAGCCCATTTTTTCTGGAACTCTAATTCTTTCTTAGCTATTCCAGCTTCATCCATTAGATTACCTTTTACTATAGCTGGGGCATATTTAAATATCCACCTCTGTTCATATAGCTGCTTAAATACATCTCCAGCCAGGTTAATAAAGTTCTCCATAGACCAGGCATTACTTTGACCATATTCAGAGGTTGTAGGCTCTAAGGACTTAGTAAATCCCTCTACAGATGAAAGGAACTTATTGTCACTTCCAGAAAACACTTTACCTAGAGTAGCTAGAACCTTAGTTGTTTCTAAGGCAATTCCTGCACCTATATACCAGGGACTAATGCCAGGAATAAACATAGGAAGGATTGAAATTGCATTCCTAGCTAGAGAGCCAGCAACACTTTTATCAATTCCGTCTGAATCAAAGAAGTCATATTTATTAATTGCAGACCCGTCAGTAGTTAGGGTATTTAGCTTAGATAAAACTCTTCTTCCATAAACATCACGTCCGTCTAAATTCTCATAATAATAGGTTCCATTTTCATTTAGCTTTAATTCGCCCTTCTTGTGTTTAACTAGCTCTTTAGATATTGGGTCTACGTGTTCTCCATCTTCATCCCATTGTGCCATGACCCTAGTATCCCAGAAATCAGTCCAGAATGAATCGTTCGGAGAATCATGCCACACTGGGCTAGCACCGTTGGATGCTCCTATAGGATTAGCCAATACTTTTTGGGTCTGGGCAACTTCATCCGCTGACATAGTTGGAGCGTCCAACAAGTTCAACCTTCTAACTCCCCTCTTTTGTCTAAGAGGGTTAGCCTCCCTAGACAGATAAATATCTGGACCTTTCCTTCTTTGTTCAGGTTCTGCAAAGATATTATCTCTATGGAACGTAGCTTGGCTTACAATATCCTCCTGATATGACTCATCAGCCAACTGGTTGTAAGTCTCAGCCATGTATTTATATATATTATCAAACTTAGCTTCATCAAATTTGCCATCAGTTTGAAATGCAGGATTATCTTGAATTTGTGGAATGTTCTTATAAACACTTGCATCTTCTAATGAAGTGTTTGTGGCATCTAATCCTACTGCCTTAAAATCAGAGATAGAAAAGGTAGGATTAGATACTCTATTCAACAGCCAATCATTTTCCTTTGAATTTGTCATATTACTAGATTTTATAGTGTAGATAGAGAAGGACTTGGCACATAGGTTTGTAACTTTTGCTTTTGTTGCTCCTTAGCTTCTATATCCATAGCATCATTACCCTGCATTGTTGGATAATGACCAGAGCCAAGAGAGGCATTAATAAGATTCTGTCTTACAGGAATATAAACTGAACCAGAATATACATTGTTACCACTAGAGAATAGACCTGGCTGACTCATCTTAAATGATGCATCAGCAGCTTTTAGTATTCTTTCTATACTTTCTCTCTCATTAATGTCAGTAACCTCACTAAGTGTGTCGTCCATTGTTGGGTCTTCCGCAAATGCAGATTCATCAGCTGATGCGTCTAATATAGCAAATCTTCCGTAAGCAGAAGTATTAATTTGACCATTTACATATTTGTAAGGCAATTTATACTTAGCATAAATCTCATTTTTCTGAGCTTCGTCCTTTATATCTCCCTCTCTAATCTCATTTTCAGCTAATTCTAATCTCTTTAGAGAATCTATATCAGGTTTAAGAACCCCAGACTGTAATGCCTCTACGTCAATAGGTAGGTCTACAGCCACCACATTTGAGCCATCTATAGCTACTCTACTCCTTTGTGAAGAGTTTAATAACTGTCCTCCCATTGTAGCATTCTTAAAATCTAATACTCCAGAGAATGTACTCCTTGCAGCATCCTCTAACGTAGCACTTCCTATAGTCTTACCAGATGTGTCGACCATTGGGGCACTATTACCAGGAAGATTCAAACTATAAGAATTTCCATTGTTAATCTTATGGTTCTTAATCTCACCCAATCCTAGTAGGAATGCTTTAGCAGGGTCTGTAATATTGTTATCCTTACTACCAGATGATTTGGTATTCCCCTTAGCATCCATTTTCTCTTGTAGGTCTAGTTTTATAGTATGTTCCCCACTCAACGCTGATTGAGTTAAGGACATCAACAACTTCTTAACCCCTTCTCCAGAATTATCCCCTAAGTACATAGCTGCCTTAGCTTGTAAAACCGTCCTCATATTTCTTGGCAAGGAAGCTAACAAGTAGCCTAATGCTTGATTAGCTTGAGCCTGCTGGGACTTATCTAAGCTAGACATCTTATAAAGACCATCTACTGACATTCCAGATAGGTCTTCCCTACTTGGCTGCAAAGCAGTTAGATATTCTATACCCTTTAATATTTTTCCAGATTGCTGACCTACATACCCCTCTCTGGACATAGAGGTAGTTCCCAGCTTATTAATTACTGACTGTATATACTCGGTGATTTTAGGGACACCTATAGCATTGTTTATAATACTTGTTAGGTCAGTATTAAAGGCTGCACTAATACTATTGGCACGATAGTTAGCTAACTCAGAATTAGTTAATATTTGTTCAGAATTGAGGTCTACATCATTTAACGACTTCTTCTGTAACTTGCCTTCAGCATTAACCGTAATTACATGACCACCGTCGGTCACTGCAATCTCTCCAAGCCCGCCATTTTTGTCCGCCTGTGTCATAGCACTTTTAAATCTTTCATTTTCTGCCTTTATTCTAGGAAGCATTTTCAATATTGTCTTATATTGGACAGTGGCATCTTCCTTCTTAAAGGGATTTTTATATATATTATCTGAGAATATACCCGAAGTTTCTATAAATGCTTCAACATCACTAGGTATACCATTCTCATATAAAAACTTTACCATATTCTTGTCTAGTAGCCCAACAGAACCGTCTGATTCCTCCTTACTAGTTGTTGCAGGTGAATAGGGAGCAGCTACTTGAGGTTGGGGTACATTAGTGTAGCTAACAAAGGCGGGCATACCCCCGCCTTGTTGTAGCTTATCAATTAATTTCATAGTTGCATTCCTTTCTTTATAAGTGCAGCAGTGAGAGCAGACATATTTGCAATCATCTTATTATGCTCCCTCTTAGATTCCATTATATCTTTATGAAATTGTTTATTATCATCTGATAGTCTCTTATTGAAATCCTTAGCCCTTTGAAGCATAGCTTTTTCAGCATAGGACAGCTTAGAACCCTTTCCACTAAATCTAACTAACCAGGGAGTATCTATCAGTGATGTTCTTTCCTTCAGTGCATCTGACTGATACTTGGAGCGTAATTTAGATATTTCTCTCTGTGCCCCCACTGGGTCATTCTTGTAAGTCTCTCCAATTTTAGCTAATTCAGTATCGTATTCTGAACCAACTCTGTTTAGGTAAGACTCTAAAGCTAACTGGTTCTTCATACCTCTAGCTTGTCTGAATCTATTCTCTACACCAGCTAAATAAGGAGCAATAACTTGCTGATAATTAGCAGTTATCCTTCCAGCATCAATCTGCTTCTTAGCTGCATCTATAGCATTCATTGAAGCTCTATTCCTGTTAGCAACCTCTACTCTTCTTGCCTTAGCAGCATCAGATTCTTGTTGTCCTAACATCCTGGTTTTATAGAACATTTCAGCATCTTGAAGACCACCTTGGAATCTAGCTTGTCCTGCTCTATCACTAGCCTCTAACTCTCCAGCTAGCTGTAGTGAAGCATCAGAAGTTCTAGGTCTTGCAGCTACAGATTCTAAATTACCTGCTTGTTGCTCTGCATTGGTCTTAGCTTGGAAGTTACCTTGAAGTGGAACAGTATTCTCAAATGTGTCTAACAAGGTTGGCTTTAATCCTTCCTTATATACTTTAGCTGCCCTGTTGTTGGCTGCCAAACCTCCAACCATTCTACCTAAAGCTAATACTTCCTCTGGAGCTACATTAAGTTTAAGCTTCTTCTTAGGAGTACTTGTTACACGCTTTATACCAGATGGGTTAGTTGTATCACTAGCTGCTACTTTAGGAGCTGTAACTACAACCTCGTCTAGGTGTTGAGTCGGTTCCTGAAGTGCCCTTAGTCGATAGGTTCCATTACCCTTGTCATATAACTCCATTCCTCTGGTTGCTAATTGCTTATTAAAGCGAGCAACGTCTTCGGGAGTCATTCCACGGGCAAGTGTTCTGTTACCAGTTCTATCACCAGCATACACGTCAAATCCAGTTGTACCTTCTGTAGTACCATAGCCTACAATACCATTTCTAATTAGGTCATCAAAGCCTTGATTAGTTCCTCTAAAGGTGATTTGCCTTTGTTTAGCTAATGGGTCTTGTACTGAGTAATTATACTTACCACCGAAGTAATCTCCAGTCTTATTAGTTAATTGGTCATATATATCTTCTCCGCCATTAAAAGAGAGCATATAAGAAGATTGCCAATCATCTGGTCCAGTATGTGAAGTTCTCCATCTATCAATATCGGCTACCCAATCATAGTTAGCCAGAGCAGATGCTCTATTCCAGTTAGACATATCTTTAGCCTTGATTCTTCCTACTGTGTCACCACCTCGTAAGAATTGAATCAATCCGCCCTCTGCTTTCTTAGTAACTCTATCATCTTTAGAAGTTTTCTTCTTTTTATTTGACTTTTTATGAGGTAAGTCTGCCCTCTTAGTATGGTTAGTATTAGGTTTCTTGTTTATAAGTTCCCAAAGATACCTTGCATTAGGGTCTTTCATAGCACCTTCTGGTACTACATATACCTCTGTAGGAGTAGGAGGAGCATAAGGACTTCTCTTAGGGAAAACTTCTTCATATCCAAAGTCCTTCCTATTTCTAACAGCTTCGTCCCAAACTGCATTATACTCACGTTCTGCTGCAGGATGGAATACATCCCTATATTCCCTCTCAGTTTTAGCTCTTTGTTTACCAAACTGCCTTCCTCCTGGTATTTGCCCTTCAATAAACTGGTCTAACCTCTGTGAAGGTTGTATAGTTTGTGAAGCAACTACTTTATTAGCATTTCTAGATGCAGGGATAACAGCTGGTAAGTTTGTAGTCTTAGGAACAAATGGCTCTAAAATAGAATTTATAGTCCTAACTGTCCTTACTGCATTAGCATTTGGAGACTCAACTGGAGTACCTCCTACATGGACAGCTCTATCCTGATATGTTCCTGGCTTACTAAGGTTAGATGGATTTGTTACATCTTGAGATACTTTAGGTTGCCCAGAACCCATTTGAAATACTCTATGTGTTTGACCTGGGGCTGGTAAAGCTAGCATTTCCTTAGGAGCTTCCTTTTGTGAGCTTGGCTTTTTGCCCTTGTTATTTTTTGGACTCTTTTCTACCCCGTACTTCCAATCATTATACTTCATTGATAGTTCATCAACACCTGGAATCTTAGCAACATTCTGCTGCATAGTAGCAGCAATGTATTTATCAGAGTTACTATAGACCCTAGGTACTTCTATCCATCCTTGAGAAGTTCTCTTCTTCACTTTCTTGTTAAAATCATACTCATTTCTGATATTGGAATTAGGAAGATAGCGAGAAGGATTAAACCACCTTTTATTTAAGTCCCCAGCTAGTCTCAAATTATCATCTTTCAGTAATAGTTGCAATGCTGCTTCTTGGTCTTCCAACTTCCTATGAGAACGTATCTCAGATAATTGAGCTGGAGTTACAGATACTTCTTTACCACCTAGTGTAGTAAGCACTTTATTACCTGTTGCTAGGTCCTTTTTGAGATTACGGGCTTGAACAGTTCTCTTGACACCCTTACCTCCTTGTAATACCATCTTAAAACCTTCTGCAATATTTCTCCAGTCATCCACCGTTAGGTCAGCACCTGGTGTCATAGCCTTTTTCATGGATTCTATAGCTGGACCCGTGTAGTTATACGCAGCTAATAGGGACAATGTTTTAGGTATATACTTAACAGCTGTTTTAAGCATCTTACTGCCCTTCGCGGCTGTTCCCAATCCTGGAATCAGACCCACTGTATCTAAGCCTAAGTTCATAGCCAAGCTACCTAAGTCACCCCATTTAAATCCATTCTCAGACACATCTGCTCCATAATTAGCTAGAGAACTACCTACACCTAACACTGCTGAAGCAGCAGTACCATAGACAGGCACATATGCTGCCCCCAAAGAACCAATATCAGCAACTATAGATGCTAGTCTAGTATAATCGGCTCCAGTCCAATCACCACTAGTGATACTTCCAGGCTTTCTATCAGCTGCCTTCTGTTCCTCAGCGGTCCTTCCTTTAGATTCAGCTTTCTGCCTAACGGTTTCCTCTTCTTTGGTTTTCTTCTCTTGTGCTCTCTGTTGTTGGTAGCTACTGTAATTAGCTCCAGCACTATACGTTCCTCCAAACTGCATATAAAGTACACCACCATTTTCCTTCTTAGATGTACGAGTACTATCATAATGAGCGTTTGCAAGACGTCTTAAAGCATCATTCACTAGCATAGATGATTCTCTATATTGTCTAGTGGTTGGATTATACACCATTGTAGTGTAGTTATTATAATCAAACGTTGAAGGAATTGCTACAAATCCATCACCTGCGTCTGGAAGATTCATCTTCAAGTGATTAATTAGATAATCCATGTGATTGGCAATATGTTGAGTATTACCAGCTCTAAACCAATCTCTAGATAGGTTATCGTTTAAGTATTGGTCAATATTGTTATTATAGAAATCCTTTATTGGTTTATCATAGTCTTCTGGTTTATATGATACAGAGCTAGGGACATATCCTGACTGAATGGATTCCTTAAATGGATTCTGAGTAGCATAATCGTTGAAGAATTTATTTCTCTCCCTCTCGTATATTTCTTGTTGGTTAGCCTTAATAGTAGCTTCATTTCTGTCAGCTTCTTCTCGCTGCTTTCTTTGAATAAATGCAGCCTTAGCTTCAGGAGTGGTTGCTCCAGCTGCTTCTGCCTCAGCTTCCCACGCCTTCATTTTACTCTGTTCTGGAGTAGACTCAGTCTCTACTGGGGCTTCCCTCAAGAACTTATCTAAATCACTACCACCTAGTGTGGCAAATGTGTTGTAATCATCGTTGTCTAGTTTATTATTAGAAATAGCAGAGCCAAATGCCCTTCCACGAGCCATTAAGTCTTCTACGCTATTAATACCAGTATCGGACCAATCGTGCTCTTGATACAATTTATTATAATCTGCACTATTAAAGATGTCAGCTATAAGTGCATTACGGTCTTTCTCTGACCTATTTTTAAACCAGTTGCCAAAATCTATATTGTTTCCTCCATACCATCTTTTTGAAATCTCCTTAGTTAGATAGTCATTGGTGTTAAATTTCTCAGCCTTTACCTCAGGCTGCTTATACTGCGGTGCTCCCTTAATGATGTTGTATAGATAATCAGCAGCTAATCCATAGGCATTATTCTCAGTATTCTTAACCCCTGTTTTTATACCCAAGAATTTCTTTCTATCTAACTCACCAGTACTTGATTTTTGACCCGTTGCATCTTGAAAGTTGCCCATAGCATCCATAGTTATAGTGCCATTGTTCATTCCCTCAAGCATATATTGCACAGCATTCCTAAAATCAGCTGCAGCAGCATTCTTTAACCCCTTAGATGAGGTATATTCATCCACATCTCTATAACCTCTCTTTATTAGGTCATCTTGGTTAAAGTCGCCTAGCCCTTTTATACTTAGAAGCTTAGGTTTGTCAGTTTGACCTCCAGAGTTGTACTTTCTTATTACTTGTGACATATACTATGTATAATAAAAAAGGAGCATATAATTAATATACGCCCCTTCTTACCTTGTTGACTAATTATCTTACTCTTACTAGTCTAGCACCTTTTCTTGCAAAAGTTGGTTCCTCTTGAGGAGCTTGTTCTTGAGCAGCACCACCTTGAGCGATTTGCATTAGAGCTTGACATACAGCCATTGCAGCCTCACAATTCTGAGTCTGAACTGCTTGTGCAGCTACTTGTAGAATCTGTGCCATTGGGTCTTGTCCCCCTTCAGCAGGTGCACCACCCTCAGCAGGTGCTCCTTCTACTGGTGCTCCGCCTGCTGGTTCAGCACCAGGTTGAGGTGCAGCACCACCTTGTTGGAATTTTTTAAATTTCTCTTCGATTTTCATAAATTAATACGTTTAAACAGTTTAACCACTTAATTTCTGCAAATATAAGCATTATAAGCAGTATTACCAAATTAAACCAAGAAATTTATGAAATTAAAGTAGAGTAAAATATATTAATCAGTTATCACATAGTACAGTTACCTCAACTTGGATTTATCAACTATAAGCAAAGTTTCATTTGCTATAGCCTTTCTTATATACCTCATCAGTGTAATAGGTTTATAAGAAGCCACGAAGGTAGTTGTGCCCACATCATCTTTATCATTCATATCAATAGGGAACTCTACTACTACATCGTCAGTCGTAATTCTATAGTAAAGAGTTCCAGCTATTGCATGAACAAACTTTGCTTCAGCAGGAAGAGTTACTATTTCCTTTAGTGTCATACAAGATAAGTCTTAATTGTATCAGCCAACAACTTACCATCTACATTAGCAAGCTTCGCCTTGACCAGTTTAATAGCCTCTCCCATGCACTTCTTCGGGATTTGGGGACCTGTTTCGCCATCTCCCCAACCCTTTTCCGTGATAATCGTGTAGATTGCACTAATGATTTCCTCAGGTGAGGCTTCACTCGGAAGGAAAGACTCAAGCACAAGAATCTCTTTAGATTCATTATCGGCTAAGTCTTTCCTTCCAGCTGAAATGTATTGGTCTCTACTATCCAATCTCTGTTTCACCATCTTACGAAGAATAGTAAACTCAGCTGCATCGTCTAAAGGCTTAGCACCTTTAGCAGTTTGGTACACTAAGAACTCATTCTTAATGGCTCTTAATACTTCTGTTCTCTTTACATTCTTATCAAGCATTGATTGCTTAATAAGTGCATCCATTTGCTCTCTGAGCATTTTCGTTCTCCTTTCTTATTAAATGTTTTAAATACTCATACTCTTCAATACTAATCATACCCTTTAGTCTGAGAGATGCCAGCTTCCTTAATAGAAGTTCCCTATCTAGTGAAGGGTTATTATAGATGTGTCTCAGCGGTTGTATTGGTATCATTTAGAATATGTATTGCTTGTTCAACATCTTCATCACTTAGTCCCCATTTCAACCAATCAGATTGAATGAAATAAGGTAATTGAGAGTCCAACATATCAGTATCATCGTCGAAGATTACATACCGATAAGGTTCAGTTTGCTTATCTAACCATTCTTGGATTTCGGAACCTCTATGCCTACTTCTCATATAAGGAGTTATGTCATGTATAGGTTCTTTAATTCCAACAAGGTTAAACACTTCCTGCAAATTACTATCACTTCTCCAGGTAGAAGATACAACAATCTTAGCTCCAGTAGCATCAGTAAGTCTATTTAGTCTTTCCACTGCTCTTGGGTCAATATTACAAGCATTCCAAGCTATACGCTGAGGATGCTCTTTAATCCAATCATTATATCTTTTGTCCTGAGTTCTCTCTGAGTAGAAGAGATTACTATTCATAACCCCATCTATATCTAAGAATATAAACTTATTCATGCTTTAGATATTCTTTAGTAAATTCCTTAGCCTTCAATACTATATCCTTATAGGACATGACTTCAAGCATTTTAGGATGCTGTAGGAATAGACTAGTGAAGTGTAACCTAAGACTCTCAAATCTTTCCTTTTCAGTAGGCTTCTTTACTTCGTCCATCTTCTTAGAATATTTTGAGCAGTGCCAGAGGATTCTTTACCTTTACGAATAAAGGCTATATCACGGTCTGAGTGCTCAGTCATAGCTGCATCCCTCTCCACGTCAGATGTAAATCCTCCTTGTGTGAGAGTACAACTTCTAGTCAAGTATCTAGGAGCTTTAAACATATGATATACAGTAATATCCCTAAAGAAAACTCCACAAGCAGACAAGTAGTCCTGTGCCATACGGTCTGCACCTTCACAGTCTCCTACAACGAATCTGGCTTCCTTATCAGTACAAATGACTTTACTAATGGCAGGAGCATACCACTTGGTAAACTCCTCCCATGTTAAGTCCCTATGCCCACTTATAAAGTATGTCATACTGGGTCTAAGTCAATATCCTCCATATCCAAATCTCCGTCCTCTAAGTGCATCCACTCAGCAAACTCTCTGATAATTTTATCATGGTCAAACGCCCATTGATACTTATCAATAGAATCCAATGGAATCCACCCGATAGCTTCTACTTCATCCTCTTCTCCGCCCCTATCATTACCAGTACCAACACTGATACTACCTGGCTGTGCATCAATTAGAGCATAGTATCTAAAGGATACATTCTGCCTATTTTGGGTAGGAGAGTCATTGAATTTCCAGAAGTGTAGGAAGTTAGGATTCAGTCTAACTCCAGTCTCTTCATAAACTTCTCTGATTACAGCTTCTGCTGTAGTTTCATTAAAGTCTAAGTAACCACATGGCATATTCCACATTCCTTGAAAGTCTGGAGTTCCCTCGCCTCTTTTATTAGCAAGTACGCACCACTTACCATTTAGGAATGTAAATACACATCCTGTTACAGCAATAGAACGGCTAATCCACCATTCCTTACCATTTTCGTCTAATAATGGAAAATTCTTCATATTAATAAAAGTAACTCTTTGGTTGTTCAACATTAAGGAAGTCTAGTGGGTCACCTAATAACTCACCCTTTAGATATACACCTTCATCTTGTATTGTGTAACCACCGTCATTGTTTACCTTAAGTACACCAGTAAAGGGATTTGAAGCCACAATAGTTCCAAACTGCCCATTTACAATTTGATAGAAGTTATCAGCTGTTCCAGCAATTCCTTTAAAGTTTAAATTCTCATCTATCTCTGTACTATATATGCCTAACCCGTTAGCTGATTTGTAAGCTAAGAACATTGGAACTCTGTGATTAACACACCACATAAGTTCTGAAAGCATTCCCTTAGAAATACTTTCCAATTTCTGTTGCCATGCAAATCCATCTAATACAAATACGACATAGTCTGATTGTTCCAGCTTAGAAAACTGATACTCAGTTCCCTTCTCACTGTAAACCACCTTATCTGCTTTACTTTTAACCTTTATACTTTTGACTACTTGTAATACACCAGAAGCAAAAGACCAAGGACCTGAAACATAGATTTGGCTCATTTATATAGTCCAAGTTTTCTGATTATTGAATTTACCTCATCTGTTACAAATGGTAATATAATCTTTCCATCATCAACCCACTTTCTAATAGCTGTAGAGCATATTGTAATGTCAGGAGCATAGATAACCTTTACCTCGTCATGCGGAATATCCTCACTGTTAAAGTGTGCTACATCGACCACTAAGAACTTATTATCCTTTAATATGTCTTCACCATACTGCCATCTTGGAATCTCCTTATAAGTCTCGGCAGATGTTACAATGATAAACTCACCATAAATCTCTTTTAATGCCTCAATAGTCTTATAAGTAGGTAATGGTTCTCCATTAGCGATACGATATTCAATACCATCCACAACTACTCCAGGAATATTGTCAAAGGTTTCCTTAGCCATAGTAAGTCTATACTCCCATTTAGTTTCTGTGTTCTTCCAAACACTCTTATACGCTGGAACTACTATAACCTTGTCAACAATACTAGAATTAAGTGCAGCTGTAACTATATTGACATGACCAATATGTGGAGGGTCAAAAGACCCAAAGAATACTCCTATCATCTTCTATGCCTCCTACTTCTTGATTTGTAAGAAGATTTCCTCTTGTACGTTTTCTTAGACGGAGTGTATGAGGATTTGGTCTTCTTGTAGGTTGATGTATTAGAGTTCCACAAATGGCTTCTACTCGTCCTCTTAGTAGTATCCCTAACTGATATAGGGGCAACTGACTTAGTTCTCGGAGTTTGTTCTACACAGCTATTAAAGAGGAAGAACATTACCAACAAAAATAAATAATATAATTTCATACAAGAAACAAATAATAGATAATGGCTAGTACTCCGCCTATAACAAGCAGAGCTACTAGCTCATTACGAGATTTAACATTTACTAATTCTAGGATTAGCTCTAAGAAGTCAATCATACATTTCCCTTGGCACTATGATAGGACTAACTAATCTCTTGAACCTAGATTTGAAGCGTCGTCCAGTAATCTTACCTACAACATCTGGACCAAGTTCCGTAGTTAATTCGTCTTGTAGTTTATCATTCTCTGGAGAAGCCTTACAAGTAAGAGTCTGTAATACTCTATCAACGTCATAATAACTCTTAGCACCTATCTGGTCTAAGTCACTATTACTGATACCTAAACCATCAGTAGGAGTAAGAGACATTGACTTTTTAATAGCCTCACACATATCACAAATCTTCCTAGCGCCATCTGCATCCACTTCTTTCTTTATCCCACACCCATAGTAATACCCTATTAGCCACTTAGCTAATTCGTACACTTCAGTCTTCCATAGACCTTGAATTGGGTCAAAGTCACCCACATCACCATGAATAGTCCAGAATCCAAGCTGATACTCAGTTTGATTATCTGTACTCATTACTAACCCTTTATGGATTGAAGCAAGATTGTATAGATATATCATTCTCAGCCTAGCTTGGATGTTGCCTTTAGAGATAGGTGTGCCAAGAGTACCCTCACCATCATATACAGACTGATTTACATGCTGGTACATGTTGAGAAGATTTACAACCTTGAAATCATCACAGAAAACCTGCCCAACTAATTCGGATACATCAAATTCATCACTCTTATTCTTAATGGGAAGACTTCTTCCTATTAGAGGAATACCAGTCTTCTTACTAACCTCATGGCAAATGGCAGCAACAACAGTGGAATCAATTCCCCCACTGATGCCAAGTACCATTGCCTTAAGGTTGTTCTTGGTAATGTATTTAGCTGTCTCCTCAACAAGAGTGTTGAAGACATGCTCATAATTTAATTTACTCATCTTTCTCGCCTATTAATTTAGGAGTTTCAAACATATAACCAGTTTCAAATAATATGTAGAGGTCAGATGGAACGAATCTCCTTTTCTCAAACCAATACACCTTATCTGTTAATAATATAGGAAGGGAATAATGTGAGACAGCTAAAGACTTAGCCTTATACTTCTTAAAGAAGTTGTCAAACATTCTGACCATCCCAGCTTGATATTTGAGTCCAAACCCTCTGTCTGCCTCATCAAATACAAGTAGTGTCTTTTCATCCCATTCCTTTTTATTCTCTTCTATCCAGCGGGCTAATGTACTGAGATGCCTTTGTCCGTTAGATAGATTTTTAGTAGCAAATCCACCATGTTTAATTAATGCTTCTGCACTTGCACAGTTATCTAACGCACGAGGGTCATCGAACTCTGAGCTAATAAAATAAAACTTCTCAAAGTCAGTATCAATTTCAACTTTATCTTTGAAAGAATTAATACTCCCATACATTAGCTTCATGTCATAATCTGAACAGGTTCTATCGTCTACGTTATCACACTTGAAACTCCTGACAGTGTTTAACAATGTGGACTTACCACACCCATTATCACCAACAATAAGATGCCATCCCTTCTCAGAGAAGTCAAAGTTATATTCTTGATTGGCTTTAAGGGTGCGGAAATCCTCTTTAATTTTTATGTTCAAATACATAATTCGTTCAAACAGTGTTCTACTTCTTGTTCTTGACCAGTATGTTTTCCCAAATCATCAGATAGCTTCACACAGTTAAATACAGGTTGATTCTTATTCATCTGGCAGGAAGTCAACTTCATAACAATATTGGATGGTTTATGTCCAGTATCATTAGTGAGGTTGGTTCCAATACCAAATGCACAACGGATACGCCCTCTACAATATTCTCGGATTTCAAGAGCCTTCTCGAATGTAAGAGCATTGCTAAAGATGATTGTCTTAGTAGTGGGGTCAATTCCAAGTTCTTTATAACGTGCAATAGCACTTGTTACAAACTTAAATTCATCTCCACTATCTTGACGTACACCATCAAACAGCTTAGCCTGTTTACGAGACAGATTCTTAAAGAATACAGCAGAAGTATAAGTATCACTCAATGCAATACCCAAGTCACCATCATATACCTCAACCCAGTCTTCCAATGCCATATAGTTGGCTTGTTTGTAGCCATACATAGCACCATGAAACATGAACCATTCGTGGGGATGAGTTCCCATCATAGGCATATCATATTTCATAGCTAGATAGCAGTTAGAAGTACCAGTACAGTATGTTGCACTATCCTTTAGACTCTTTACTATAGCTTCCTGGACATTATATGAATAACGTCTGCGGGTTCCGAACTCAGAGAAGTGCATCTGATTCTGATTAGAAAGAACAATCTTAGGTTCTAATCTAATAAGAACATCTGTCATGTTGATAGTATTGTTCAACATTCTGTTTCTGAGTTCTGATACAATAGCCAAAATAGGCACTTCATACAGAGTTACTCTGTAAAGATAGTCCTTAGCTGTAATGTGAAGATGTTTATCTTCATCAAGCCATATAGATACCTTACCAGAGCTAAGTTTAATTCCACTCAACCATTCCCAATACATGGGAGGAATAAAACGACAATGAGTTGTCATATAGTCCTGTTCTTCTTGGGTTAAATGCAAGGAACAGAAATATACTATTTCCATTCTTAGTTGTTGTACAAACTCTTCTGTATATTCAGTGTTGTCCCTGTCAAAGAACTCAAACGTTCCTATTGCATGAGGGAACAGTTTCATGTAAGCATACGAAGTTGTAAACTTATACAAGTCCGTATCAAGAATTGATTTTACAATCATAGTTCAAATAATCTTGTATTATTACTTTCAATATAGTTGTTTAGTTTTATACCACCGTCTAGAGATGCTATGCCGTCAAGATATACCATAGGTTTAATTGGCTCCAGGTTCTTTAGAGTTTCAAGAACACAGTAATCACCTGCCAATCCGCATACTACTATCTGATTCTCTGGGTCAACATCTATACCTATAGAATTACTATAAATAGTATCATATTTAACCCTGGCAGTAGCAGGAGCAACCTTAACTCCATATTCTTCTGAACTAGGTAGTTCACCCTTAATAAGTACTCTATAGGGTACTCCAGAACCGATACAACCATATAACAGTAAGTCGTGTATAGCTGCACCTTTAGAGAACTGCACACAGTGGTCGTTCCACTCACCACCATTCCTTTTAAAGGAACAGTGGTTAGCTGGATGCCAATCGGCAGTGAATATCACCTCACCAATTTTCTTGTTCTCAATCAAATGAGAAATGTTCCACAAAGCCCTATCGGACCCAGGAACGTAGAGTGGTGCTCCCAGTAGACAGAAGTCATACTGGAAGTCCACAACTACTAGAGTAATTTTCTTTTCCATGCTACGAATATTGCTATTAGGATTGATACTAAGAAGAATCCTGCCACTAATGCAAGAGGAATCCATAATGGAGCAAATACCCAGAACCATGTTATGTTAGCACCAAATAGTTTACAAACTAACAGTACTATAAACAACAATCCAGGGAATCCAACTCCTCCTTGTACTACAACTTTATTATTCGACATCGAGGTATAAAGGTTTAAAAGTTTCAGTGTAAGTTTCATCTACTAAAGATACATTAGCCATTTTCATATCATCAAAGGTTTGCAGTGTATGCTCACCACTATGAATATGTCCACAGAATGTATATCTAGGATGTTTACGAAGCATCTCATCAGCTAACCAAGGATTACCTGCATCCTCCCTGTCAAACCTTTGGTGAATAACACCAAGCCCACACAATTTGGGTGCATCGTGAGATATAACAATATCACAATACTGGGGCATAGATTCATATGCTTTAATCAATGTCTCTGGTTCATACATATATGCCCAGTTACCAAAGATTTTACAATATGGAGTTCCCCATATACTATATATCTTACCATCCTTACTAATGACGGATGTTTCTTCATTATCTAATAACTCAAGTTTACCATTAGTAGGATTACTCAATATTGAGCTAATCTTTAGAGGTTGCCTATACATATTAGCTAAGGCGAAGTCATGATTACCTCCTACCATGATAACTGATTCACAAGGGAGATTATTAACCCACTCAGCAAATGTAGTCTTTAACCACTTTTCACTCTGAGGAATGTTCCTCTGCATACGCAGTGGCATGATGTCTCCACATATCAATACTACTTCACAAGGTTCTTCTATTTTAGGTAGAATACCATGCAAGTCAGATGTTACACAAATTTTCAAACTTTCTTTGTCTTTAGTGATTGGTCAATTTTGTGGGCAAGTCCATAGACATTCTTAGTCCAGCCATTCATGTGTCCCTTATTGTTGCCTATTAAGCAACCTTTCTCGTTGTCTACTGCATAGACTTTATGAGTTACACATGAACCTCTTACTTTACAGAATACTACATCACCCACTTTACAATCTTCCCATTTAATAGGAGTAACCAAATGCTTCTCATTACTTTTATATAATGGAAGCATTGAGTTACCTGGTTCACTGGTAATGAATGATTCACCAGCTTCTAACCTTTTAATCTTCCTTAGAGTATTCGGGTTCATAACCTAATTCTATGTCCTCTCTATAGTCCTGAGCAGCATCTCTTAAGGCATCTTTGATGGTGCAAATAAGAAACGTTTGTCCATGCATTAGAGTACAGAATCCTTTAATTAGCTCCTCAGCAGTTGCATCATTATAAGGCAACTCCATAGAGAATACTCGTCCGTCAATTTCTAAAGATATTTTAGTCACTTAGTTTATACACTTCGTCAGGAATGGTGTGTTCCTTAACAGATTTCTCTACTCCTTCATCTATTTGGTGCTGAATCTTCTCCTTTACCTCAGTCCAAGAGATTGGAGTATAGTTGTTGTTATCTACACCTACATCATATTGATAGGGGAATAGATGAACTAACCTATCACAATCCAATCCAGAACTAGTCGGACCAGAGTGAACATGACCGAATAACTGCCATACAGCATCAGCATCGTTACGATATGAACCACCATAGCACAGGAATGGGTAATGATTCAAATAGATACTTCTCTTCTCTATCTGGATTTGCATTTGTGGTAACACCCCAACAAACTTATCCATATAACCCTGTCTTAGATTCTTTCTATCATGATTACCTATAATCAAGTAGATTTGTCCATTCAGACGAGGGATGATGCTGTTCCATAGAGCACTTCCACCAAAGGCAAAATCTCCTAAGTGGAAGACTGTACCATCCTCTGGGACTACTCTATTCCAGTTCTCAACTAACTTTTCATTCATTTCCTCAACATCCTTAAATGGTCTATTGCACAATCTTATGATATTAGCATGACCAAAGTGAGTGTCAGAGGTAAAGAAAGTGTTCCTAGCACTAAATTCAAACTTCTGTTCTTTCATCTTTTACAATTATTAATCGTTATCATAATCTAAACCTTTAGTTAGATAATCAATAGCATCCAATTCACCACGAGTTAGTGGGATTACCTTATCATTTATAGTAATATCCCAACCTTCACCATTAGTCCATTCAGTAACTTCAATAAAGTCATCCTTCTTAGCTAAATGGTCATACTTGCGTAAATTATCATTTACTGATTTTCTATTAGCACGTTCCATATTCCGTCTCCTTATAAAATTCTATTTGATAGTTATACTGCTGCTTCAACGCCTGATTGATGTCAGTAAATACACTACTAGGCATCTTCTTACCAGTCCTAGCATAATATGCTGGATGATATACTTCGATTGTCTTTAAGCTATTCACTATATCATTCTTAAATGACCCAGCCTGGCTGCCAAATAAAACATAAATCATACCTCCATCTTTATAGCTCATGTTGTGAATCAACTTAGATACAAATGGTTTCCATATGTCAAAGTGTGCTCCAACTCTGCCTACCTCACAAGTAAGGGCTGTATTAATCATTAATATTCCCTGCTCAGCCCAAGACTCTAACGTATTGTCAAACTCTATAAGGTTATGGGGAATTTCATAATTAATAGCCGCCTCTTTAACTACTTTAAGTGAAGGAGATAGACACTCCTCAGAAGTATCCTCTGAATTACCAAACAGTATTCCAGTAGCTACTCCTCTTTGAGGGTAAGGGTCTTGCCCAAGAAAGACCACCTTGCAGTCTTTAAATGAGCAAGCCCTAAATGCTCTAAAGATGTTCTTAGGAGAAGGACATAGGTCAGCTGAATTGACCTTATTAACCCAAGTTACCACTTTACGTAGTTCCTCTTTGTCAATAACATCAACCCAGTCACCAAAGTATTCATTTGCGGTCATATTCTATAGTACCTATATCCATGAGGATTAGAAAGTATTTTGTACCATTCCATAGGAGTAACTTCTACACTTTTCCATTCCCTAATATAAGTTTGGGGTGGACGAGAATTATCCATAGGGTCTTCGTATTCTACTAACACTCTTACTATCATTCTATATAACCTCTCTTGATAAATTCTTCATGCAGTGGTTGTGCCAACTCTCTTGCTTGAGGGTGAGCATCCTTAGCATCTCTCAACTTGAAGAACCCTTCCCATTGTTTAATAGTGCCAGTCATAATTAACTCGGTCTTTAAGCTGTTAGGAAGTATAGCTCTAGCCTGTTGAGCAATCATGCCATTCTCTAAACTACTAAAGTAACTCTTCTCAGCGAAGAGCATAGCATATAACCAGTTTGTTTCAGCACAGGAGGAATCTAACCCAGCTTGCCAGTCCAAGGTGTGGTAATCTGAGTAATCATCATTCATATACTTGTCAAACCATGTAGGAATAATAAATGTACATTCCTTACCAAACTTATCCTTAGAATAATTACAATAGCGGGTACTTTCCTGTGCAAAGGAGAATACTCTATGCCTTACAAATTCATGACTAACTCCTCTATCACATACAAACTTAACAGTAACACGTTTAACGTGATGCTCTGAAGGCTCACATTGATATTTAAGGTCATCAAGCCAATCGTTTTGAAGTAGTACTCTATAGTTAGTGGTTATGTAGGCATATGTATGTCCATCGAACTTCTCTTTATATTCTGGAGTCTCATATCCATGTAGGGGTTCATTACCAACAGTCACTACAGAATACTTATTGAAATGATATTTATTGGGAAGGTTCATAGAACCATGCTCGATAATATCATACTTCAAATATACTGTACCATGTTCAACCATCGCAGTATGACCACGATTTACAAGCATATTGACAAATTTCTCTGCACTATCTTCTGTTATTTTGTCTTCTGACTTATAACAAGTTCTACCACATCTTTCTATATGTTGTAACAGCCCATCTACTCCAGGCTTTTGTTCAATTATTTCAAATGACGGTTTAATCAGCCTCATCAATCACTCTTTCATAAGTTTTCTCAAATATATCTGGCTTGCAAGGATAGAACTCCCCATTCACTCCTTTAATGATATAATCTCCGACAGAGGCTTTCATTATACCTTCAAGAGTCTCAATCTTCAAATAAGGATTATCCTTATCTTCGTAGTTTACTCTTATAGTATCACCTCCCATAAACTCATGAATTTCTATAATACGGTCTGAATTATCTTCAAACTGTATAGCTTCAATGATAACTGGTTTCTTCCTATACTTCATTCTTTTACTAATGAATCCCTCCAATCATCCCAAGCTTTAGCTTCAGCATATGACTTCTGAATAGCTTTCCAGGATGTCTTAGAGAGTGTAGAGTTATAATAAGTAGTATCTTGTGTTACTTCTTTACCTAACCATTGAGGTTTATCAAACTGTGTATCCTCTGATGGTAACTCTATCTCAGCAATTATTAAGCCTTCATCCTCTCCATGAAACTCGTCTACTTCCCATTTCAACATACCAGATGTTGCTGGAATGATATAACGGGTTTTATGAATAATCCTACCACAGGTTCTTTTAAGTAATTCTTCTGCATCCTTCTTAGGAATAGGAATTTCATACTCTAACCTTGACAGTCTTTCATTAGATTTGACTATAATCCATGCTTTCTCGTCTCTTATAGATACTCTAGCTTCTCCTTTACTTGTAGTCCCTATGTATCCTTGCTGTATATTCATAACCCTAACAGCCTGCTCCTTAAACAAGCTGCTAGTGGTTAGGAACTTTCTCTCAATCTCAGTCTGCATCCTTAGAATCTTCTATTATCTCGTCGAGAATTTCCTTCATTATACTGAGGTCATTCTCATTACAGTGATTACAAAGAAAGTCTTTAAAGAATCCTTCATCTAATCTCTGCCAAAATTCATATTGAAGGTCATCATCTTCAATAAGAGGAAGTACCTCACATACTTTAGGTTCTACGTCAACTACTGAACTTAAGTCTATATATTTAGCCATATTAATGAATCCAATGGTCACCAACCTCTACATCAGCACCTAAATGTGCTCTTGTACAGAATGGTTTACCTGCACTTACCATGCACTTAACTAATATATCTGCAACTTCTTGAGCAATCTCGTCTGGAGCTTCAAGATTAATTTCATCATGTACTGGAATACAATATTTAACCTTGAATAACAAACCATTCTTCAACAACCAGTTGAATAGTTTTATAGATGCTAACTTAAAACACAATGCACCAGTAGCCTGAATAGGATAATTAATAGACTGCTTCTCAGACTCTGCTTTACGTCTTGCTAAACGTCTAACACCTTGTACAGTGTCACAGTCAGGGTCTTCCTGCTTCATTTCTCTATAATATGCCCAGAACTCAGGGTCTTCTTGCTTATCCATCTGTCTTTTAAGTTCATCATAGTCATAGATATATGCCTTATGCCCAGTTATCTTACTTAATAAGATATAACCTTTACGCATAACATCTACTCTACGGAAATCCTGATATCTCTTCAAGCCAGCAAAACCTGACATATAGTTCTTATAGATTTCTTTAGCTCTCTTGGCATCAAGACCATAATTCCTTATTAAGGTACTGTCTTGACCACCATAATTGAAACAGAACTCATAACCTTTAGCTTCCTGCCTTAGGTCTTTAAAGTTCTTCTTAATATCCTTTAGGGGCATATCCCTTGGAATTTGTTGGAACACCATCTTGGCGGTTAGACTATGTAAGTCACCACTACCATTAGTTAGCTCTTCCAACATAGCTTCATCGTTAGCCATAGATGCCATTAGATATGACTCTTGACCACTATAGTCAGCTGAAATCCACCTGTTACCTTTATCGGAAACAAAGCAGGCTCTAGTTTGAGCGTCATGTGGTAGATTCTGAAGATTAGGTTCTGTTGAACTTAACCTACCAGTATCAGTTCCTAACTGGTTGAAATTAGCATGGATTCTACCAGTTACAGGATTTATCAAGTTTAAGAACTTCTGACCAAAGGTATTAACAATGATAGCAGCTTTCTTATACTTTATATATATTGGAATTAGAGGACTCTTAGATGCTTGTGGTTCTACCACTTTAATATCCACAGACTTCTTATAATGCTTGGTCTTCTTATCCAATACTCTTAGATTCAATCCCAATTCTTCAAATAATGGGATTACTTGCTGGGAACTAGTCCAGTTTATATGACATCTTGGTTTAGTATCAAAACCGCTGAACAAATCACCTTGCATATTAACAGAACAGTAGTTACCAGTTTGTTTAATAACATAAGCCTCACTGTCATGACTTGCTCCAGTAGAATCAAACTCTGGTGCTCTAACAGCATTTAGAGGTAACTTAGCTCTCTCTTCTTTGAGTACATCCTCAGACTTATACCATTTATCAATATGGATAACTTGATTGATAGTATAGCCCTTATCACCGTATTCTGTGCAATAACGCTCTACCCAATCATTTAGTTCTGCTTCATATCTCTCAAGGTTATTAAGGTCAGTAGCCATTTTGATTTTCCACTTATCAATGTCTAACTTAGCCCCACAATATTCTATATATGCTAGGCACTTAACAAACTCATTCTCGAAATCAATAGCCTTTAACAGACCTTTCTTCTCTAGTTCGATAAGCTGTTTGTCCCTAATCCTTCCCAGATAGGAAACATCTCCTGCAGCATACACAATAACATCTTCTGTTAATCCAGTCTGTATAATCTTACCTCGTACAGACTTATCCATATCTACTCCTAGATAATTGATACTAGCAGCTTTCAAACTCATCTCATGCATACCTGCTGGATAACCTAGCCAAAGTAACTTCTCAGCTAAATAACCATCATAGACTCTCATAGGAATGATTCTTTGATGATATAGGAATTTCAAGTCAAACTTAATATTCCAACCTAAGAATATCCTTTGAGGGTTCTCCATATACTCCTTAAATAGGTGTATGTCCACAGATGTACAATCAATAACTACTTGAAAGTCTGCACAACCAAGTTGAACAGTTAATAGTTCCTTAGTATACGGGTCTAAACCCATAGTTTCAGTATCCAGCTCTACTACATTGAGAGGTGCTAATAATTCTAAAGCCTCCTCGGCACTGATGACTTTATATCTATTAGATGCCCAGAGAGACTGTTGCTTGGTTACTAAATATATCATTAATATATAGCTATGTCTACATCATTAATATCAATATCTCCAAGCTGTGATAAAGCTGCAATAAGACGCTGTTTAATAGCCTCTCTAGCTTCATCAATGTCTAAATAGCCATAGTATTCATACCATGCTATACCTTTAACACCTAAGTCGAATTTAAACGTCTCTTCTTGAACGTTATACGGAGCGAAGGGGTCATTCTCTGCTCCTAATGGTAAATTACTCATTGTGTTTTGCTTTTATAAATCCTAACGAGTAATCTAATACAGTGCTTATTTCTAAGCCTTAAACAGTTGCATAATACAACAGAGTTGGATTATCTTTCTGAATATCAATCGGGCCCATGTTCTTAATAGCTAGCTTTTGGTTAAACTGCTGAACATCAAATCCAATAGTTATTAGATGATAACCATGTAGTGTAGGAATTTGATACCTTACTTTGTTCTCTTCAACACCTCTACATTCATTGACTAGTGTAATAACTGTCTTTAAATATTCAGGGTCTTTGGAGTCAACATCAACCACCCACAGTGGTTTATATCCTTTAGCTCTATTTCCACCACATGCACTATCCCATACTCTATAACCCTGATATGAGTTACCTTCTGAGACTAGTTTAGCATATTGCTGAATAGAAGCCAAAGCAACCTCTTGAGCATTCCTCTTATTAAGATGAATATACGCTCTAGCGTTGTTCTTTAGACATAACTCTTTAATCTTTTCTTTCTTGGTTAAGAACTGGTCTTTACTAAAGATATAGTAAGTCTTAATAGTTCTATAACCATTGTTCCCAATTTGAGTGATATTACCATCCTTCTTACGTTGAATGATTTGTAAGAAATAGAACTCATCCTGGCTATTAAACTCCAAGATGTTTTCTATCATGTCAAAGTTATCTACAATGGTAAGATTACTTAAACACTGTTCACAGAAGTCATAACCGCTGTGTTCCTTACGATATTTCTCAAATGGAATGTTCTGTTCCATAATGATGCTACATCCATCACAGACTACAGCACCATTTCCTCCGTTAAACTTGTACATTACTTATCTCCATTAGAATACAACAATGTGTCATCTTTAGCTAGATAAATTTCGTGAGTAGGCTGACCTCCATTCTCTTGTGGTGTAAGGAACACGTCGCTTTCAAAGAACTCCTCCATGTCTGTACTGTCCACATCACCATCTTTAACCAGCTCAACAGCTTCCTCCAATGTTTCAGCTTCTACTTCGTAAGAGTATCTACACCATGTAGTTACTTTCACATCCTCATATAGCTCGAACTTCATAATCAGAATCCTGTTTGTGTAGTAAAGAAATTGACATTACCTACTCCGATAATATGAGCATCATCCTCATCATCAACGTAGTAGTTTATCTCACCATCAAAATCCTTAATAAGTGTAGTAGTCCATTCTCTGTTAATATGATAGTCAAAGTCTGGATTATACTTTAGCACTTCATCCAACAAGAACACAGCTACCATACCAGCATCAGCACAGAAGTATCCAATCTTCTCAATGTTTAAGGAAGCATCAGCTATCTTATCGTCATAGATTTTAGCTTGAACTGAATCCTCTCCATACTGCTTCATAAGTTCCCATCTTGCTCTTCCTAAAGCATTGAGTTCCTCTAACTGTGCTTCTACATCTTTACGAGGTGTAGACCAAGTTGAGCAACTCCAATCACCATAACGAGTAGATTCGGAGATATAATTAGTAAGACCCAATGCTGCCATGTTATCACCATAGTCACACTTACGCCAGTCCTCTGAATCCTTCTTAATTATATAACATGGGTCTGTTATGATAATATCACCCTTGAATTTCATTTGATTTGTTCATTAGTTTCTCATATTCCAAATCTCTTTGATATACTACACTAAGTGGACTCATACCTGCCTCAAGGGTTTCAATAAGTCTGAAACCATTTTCTGGAGTTATTAATGATTCCTTCTCAGACACACAGCCAGTGTATTTCTGACCGTAATCTCCCTCTACTTTCTTAGTAGCTGGGTTAATATCACCCCAATCTGCTGGGTGTCCATTACCTATAGGTTCAATATAATACTTCTTACCAGTAGTTAGTGATTTAACAATAAACCTACCAGTTTCATCAGTATTAGTTAAGAACCTCTTATCCAAATCAGTCACGTGGAATTACGTCTAAGTCTGTTAAGTAAAATGAATGATTATCTTGGTCTTTTTGTATGAAATAGCCATTTACTTCAACATTCTCCCCTTTAAGAGTGTGTATTACCACTTCTCTATCAGGGTCGAATTGTTTCAGTATTTCAATTAGCTGTCCTACTAATATTGCCATTAGAACTTTCCTTCATTAGGTTGTAAGCACACTAATCCTTGTTCTCTCCACATCTTGACACACTTATAATTGTCTTCAAGGACGAATTGAACATTGTACTTGCCTTTGATATTATCTTCATAGATTTTCTTCTTGCAATCAGCTCCAGGACTGTAATCCTTAACTGGACGGAAGAATAGGTCATCTACTATAATATCGTGTTTAGCTAACCACTTCTTAGTAGCGGCTATGATTTCTGGAGTGCCTTCTCTACCAGTAACAATGAATACCTTACACTTCTCATACATACGTCTAACAAGCATACAAGTACCTTCAATAGCTACATCATCTAACATACCCTCAGCTGCACCTTCTCCAAAGTAAGGTCTGCCAGTAGTATTTAGACACAATGTAGCATCCATGTCTACTAATATAACAGGACGACCGCCATCAACATGCTTAGGACTCTTCTTTAACATACTCTTAATATCTTCCTGGATAATAAAGTCACGATACCTTCTCCAAGTTGCTTTAATAACTTTCTCTCCTATTGGATTAGGTCTCATGGCATCACGACGAATACACTCATCAACTGGAATGAAGAAATCTTTATATTCAACTTCATACTTCCAATCATAGGTATAATTCTCGTTGAAATCCTTAACCGTCTTCTCTAACTCTACACAAGTCTTAGGGTTAAGGTTCATGTTATCAACTACAATATTATAACCTTTCTCCATACCATAAGCTAGTACAGTGTTATATGTTGCAGTAACAACCTTCTCTCTGTTAGGAACCCAATAGTCACCTAACATATTACGAATATCATCGTTATTGAATCTAATTCTATGTTCTGGGTCTTCATGACACCATTGCTTAGCCCAAGTAGATTTACCTGAGCCTTGGATACCTCTACAGATTATTAACTGTCTTGTTTCCATTATTTCTCATTAGTTGGCTTAAGCCACAGATTAGTATGAGTAAAGATATAATCTCCCAGTGATTTGTACACAATACATAAAGCAAATAGAGTTCTACTAGTATCATGTTTAAAGCACTTCACTAACTCCTCTCTGATTCTCTCCTCAGACACCACTGACATCTTACTTTCGTAGTCGTAGTTGTATATAGCATCAAATAGACTGTTACTAAAACCAAAGTTCTTAGTAATAGAAAACCTAATCCCTCTCAGAATACGTAATGGGTCATCGTCCAAAGTTACATAGGTATCAAGAGGAGTTCTAAGTATTTTAGATTTTAAATCCTCCATACCACCAAAGTAGTCTATAATCTCCCCAGTATCAGGGTCTTTAGCCATAGCATTAATAGTAAAATCTCTACGAGATAAATCATCATATAGATTACCTGGTTCTACTATGGGAGTTCTAGTACCTGGAACATATCCTACTTCCTTCCTAGCCATTACAAAGTCTGCCACACCTTGATACTTGTATCCTTCTGGGAACTTAGCACGTATAGTATAACATTCTGGAGTTACTAAGAAGATTTCAAACTTCTGTTCTTCCAAGTAGTTTTTCAATGCCTTAAACATTAACCTAGCTGGACTAAGTTGAGCTTCACATGGATGAATTTTACTGTACACCGCTTCGGTAGGTACAGCAACATAATCCACATCCTTATTAGTAAGACCTAAGAGTTCATCACGTATCTTACCACCTACTTCATAAAACTTAAAATCACCAATCATATATACAACCAATTACTCTATTCCCTTCAACGAAGTTATATAATTTATTAATGCCTTCTTCGTAAGACATTTCAGACCAACTAGCATATTCATGATTCCCAAAATTCTGTGGATACATATAATCCATATAATAGATAGTTGAATATCTACTAAAATAATCATAGTCATCCATAAAATCAGGAAGACATATCCAATTTGCTACAGGTAATAGCTTATTATCTGTCAGTATGGTCAGCGCTTCCTCTTTAGTTATGTCTCCAGACTCAACAGAATCAAATACAGCATCAGCAGTTTTATCTGCAATTTCGGAAACTTCATTTCTGAGTGATAGAAATTGCGATAATAAATCATTTAACTTTCTAGTTGTCTTTTCCATAGATTTCTCCTCCATACTCTTCCCACTCTTCGTCGTCACCTTCGAACTCTTCAATAGTGAAATCATAGTACTGAGATTCATCTACCGTCTCCCACAACTTATCCCAGTCTGAATCTTCCATTTCATCTGGGTCATAGCCTTCCTCTTCTGCTATATCAGCCTCACATCCATACCGCACCAATATGTGCTAACGTGTATTAGAAACCTCTTCATTATTTAGCAAGTTTAGAAATACTGATGTCTTCTATCATCATATAATCATTAATCTCGTCCTCTATGTAATTAGCTTCATCTAAGGCATCTATCATTAGAGCCTCTGGAATATCGTCTAATGTATTGAAAGTGGGTTCATCAGAACGCCTTTGATAGTCATTGACCAACTCTAGCAATTCCAAATCATCCACTTCCATTACATATTCAAGCTTAAATTTCACTTTATGATTCAGTTTCAATGTCCACTTCACCCTTATCCAGTGATTTAGATTCTCCTTCCAAGAATTTAATACACTTCAGCTTATAAGCTTCGGATAGAGAGTTCTCAATCTTAATAACAATTCCCTCATGAGGAACTTTGTTATTACAAGTTGGAGATTCACACTCCATGAAGAAATTCTTATCACTAGCTAACCTCTGTAGGAAGTTTTCATTCCAGTGCTCTGAAACAGAGAGGTCAGGATATAAATCCTTAGCATAGCCATAGTAATATTCCTCTACAGGCTTTAAGCCTTCTTTAACACACCATTGTTGTACTTGGCGTGCACTAAACTCATATACACGTCCATCAGGATTAGTATAGGTCAAACGATAGATTTGTACTCCAAAGTTCTCACCACACTTATATTCACCTTTAGGAGGTTCAAATCCGTAGTCAAATGCTTTGCCGCCCAATTTCTGGATTGCTCCACCATTGGGTAGGAAGCCTACTATCTCGTAGTAAGCAGTCATACCTTTCTGTAGATGAGGTCTGACAACATCATCTGCATACTTCCACACGTCTACTCCATAGAAACCACCGTTAGTAGTTCCATTGTAGTATGGATTCTTAACTACTGAACGAGAAGACCATAGATAATCATATCGAGTATCATCTATCTCTTTACAAGTTAGGAACTCGAATACTTTCTCATACCATTTCTTAGGTCTTTCACACAATACATAAGCAGATATACCAGAGGTTCCATGAACCTTAGCAGTAATGCTTATAATATCGTTAGGATGAACAGCTGATGGACACTTCTTAATGAGCGTAGTATCATAATGAAACCTAAATTGAGTATCAATTACTTTCTTTACTTTCTTTAGGTTTCTCTTTATCTTACCTCCCTCTCTGGGCTGACCAAGAGTATAAGCAACTTTGGGAACATATTTCCTACATATGATTTCTCCATCTACAGAGTCAAACTCAGTACCTGGAGCAACCTTATGTACTATCTCACTCTTCTTACCAATTAAAGTAAGCCAGTTGTATAGGTATGTAATAGGAGTAATAAATCCTTCAGAAGGATAACCTTGTAGCTTGATAATCTTCACTCTACAATTATCTTCAAAGAATCCTGCCTGTTCCTTATCAAAGTTCTTATTCTTATCTCTAAAGAGATTGTTGGCAGATAAGAATCTATCATCAATAGCACATTCTATAGGGAAGTAAATATATGTACCAGGATTGGTATCAATACTTACAGCGATAGAATAACCATCAATTGTACAACATTTTAATCTCTCACACTTCGGATTAGGATGATTAATAAAATCCTCAATCTCTACAATCTTAGCAGCATAATTTCTGTTAAATTTTGGTGATTGAGTTAATTGCATTTAAAGCAAATTTAGAAAACCCATACTAAATAATCTCTGTATTAGGTAATCTTTAAAGAGGAAAGTGACTATTCCTCGAATAAGCTCCAATCATCACGGAGGATAGCATCCCAGTAGAGCTTTACTTCTTCTCTCTTACCCTTAGGGTATTGAGCTTTAGGGATACAGTAAACTTTACCATTCTCCATGAAGAGGACGTTACCTCTTGGATTAGTCACTTTGAGACCACTCTTTAGAAAGGACAAAGCCTCTCCAAAATCAAACTGTTTTACTTCCATTGTTACCTTTAATATTTATAAAGTGAAACTTAGATTTACTAAGCAACAGTCTCAGCTATGATGTTCTTCAAGATAGTCATACAGTTCATCAACACTGCGAATTATTTCAACGTCTTCGCCATGTTCATTAGTTTCATATGCTTTGAGTTCTGGGTTGCGAGATTTCTCGTATACCCACCATTGAACCCATTCAAGTCCTTCTTGACCATAAGCATCTTCCATAACAGCATCGAACAATTCACACATACCATTGACTAATGTACTTTCGCATACATCAATACCAAGTTCTTCTAACTTCTCTGTATCCTTACCTACATTCGATATAAGGTTTAACAATTTAAGGAATGTTACTTTTTTCAATGTAAGAACTTTCTTAAATGTTCAGTGATAGCTTGATTATCCTCCCTAAATGCTTCTGAATCTAACAAGGTTTCCCTTATTACATACGTTCCCTCATCGGGAGAGAAATACTCATCCATCGCTTTAATAACATCATCTTCGTTACGAATCAGAGTATCATCCTTAAAGACTATATCTGACTCGTCTCTATAAGCAAAGAAGAGGGACATTAAAATCCCTCTCCTCCTAAAAACTACAATATAATTCATTCTCTTGTAAGTTCGTATTCACGCATAAAGTTGGCGAATGTTTGAGCTAATGACTCATCTTGCTTGTTATTATAGTAATAGTTGAATGCATGGAACATTTCATGCCAGAAAGAGTTCTTAATCTGCTCTTCAGTCAGGTAGATAGTCTCCCCGTCATCATTTTTCATACATTCTGCCACCTTGATTTCCAGCCTTAGATTGCAATGAGAACCAAATGTGTCACCATTATCTATAAAATCACATAGTATTACTTTATACCAGTGATTAGCTATTCTAACCTTACTAGGAATATTATATTTCATAGCCTTTAAGTCTCTTCCACTCGTCAATAAATTCTTGAGGCAGACTAAAATCCATTTCTGCCTGGTCTATATCTAAGTCTCCGACACTAAAACTATCCCATATTGTATCATAAACTGCATCATTAAGTTCACATTCATCATCATAATCAAGATAATCCTCTGGATTAAGCTCAATCTGATTATCAATGAAACCCCAATGCACATCATAACGATATGGTACTTTGTAATTACTCATAGTCCCTAATACATTTTAGAACTGGCTGCAAAGGACAACCTTCATCACTAAGATAGAAATATTTTACAGTAGCCATCTTACCAATGATTTCATCCATTCTGTCAAGGTATTCCCATTTTAATTCACGAGGACCCATAGGTTTAGCTTCAAACTTAATACCTAATTCTGTCTCACATACGAATACCATGTCTTCTGGACGTAGACCATCCTCATAACCAACAATTTTAAATTCAGCATCTTTATACATTTTGACTTTAATCATAGCATTAGTTCTTCCGCCAAAGTTATACACCTTAGCAGGGTCACGTATTACTATACCTTCAAAGCCCTCACTTACATATTTATCATGTAGTTTTTGTATATTAGCCCAACCCACAACTTTCTCTTGAGGAACCATTTGGAACTTTAAGTCACCTTCATCCCAATTCCTTTCAGGATTGAAACTCAAGCCTAACTCATTGGCTATATCATGGAGAACATCTAACCTCTCCTCAAATATCTTAGTGCTGTCCATTACATCATAGATGTAATATTCTAACCAATCCATTCCAGCAGTGTCTTTCTCCAACCTTGCTGCGCCACTAATCTGCTGCAATGATTTACCATGTTCATATAGTTCCCCATCCAATACAATGTCTGGATGGTCTTCAAAGAATTGAATAAGTTTAGGATTGTGCCTCATAAAGGAAGTGGAAGCATCATAGTCTCCACCACCTCTGGAAGCAGTTCTAACTTCACCGTCTTTCCAATAGAAAGAGCATCTAACTCCATCTATCTTTCTACTTCCCCACCAGTATTTAATCTTATCGAACACACTGGTTGCAACCTTGTCAGCTTGTTTAGCTAACATGTGCTTCTTAAATCCGTTAGAATCAGAAACACCTTCGCCCATTTGTTCTTGGACGAAATCAGCTACTGCCTTACTATCATCAATGCTAATGTTAGATGGTAATAGCTTATATCCTTTATCTTGATACTTCTTTAAATGGGAAGCATACTCCAACTTTACTTGCTCAGTAACAGTTCTTTTAGCCTTACCTGTAAATATCCAGATTTCTGGCTGAACTGATACCTTACCAGCATATTGATAGGTACGTCTTCTTATTACAAAGCCTCTTCTTGAATCATCCCATTCATAGTCAATCTCAACAACTCTGATTTTACCCTTATTGTCTTTACTAACTAGAATATCCATCACCAAATAGCTCTCCAACGATAATCCTGAACTAGACTCATCTTAATATATCTATTACCTCCAGCATCCATCATGTCTGGTAGCCTACACAATGAATTACTAATCGGTCTTAGCAGACTGAGAACTTCTTCATTTGTTATTAACTCAAATCCATCTAGGTCTTCAAAGTTCATAAATTCTCTAACACATGTAAACTCCTTAGGGTTAAACTTTATGAACTTGAGAGGTCCATCACAGCCCCAGTCCCAGTACTGCTTATGTATCATACGACTTACGTACAGATACACACCATCCTTTACATACCAGTTACCTGCTACCTCTTTCCCTTTATTAATCAGAGAAGATATCTCAGAAAGTATTTCATCTTTCCTCTTAGAGTCCTTCTCAATCCTCTCTTCTAAAGTTGCCAATTCTTTGAAGATACTCATATCCATCATTTGCCAGTATGACCAAATCCACCTTCACCTCTATCTGTTTCTGGAAGCACTTCTACCTCTTCCCATTCAGCCACTTCATGTTTAGCAAGAACTAATTGCATTAGTCTCTCACCATCATTAATACGAACAGGAACATTAGATGTATTGGTTAGGATGATACCTATCTCACCTCTATAATCAGCATCAATAGTACCGATTCCATTAGTAAGAGTGAGTCCCATCTTTAATGCTAATCCACTTCTCATTCTACATTGTAGCTCATATCCTTGCGGAATAGCTACAAATAGACCAGTAGGAATTAAACATCTACCTCCAGGTTTGATTTCAATAGTCTTAGCTACTTGAATGGTTGGTAACTTCTCACCAGTGTAGTTGCCTTCCTTATCTACTACACCTTTGCTGTTAGGGTCTTCCATTAGACCAATACCAACAACGTCAGCATCAAAGAAGAACTTCTCTGGTTTACCATCTACTAACTTAATTCTGCTGAAATCTCCTCTGACATCCATGCCAGCAGAGAATAAGGTTTCATACTTGGGAAGCTCCCATTGAGATTTATTTATTACTTGTACTTTCATTCTTCATTTCTTCAAGAATAGGACGATAATCAATCTCTGTAAACTCAAACTTGTATCTTGAATTTAAAGTGGTGAACTCACCTTTATCCCAGTAAATCTTCTGGATTACAGATGTTCTATACCACTGTTCTACGTCAGCTATGTAAAGACTAAGACCCTCTCCAAATGCAGCGGTAATGCCTTTCTCAGACTCACCTGTGGATAAATACCCTCCATTGCTAGAGACTTTAGTAATCTTAATGTAGCCAACCTTAGAATCCTTTATAGCTCTGTGAAGTTTGGGGCTACCCCCTACTTTCACAAAGTCTTTAAGGCTTGCTTCTCTATGTTTGAGAGTGGCTTGTATAAAGCTATCTCCCCACATTATTGCTTCACTGAACTTCATTCAAATATTTAATAATATTATCCGCTGTACAATCTCCCACTTCAGAATAAAAAGCTTTAACTAGTTCTTTGTTGTTATCATAGACAGCAACGAAAGGGACTAATCTAGTGCCACATGATGCTTTAATCATAATAGCCTTCTTCTTATCTTTATAGTGTAGTTCATCGTAAGTTTCAACTTCTATCTTAGGAAATTTCTCCCAGATATAAGCTACTACCTTATTCTTCAAAGGTAAGCAAGTTTCACTATAAACTATTTTTACAGTCATGTCTAGTCGGATTAAACCAATATATAAGCATCTGTTTTAGTTCTTGACAATGATACATATTGCATCTGTCTAATCTCGTCAACATTCTTACAAACAAGAACGTTTGCCATATCAATGAACACTGTTCCAAGAGAGCTTCCCTGAATCTTATGGATGGTTGACGCATACCCATAATCGAACGTTTTCTTTTTAATAACTCGGTTGTCCCACATTATATCTTTAGGAGTTGCAAAGCTCTTTATCATTTCAAAGTACTTCTTCCATAAGAATGTGGACCTAGTTCGGTTGCCGTTCCTTTTAGCTTCAATAGCAGATATTCTAAAATTCTCTATTGTAGCAGCAAGGCTATCTATATAGTCTTTATTGATGTCTCTTTCCAATATGAATACAGTTAATAATTTCTTATATACTGTATCAAACAATTCAAGTTCATATCCAGGCATCTTCATGAAATGGGGGATATGTCTCTCCACTCTTTTTGGAGCATCCACTATTATGTAGTCCAAAGAGTTATAGAACTGAGTATTGTTATACTCGAAGTTCTCGTAACCAGTTAAGAACTCAAACTGATTATATTCGTTAGCTACATCAGAATCCCATAGTAGCTTCCTCATACATTGGTTGAATCCTTGCACTCTGGCATTAGTATATGCTATAAGCTTAACTTCATTAACGTCTTGTTTCTTAATAGCTCGTCTAAAAAAGTCCGCACTTTTAAGCATAAAGTCTTTGGCTTGGTCACATATAATTAAAGACCCTTCTGGAGCTTCAATAGGTTCAAATCGCTTCAGGGGTCTTTCTCTCAGTCTTGACAATAATGGTAACAGACCATTTGTATCAGCTTGTCTATGTATTTGAGTTAGTGTAATAATGTTAGGACAGTTAAATACTAAACTTGTACTCTTACTACACACAGGCTGTATTTGAGCCTTATCTCCAATAAACAGCAATTTAGTTCCATACTGATTGCACATATCAAGTAGTAACTTGTATATTTCGTCATTAATCATAGATGCTTCATCTATAATAACGATACCATTATCAGGTATTTCACCAAACCCATTACACTGGAATTTTAAATCTTTGTAGTCTAATTCAAATATCTCTATATTAGGAGCAAGAGATAACAGTTTATGGACAGTCATTGCATCTTCACCAGTTACCTCTTCTACTACTAACTTAGCTTTATGTGTAGGGGCACACAATATGAAGTCCTCCCTAGTAGACCTTAGGAATTGTATATATTCATTAAGGATAGAGGTTTTACCAGTACCAGCATAACCTTGTAATACTAGTACTGACTCCTCTGTATTTAGAAAGTCTTTCATTCTTTCAAGAGCCTTTATCTGCTCCTCTGCTAAGGTAATACGGGGTCTACTTGGTTCTCTTACCTTCCTCAGCGAGTGCCCACTAAAGGGTAATTTGGTATTCATTTCCAGAACGAACTTGTTATGTCTTCTAGTCCATATATAGGATTACCATCTTCATCTAACTCCCTGCACATCTTAACCTCATACATTCTCTGGTTAGTTGTAGGACTCTTCAGACCACCTAATTCTTCAATATAAGGACCTAACTTTATAAAGCTAAAGTTCTTAATATCAACATCCTTAGATAGTTCTTGCCTACCACTATACCAAGCAGTTAACAATCCTTTGGTTTGGACTATACCAGCTAGCATATTAACAGATTGAGGGTCTGAATCTCCACCCATGAATGCAACACAAGTTATGCCTTCATTCTTATCTATTAATCGCATTAATGTGCAGAGGTCAAGAAAGTTTCCAATATCTTCTGCCAAGTAAGAACTATGGCAGCCCTTACAATGGCAAGGACAGTTTGAGATATTAATAGCAAGTGTAGTTTCATTTGGTATCTCCTGAAAGACTATATCATAATTAACGTACTTCAACATATCAGTCAGATTCATGTAGGACAAATACAGTAGGCTTTCCATCTACTTCGCATACAGATAACACCTCTTCATTGGGGTCCATTCCGTCCATTTCTTCTAACCATGTATCTAATGTACAGATGATAAAGCCAGACCAACCATCTGGTCCACCCAAGAACCAACCTTTCTCTCTCATAATTGAGAAATCACCATCAAAGCTCTGTAGGTTGTTTTTAACTTTGTCTAACCAATCATCCATAGATTTATCCCCATAGACTGGACTAGAGTAGTATCTCATTGTACTGAAGTGGGCTAATATAATATTCTTAGCTAGTTCCACATCGCATACCCATCCATTTTCTACACCTGTCATAAGCACAATAGGAATAAGATTAGTAGAAATACCATCTGTAATACCCACCTATCTGGAAACTGATACCTAATATAGTCCTCAATATTTATTCTCATAAATAGGGACACTAACTTATCTTGGAGACCATTGTAGTTGTACTTTACTGCCAGCCCTACCCCTATTTCTAGGAGCAGGATAGCAATAAATATGATTTGAAATAGAACCATAATTTTTATTGTTTATAGTAATAACGTTTACTAGCTTCTTTTTGTCTAGCTTCACTAAAGTTGCTAATTCTCTTTAGATATCCAATAATCCTGGTAGCATAGTCTATATTCTTGCTTCCACACTTAGGACACTCATGCAAGTATCTCTTATCAATGTGCCCACAATCATTACAGATAGTATTTGGAATATTAAAGGTAAAGTAATTAGTACCATTAGCAGCCGCAACCTTTAATAGGTTTCTGTATTGGTCTTTAGTAAGGTGCTCTTCTAAGTTCATATGCAGTGCACTACCTCCGTCCAAGTATTTAACATACTCTTTTCCATGAAGTTTGAACTTATCAAAGATAGTTAAAGATGTGTCCTCTACTGCATAGAAATAGCTATTATAGCAATCTCTAGGTACAAAGTAACCATCCTTCCTATCCCAATTAGCGTGTTTAACTCCAAGGTTCTCAGCTGGAACGAACTCAGTATTGAACATCAACTCTTTGGTTTTAGCCTTACGATTTTCATCGCTAATAGCCTTAAGAATTGACTGCATGAACTCTCTATAGGTATCATTATCACTTACCTCTATTCCTAAGAACTCAGCAGCTTCAATAACACCATTTACACCTACAGTTAGGTATTGTTTCTTCAGATTGATAAATCCAGCTGTATAAACTGTTAATAGACCATCTTTCAGATAATCCTTTAATAGTTCATTATATGCTGTTTGGAATTTATGAACCTTTTGAACCTGAGAGCGTAGATAATCAATCATATCATATCCCTTATTAACTGCATCCTGTACTAACCTATTGATATTTAAAGTCATTACCGACTTACTACCAGTAGCAATACCACCTGCACCTAATGAATATGAGAATTGGTTATCACTAACCTCATTCCTCAACCTACAACATGATGATAGTGAGTCTGCACTATCAGAAGTATAGGTAAAGAACGAATGTCCCTTACTATACATTTCAGCAGTGAAGTCAGCCCATTCTTTGTCACGAATGTCCTCACCATCAGTAAGTAATGCAACAGTTTCAACTGGGAAGGTAAGAATACACTTAGTCCTCTCCTCGTTAAACCACGACATGAACTTCTTCTGCAGCCAGTTCAATGAATCCCATTGAGGTTTACTTCCATCAGGGAATACAAACTCTCCGAACAAACCTTCAAAGTAATACTTGTCAAAGTAACTGATATTCCAGAATACTGATTGGAAGTTACGAGCAGCAGCAGGCTGATTGATTGAATATACAATCTGCTGGAACTTCTGCTCAAGAGTCTTGTCAATGTTCCTATGCTTATCAACCATCTCTTCTGGACGTTTCCAGTAGTCATCACCCCACTCCTTACGAGCAAAGTAATCAAAGTACATTAGAAATTCACCAGTAGCTACTGCACCAGCAAACTGTGAACTAATTGCAAATACTAGATTCACAAACATTCCACAGAATGAGTCTAAGTTCTTAGGTTTAGCAGATAAACCTCCAATAGGCTGTAAACCTTCTAACAAGAATGGATACATAGTAATTGCCACACAATATGGCATAATACTTGTCTCATCATGTTTATATAATACGTGTGATTCTAGCATTTGGATATACTCCTTAGCTAAATCCTCGCCATACATTTCTCTAATCTTATCGGTAAGTATAGTACGATTCACCTTAATAATATCGCCCTTGAAGAGTTCACCATTAAGAGTTACAATGTTCTTCTCAGTAACATTAGCATTAGAATCATATTTACTACCTGTTGCGGCATTACTAGCCTTAGCATAATCCTTAATAAACTGTTTCTTGCTTGTTAAGGTTCTAAGTTCAGCTTGTTTCTGCCTATATAAGATAAATGCTTTAGCAACATTATAATAATCACAAGCCATAAGAGCTTTCTCTATTTGGTCTTGAATCTCTTCTACAGAGATAATGTTGTTAAAGTATAATTCATCTTTTACATCACTAAGAATATCCATGTCAATAGGTTCATTAACAGCATGGAATGCTTTAGTGATTGCTAAGTCAATCTTACCCCAGTCAAAGGGCTGTACTGTCTTGTTTCGTTTTACTACTAGCATTAATTAATTAAAAGTCTAAGATTGTACGTAGTAATAAGGTCTTCTCTGCCTTATTGATGATATCTTTACCACCATCATTGCTGATTAGCTCAGTAAATGCATTATAAACCTTAAACATATTGACATCTTCATCTTCCTTAACATAATACTTGGACTTAGTGTCCACAAACAATGATTTATAAGCGTCAATGACTTCTTTAGTTCCCAACTTCACTTTACCATAGCCTAAGTCACAAGATTGTGAAATTGCATTACGCATCCACTTACCTAAATTAGACTCGATAGTTGGAACTGTTCTCTCCCATTCTGTATCGTGGAGAGTTTTCAACCATAGTTTCAAATCAGATGTTTGTTCCATCAGATTCTTAACTGGTTTATAGTTTATAGCCTTCTCAGGCTCTAATTCCTGTATATTGATGAACGAAGGGTCAAATACACATAAATTGGTACACGCTCTATTAAGACCACCTCTATACATCTTACATATTGGTTTACGGACATCTAACCCATATAAGAAACCAATAACTTCATCATGGTTATCCCATGCGTATTCATCTGGCAACACAGCTTCAATAAGAACTCTGTTATAAGTTACATCATCTGTGTTATATTCACCAGTAATAGTTCTGGTGATTTGGTCAGGGAGTTTAACTTGTACCCTGAAATCAGAAGTAAATTTAGACATAGTTTCCAAGAAAGGCTCTACATAAGCTTCAGTTGGAAAATATGCTCTCTCTTTAATTCTTGTTGCCTTTCCTTGTAGTAATTCGTCTAATGTTATTTCCATACATCATTTTCATTGCAGTAATATACGCCCATCTAGCATATTTCCATTCTCATCTACAATAGAATAATCACAAGCAGCTGGTGTATTACCAAAGTTCTTGTGAATCCATTCTGAACTACCGAATAAAGAGCCTACTGATTTATAAGTAAACCTCCTACCATAAGTAGTTGCGGACTGATGTAAATCGCCCTTTACAAAGACTACATTGCCTTTAATTCCTTTGTTATCAATATACTCATTGATAAAGTTCTCTGTCTTGACATCTAATGTCAGAGGAAGGTTCTTGAACATATCCTTGTTATCCTTACCATGACATAGAATATAGGTTGTAGTTCCTAATATAAACTCACCAATAAACTTGTCAAATATTGTAGCTTCAATATCCATACTTTGTAAGATATATTGAAGTGCAACATTAGCAGAATATCCAAAGTCTCCATCATGGTTTGATTCTCCAACACAATAATAGGACAGACCACCACAAGGTAGCTCTTCTACTATAGAAGTCATAAACTTAGTCATTACTTCTATAAAGCACTTTAACTGTTCCTTATTGTTCATATTCTGAGCTAGTTGATGACCACCTCTTGTAGTTTGACCATCATATCCATCTAAGGAATCTCCTAGATTACACACAATTATGTTAGTGAAGTTACCAAACATTAAAGATTCTCTCTTTAACTGGTCTACCAACTTACTAAGTCTAGCTTCAACTTCCTCTTGGTCATAATCATTAGCATAGATAGAATATCCAGACACAGATGCACCAATATGCATATCTGATAACCAAATAATCAAATCTCTATCTTCCCTGCCTTTAACAACAGGAGTAAACTTGGGCAGATTTGATACATCAATACCTTCCAACATTCCAGACATATCCTGGAGTTGTTCTTTAAGGTCTTGATTCTCTTTCATGTACTTCCTAAGCTGGGACTCAGTATGCTTAATCTTCTCAGCCTCATAGCTTCTTAAGAAGTCATTCTCTTTCTCCCTAAACTGCATTTCTAACAGCTTATCCTTCTCATTCTCTTCAATCACATGAGGAGCAAAAGGAGCTGATGCCTTAGTAATGCTAAATGCTCTAAGTATTCTCTTAAAGTCAGCGAGAGAATAATCTGGGAAGAATCTTGATACCTCCCTTTGTGTAATACCACTACCATAGTTAGAATACAATCTATAAACCATGTTCATTTCATCTCTATTGAATGAACCTAGTATAGGTTGCTTGTCTCTTACATAGATAGTGAATAGATATTTAACTATTTTACCTTCTTCATCCCTTTCAATAGTAACCTTAGATGTATCATCCGAATCTAATTCAGAGTCACTATAAACAACTTCATTCCCGAATAAATCTGGAGTAGATTCTTTCTTAGAAGTTCTTAGTCTTGGTCTAGCATCAATTTGCTTGAACAAGTCCATAATGACATTATAATCTTCATCGGGGATTGTTCCAGCCTCCTTAGCTTGTTCTACAGCCTTTCTCTTCATACAGAAATAGCTTGTAGGAAGACCAATCTTCTCTGCATAAGCATTCATACTGATGTTATCTGAGAGTACCGTTTTAAGGTGATTAGTAAGTTTAATAATAGTTTGTTCCTTCATCGTTAGATGTTTAAAATTAGATAGCAGTTACGCCTTTAAAATACATCATCTTGGTAGTTGGCAATCTATTACAAAAAAATAAGGGACTACCTTATTTTTATAAGATAATCCCTTTGATATTTAAAGTTGTAGAAGTCTATTAGGCTTCAACTCCAAAGCAGATGTAAGTTCCTTGTTTAGCACTCTTAGAAGGAGTGTACTTAACTTCAAATGCACCAACTTCACCCTCAACTACATCCTTGATGTATTTGCAGAAGATGTCGCCTTTGTAATCTTTCTTAGTGTACAATTCCTTAGCTACTTCCTTAGCCTTGTTCTTTGTCTCGAAGTTAGTGAATAGAACTTCACCAGTTGCAGGGTTAATACCTTGATAACCAGTTTTATACTTTCTCTTACCCTTCTCGTTCTTAATATCCTTTACGGTATAAGGACGCTCACGTGTATCAGCAGAACCTGCTTCAAATGTGATTGAACAACCAATACCAGCAGCATACTTAGTGTGCTTTGCTAGGTACTCTGCACAGAACTCTTTCAACGCTTTCTCAGCGATTGGTTTACCAGCAGTCTTCCATGCCTGAGTTGCGTCACGGATTACTTGGAATGGTGCTTCTGCGATAGCTTCTTGTTTTGTGAAACCTTTTACTTCTACTTTCTTAAAATTCATTGCTTGCATAATTCAAAAATTGTTTAAACATTATTTCATACGTTCTAATCTTGTAACTTTCTATAGTACAAAGATACTACTTTAATTGGACATAGCCAAGTAGTCTTAGTATTAAATAATCTAAAATTTGAATTATTATCTCTATATTTCTCTCGGAAATCGTGATACAAAGATACTACATTTTATCTAACTGTCAAACTGGTTCACCTTAAAAAGTGTTAATCAGCAGTTTTAGATAAAATTGACCTAACTATTGTATTATTAGTCAATGCAGTTAGAGTATCATAACTCTCTTCGTAAAACAAATCCTCTCCATTCCTGGACGCAACATCTACATTCTGTAAGATTTGTTGGAATCTCCATTGAGGAAACTTCTCCACCAACTCGGATAGAATCTCAACAATCCTTTGATTTGACTCATACCTTTGAGCAACCTTATCGCCCCAAGATATTCTTACTTCTTCGGACATTAGAAAGGTAAATAAGTATGTAGAATTTCCTTAATCTTCTTAACCATTTCCTTAGAGGTTTTCATATCGAATGTTAGAAACTCATTACAGTGTTTCATCATGTCTGTACAGACAACAGATAACCCTCTAATGAATTTTAAGTCATGTTGTGACTCTTCCCCATCAATAATCTTCATTATTACGAGATAACAAGTTGCATCAGGGTTTTTAATCCTTGCTTGCTTAGTAAGGAAACATATAAGGGATATAAGAGCAAATTTACTCCCAATATCGCAATTTAAGTTACCTAAACTATAATATTCTCTATAATAATTCTCAAGGTCTTGGTAAGATGGTTCCCATGCTTCCATAAGAAAAGATTCAATCATATAGTTCGCAATATGCCACCCTTTGTAGCAAATCTTTAAATTCTAAGAAACCTTTACGAATCTCACCATTAGTTACTCTAAATACTCCAGCTCTATAGTCTGGAACAGTACATACTAATAGCATATTCGCCATCAGACTAGAGGGCTTTATATTGTATTGCTTCTCTACGTAAGAACGTAGCATCCAAGCATACATTGCCATCTGTCTATTATAATGGTATTTCTTGAATGAATCACCAAAGTCAATCAACCAGTGTCCAGTAGTCTTAAGGTCATTAAGAACTACTTCATTGGTTTCTGTGTCAATGGTGAAATTATCTAGCTTACCTTTAAGTTTAAGGATTGTTTCCTTACCCTCATGTTCAGCCTTCACATCCATAAATAGAGCTGCTTCGTTCATGGAGATAGGCTCCTCGAACACTCCCTTTGGATGTAATAAATCTTGTACCTCTTTATTAGCCTCAACAGAAGCTAAACAAAGCTGTAACTTCTCTCTTGACTTGGGGTCTAGATAGATTGGCTCAGTACCTAAGTTATTATGCTCAGTCTCCCAATCCCTTCTGTCCCACCAATAGTTAATGCATTTGTCCTTAACATTCTCAATCTTAATACTATCCATTTTTCCTTTATAGTAGTCAATCTTATCTGATGCAGCTATAATATCCTTATCGGATACAACACCCTTATTACTAAGGAATGTCTTATATAGCTCATCCGCCATAGCTCCCATCTTAGCAGTGGGTCTATCAACATTATTAACTACTGCAAATTCTTTAGGTTGTAGTACCAATTCATGGACTGCTGAACCAAACACAAGAGAGTCAGAATATTTAGAATGTTTGCTTAGTCCCTCTTTATAAATTTGAGGACTTCCGTCTTGAGCTGGATTTATTAATGCAAGTTTTGAGTTGCTTATATATCCTGCCCATTTATCACTAAAATATTCTTCGTCACTCATCTCAATGAGTTGTATAGTGTCAAGAAGTGGTATCAGTTTTACATTTCTATGCATATTTCTTCATAAACAGATATGAGTCAATTATCTCATCCTTATTTAGTGAGAATACTTTAAACATAGGAAAGTCTGCTGTCCTTTCTGTATGGAACAACAGTGCTGGTAGTCCAGACTTTTGACATTTTAACACATTAGATAGTGAATCATCAATAAAAATATCCACCCTACCTTTAATCATATCAGCTTTGTTACCATGCTGATAAATCATTTGATAGACTGGTCTGTCAGGGAATCCATTACGTCTAAGCCATTCCTTAGTCCATGCCTTATTGTTTACTCGCTTAGTGCAGTACAATTCAGGTATGAAGTCTGGTCTGTTCTTAACTTCAAGATTCAACCAAAAATCTCTGTCTTTACTTAAAATCTGCTGTACATTACGTGTTATAATGTGGTCTTCCAGCATTTTAGGGTTATTGTCTGTATCGAAGTACTTACAATATGCTCCCCAGAAGTCTGCTAGACAATCGTCAATATCTAAACCTATTCTCATTTTCTTTGTATCGATTCAAGAAGAATGGAGAAACGAAGGTCATGAACTCCTCAAATGGTATTTTTATGGTACGCTCGTTGGGTCTAGATATTCTATGACATAATTTCCACATGGGAGAATTCTCGAACAAACAAGACTCTGCCTCCCTTATAGATTTAATATTGGGCTGTATACCTAGCTTTTTGCATATATAAGCAGTTACCTTAGCCCTATTAACCACGTATACACCATCTTCAGCACCAAATATAATTAGGTCTGCTTCTCCCAAGCCCCAACCAATGTCTCCATTTACGTTAAGAAGTTCCCATAGGACGTAAACTCCCCAACCTTTTATTTTGTACTTGATTTCCAACTTGTATATTCTCCATCTACCTTTATTTAGGCAGCGCCACCAGTAATCATAATGGCAGTGCATATTCTGGTAAGGGTTGGACTCTGCAAGTACAGTGTTAGGGAACATAATTGCCCATATAAGTGGAAATACCTTCTCCTCATAATTTTTACCATTGAGGGTTGCCTCTTCGTGATTCAAAACTCTTCTATGTCGTAGATGTCTCCAATTACTATATCTGCTTGAGTGTTTAGAATAGTGATTAAATCCTCCCAATCGGATGGAATATCAATATCCTCATAATCTTCTGTAAAAGCATTAATAAACTTCTGCTGAGCATCAGAGAAGTTCCTTGCACGCACCTTCTCAATCCAGCAATGACCATCCCCATAACATGGGAGTAGGTAAGTTGTCATCGAATGTTATGCTTAATTTTAAGTTTTCTTTTATCCTCATCTGTGAGTGTAGTCTTTCCTCTACCTACGTGCCACTTATGACATACGCTACACTTATAAGCCTGTCTTTTATGTATAGTCTTATCCTGCACATTGATAACCATAGCAGCATGAATAGCTTCCTTCTCGGTTTCATATGTAGTCTTATTCCTATACACTGGTTCCTTAGTTTCTGGATTAATATAGAATAAGGTTTGGTGCTCACCCATATTAACACTAGCTACAATAGGAGGTAGTTCAACTAGCTTTAGTATATAACGCTTATCATCGTCAGTGGCTACAAATAGTTTACCATCTTCCCTAGAGATAGATTGTATTCTATCTGTATTGAAAGGGAATAGACTCTTCACATATGCTAATAAACTCACATCAGTTGTTGTCATACGTGAATAACTTTTATAGGTGTTAGATTAAAAGAACTCGGAGTTATTTGTACCTTATCCTTAGTAAGAATAACATTCTTACTTAACGATTCAGGTGGATAGAGATGTGTTTTTATCTTAGAAGTCTTCAGATACTCTACAAAGTGTGCTCCAAATGCAGCATTCTTTATATCGTGTTTCTGAATTATTTCCTCTAAGTATTCAAACACACCAGGTTCAATACCCTTATTGCTTCTGCCAGAAGGCATTAAAGGTAACAATACATGATAGTAAATACTATCACCATATCTAACTACAGTATCATAGAACTCGTCTACAGAAACCTTATCAGATATAATGTGATGAATATTTACATTAGTATTACCCCATGTTAGTAACTTATTAATAGCTCTATGTGCTTGGAGTCTTATGCTAGGATTACCTAGACTAACTGCAACTCCACCAACATATTCTTTAGTATAGGCAAGAATTTCTCCTCCCTTTACATTGTTTCTCGCTAAGATAAGACCATTAGTGGTGTAATTAGGGACTACTCCAGTATTATATACTGTTTCGAGGAACTCACAGAAGTCTGGATGCATAGTAGGCTCTCCAGTAGAACCTATAGCTATTTGGAATGGTTTACTTGTATATAGTATACCATCTTTTAACTCAGATTGATACACATACATCCACTTCTTCCATGTCTCACAGATGTCAGGGTAATTAATACCTCCATGACCTGCTGATACATAACAAAAGTCACACTCAGCATTACATACAGTATTAATACCCACATCATAAAATTCAGCCATATCGGGAGGTAATTCCTTAGCTACTCCAGTGCCTACTCGAATAGTCTTCAGGTTAGCCCATATAGCCTTATAATTGTATGCAGGGAACTCTCTTATTTTAGTACCCCAGTTTGTCCAATCTTTCATTCATACTCTATTTTATAGTTATCTTTAAAGTACTTGTCAAGAATTGCTTCTAATCCCTCTTTATAGAACTCCACTGCGTATTCTCCATAAGGCAACCACAATGTAATGATGTTATCTTCCATATGTAGGGTAGGCTCTAAGTCCGAATCTCTACCAGGAAGTATTGGCTTTAGTAGGTCATAGATAGCTTTCAAATCGTCTCCAGTAATAGTACAGAATATCTCCGAAGAGCTATTAGTAATTACATCAGAGAATGACTGAATATTAATCCTTAACAATACGCCCGTCTGCGTCTTTGACTCTTTCATGGTCAGATGCTACACATTTAAAATTCTTAGTTAAGAACTTATCTACATCGCTATACCCATAATCAACTCTAACAACCAGACATCCTTTAGCAACACTTAAAGGTACTTCGAAAACCCAAGCTACGTAGTCCTCCTTAGATTCAAATGGAGTCCCATTCTCATCATATTCATCCCACATATAGGCTTCTCTACAATACTCCTTAAAGTCACTTACCTCAATCCCACAGCACTCTCCTGAATAATATTCTTCATCCTCATGTTCCTTGTGTACTGCCTCTAATGCCTCTTCTAGTGCTTTAGCAGTATAGGAAGTATCAACAATATAAGTTTCAGAAGAACTGTTAGTTATAATGTCGGAGAATGATTGAATTGGGACTAAATAGCACTTAGTTGTAGCACGCTTCAACATTAAATAGGTCATTTATTTTGTTCAATATGGCAACATCAGCTGGACTCGCTTCACCTTTAGGAACTATAGACACTTCGGTTGATGGATATCTCCAATCGCAGTCAAAGTTTTCAACATATTCCTCAATAGTGGATAGTACATCACCCACAATACCCATATTAACTAACTCTTTATATGCTTCTGAATTACTAATGAAATATCCATTATCATCCCTACGATTCCTAACCTCTTCAATCATACCTAGATATTCTTCATCAATATCAGTTCTATCAAGGCAGTCGTCAAAGTAAGAATCAAGCATATCCTCATAGTTAATACTAATGGTGAACAAATCGTCACAGGACTTGTCTGAACCACTAATCTTTAAAATTACATTAATAATATCTCTTACTGCATTTACAGTGTATTGAGTAGCCTCTTGATAGACTTCCATACTACTGTTAGTTACTACGTCATTTAAAGATTGTAGTCTAAATTTCATCCTAAGTGTACATTCCAACCATTGAATAAATCTCTAATCTTATCCCAAGTATCATATGGGATACTGTTATCGTCATTGCTTACAACCAATACCTTACCATCCAGTCTTCTCACATCCTCACCCTTACTAACATTCCATACAGTGGGTTCGGGTCCATTGTAGTTCTTCAAGAACTCCTTAGCTACATCTTCAAGAGCATCTTTGAGCCAATAATTATGTCTACGTAGAGTCTTCCAATCAATGCTACTAACAGCATCGTCCTCTTCCTCTGCAAGAACTCGGTTGATGTCATACGCAACCTTATCCCAATTCTTGTTTAGATACTCAATAAAGGCGTCATGAATAGGTTCTTTATAGCTAGAACTGTAGCCATGTGCTATATACCCATTCCCATAGTCTATAGTGTCAAATGGGTCGAATAAGAAGTCCATTCTTAAATTAAGAAGGTCTTCTTCATCTTCTGGGTCTTTGAACCATCCATTAGCTATACTGAAGATAGTACCTGGATAACTCCAATCATCCTCAATTTCACCACTGCGGAGTTTCTTTCTCCACTCACGAAAGTCCTTTAACGAAAAAACCTCTGGATGTCTAAACCCAGAGGTAAATGTGTTGAGGATAGTATTGACTTCCTCACACGTCTTTCCAGTCTCCAAGATAAATACCTCGGATGAGCTATTAGTAATCAAATCACTAACAGACTGTACTGGTATTACTAATATGTTCATAGCTTTAATTCTTTCTTATTAAATCATAGAAGAATTCTTTGGACATCATTACATACTGTCCGTCAGAAGCCATATTGACCTCTTTGTCAATTTGTTTATTCCATACTATCACTAATGGTCTATCCTTACGAGGACACGATTTAATGATTTCTGAAATCGAAGGAGTATTCTTGGTACATTTACACTGCACATAACAAGGTAAGTGGTCTATAGTCTCTGCTATATCAATCTTGTCATTATCTAAGTTCTTAGATTCTGACCTGGCTGATTTTAGTCCAGCATATCCTAGTTCTGTGAGTTCCTTAATAATCTTCAACTCATAATTGTTTCCTTTACGTCTGGCATATGCGCCATTACGTTTCTTCTTAGGTTTTTCTGCTACTTCTTCTGGCATATTCTATTAATTCTAAAGTTTTCTCTCGTCCATACATCTTATGAAAGTCTGATATATCTTTGGCTCCATAACTACGAGGAATCCACATACACTCTACATCAAATGACTTTCTAATCTTATTCATATTATGAAGACCAGTTAAGTCATTGTCATAGAATACAATAATCCTCTTAAATCTACTCTTCAATTTAGAGAATTGACTTTCAGTTAGGAATAGATTCTCAGAATTTGGAGCAATAGCTGTAATTCCGAGAGAGTACAATGTCATTACATCCTTTAGACTCTTAGTTATTACTAAGACATCATCTTCTTTAGGAAGTTGTTTAGCACCCTGTAAGAGGAAAGATTTCCAATTAGATAGAAATCTCAATTCATGCTTCTTATTAAAAGGGAAGTAGATTCTCCACAATTCTGTTTCGTTCTCATTCTTACCCCTATAATATCCAAATATTGGACAACTCTTAGTAGATGTTGTAAAGAAATTACCATTTAGAAATACGGTCTTACAAGAGAAGACCCTAAATTTCTTTAGAATCTTCTCTGTAATACCAAATTGCATCCACCATTCAAGTTCCTCTTTAGAGAACTCTTGAATTTCTACCTGTATATTAGCCTCCTTACACTCTTTAAGTTCATTAGTACTAATAGTAACAGGTTTGGGATTCTTTTTAAGTTTCGGATGTTTAATGTAACCAAAGTCATTGGCAATCATCCTTAGTGCCTTATAATAGGTCAAGCCATATTTATACATGACTACACTAATGAAATTGCCATAGAATGCACCACTAAAATCCTTCAAGACAATATCTCCACTCTTATTCCTGTAAAAGGAACAAGTGGGATTATTGTCTGCTCTCAAAGGTGATTTAAATAGACCTTTTTTAACAGGTATACCTAAATAATATTCGAGATATGTTTCTTGAGATGCTCTGTCTAATAAATATTGCTTAGTAATCGTAGGTTCAAATTCAAGTTTCATATTAATTCATATGGTTTGTATTAGAACCACAAAGTTACTAACTATTTATTATACTTCAAAATCCAAGTCTTCGTTACCTGCTGCTGTATCGTCAGTAGCATCTACATCATCTTTAACAGCTGTAGGTTTAGCGTTCTTCTGTTCGTTCATTTTCTTGACTTCATAGTCAGAGAATGCTACAGTATCGCCCAACCAGTTGTTGTTGATGTAGGCATCACCTTCCTTGTTAATACCAACAAAGCTAGGTAGAGATGCATAACCTTTGCTGTTACCAATCAGCTTCAACTTGGTCTGTTTGTTTACAGACTTAGCCAGAGCCTTATTCATGATTTCAATCAACTTTTCAAAATCGTCAGGTAATGTAAGACCAGAAACAGCCTTAACAAACTTCTCCATCATTTCAGGAGCAAGATTTGTCATTACATGAGATACAGTGAACTGAAGTTGTTCCAAAGCAGAAGGCAACTCCCACTTCTTACCACCAGTTTCACCAGTTACACGCTCGTTACCACCGTCACCAGGACAGAAGATAAGAGGTTCGAAGATTCCTTCCTCACCAGAGAACTTAATCTTCATTGCTTTCCACTCGTTACCTTCTTTGTTTGTACCCTTAGCCAATTCGATGCCTTTGAACACTACATCATAGATACCCCATGCTTTCAGTCTTACTACTGCTGTACCTTTAACGTTATTTAGATTGAATGTCATTCCTGCCATAATATTAAAATTTAAATTTCAAATGATAAGTCGTCAATCTCATATGCTTCATCATTATCTAGGCTTGTGTCCAATGGTAAATCCTCCACTGGGTTTTCATCTTCTTTAATTTTAATATTATTATCTTTTATTTCTTCTTCTGACCTGTCCTTGTTACCAATTAACACGAACAAACCATCATGTCCTTTCCACGGAGTTACAGTAAATGTATCTCCATATTTGGACAATAAGTCGTTTGCATTGCCTCTGCAACTTACTGTAAGGCTCTTAGTTAATTTGTTACCAGACTTGGTCTTCCAGGCTGTATCAGTTCCTATAATAGGGAACATCAATCCACCCTTCTCAATAGGCTGATACTTAATATCTAACCTATTCTCCCATTCTACACCCATTAAGGATGCAGCTGCCCTATTAAGGACATATTTGTTAGACTCCAAGGTAATCTGAGGTTCAGCAGAATCCTCTGCTTCCTCAGCCTTAGTGCTCGCCTTCTGAGCTTTCTCTTTAACTTGCTCCTGCTTTAGAAGTACACACTCCTTAGTATCAGGATTATAGTCAAAGGTAATCATCATTTTTATAATCATTCCTCGTCGTTGTTATAAGCATCAATTACCTTAATAATCTCGTTCAAATCATTGTCAATTAACAAATCATCGAACATACCCATCGGAGTCTTTGCTACACACTCTCCGTCAGTATTAGTAAGGAACTTATACTCCATCCTGCCAGAATCGCCTTCCTGTACCTTAGTAAAGAATACATAGGTGAACAGACCTTCCAGAGTTACTTTCTCTGCCAATAACTTACCAATAGTCTTGATTGAATATTTAGGATTCATGGCATCACCGACATTCTCACTGTGAGTAAGGAATATCATTTTGCAATCATCCCTCATAGATTCTGAATACCTAAGTACTTCCATAGCGTGCTGAGCTAACTCAGTAAACTTAGTATAACCTACTTCGGTTGCTCTATCAACAAACTCATAACTCAACATATACTGCCAGTCATCAATGATAACCTGCTTAATATGAGGCATCTTTAGATTAACAATCTTCAAGATGTTAATGATTTTGTCATATTTAGAACTAACATAGTAGTTACCAACCCATTCAGAGCCTTCTTTCTTTATCTCCTTATACTTCTTCTTATATCCTTTAAAAGGTAAGGGCTTACCAGTAGTAGAAATCAAGAAAGTTTCTTCTGGGTTTAAATTTCTTAAACAAGTACTCTTACCAGTACCACTTTCACCAACAATCGCAATAGTTTCTGCTGCCATTTACTATAGAACTAAAGTCATTTTTGAACTAGAATCTTGTTGTTCTTCTTGAGTAATCTCTTGGCATGAATCCTCTAATGACTCAGTAATTAACCAATCAGGGGTTAAATATTTGTCATAGTTTGTAATCTTGGTTGCAATTGGAAGTTCCCTAAATAATCCAGTCTTACCATAGAATCCGAGACCTACAGCAATGTCTGCTGCGCCCCATCTATTCTTTAATACTACTGCACTTCTAAAGTTCTCTCCAATTTGTTTTATGTCATATCCTCTATACGAAGACATCTTCTCTCTAAACGGATAAAACAATGCTAATACTATATTGGCATCCTCTGCTGGGTTACCAGTTCCTTTTAAATCGTCCAACTGAAGCTCTTGAAAGTTCAACTTCCTTCTTTCTACATTGGAGGAACCTCTATTCACCTGCATTACCACTACAGGACTAATCTTACATTTATTTCTAAACGAAACTAATGAAGAAGACATAGCATCCATTTCATCTTTCTTAGAATTACCAATAGATGGTCTAGCTAAACCAATATGGTCTAAGATAACCAATATGATGTGATTGGGTCTAAACAGAGTATATGTATCACCCTGGAACTTACCAAATTGCTTTAGAGACTCCATAAGGAAGTCTACCATTCGCTGGTTGTTCAAAGGTTTATCATATATTATCATGTGAGATTCAATCTTATCAAGCATCTCTAAGGATTGACATACTAATTCATAGTCCATATCGGACAGAGTTGTGTCTTTGCTTCTGGAGAGTAGCTCCTTAAAGGATAATTCAACACCAAATGTTTCATATATATAGATAGATAGAATCTTGCCAAGCAGTTGCTCAGCAGTCATTTCTAAACTGAAATATATAATATGAAAGTCTGGATTGTCAATATTCTCCATTATAGGCTTATAGATGAATGAATGTAATGCAAAAGAAGTCTTACCAGAGCCAGTACCACCAGCTATTAAGTAATATGTCTCTTGTGCCACACCATCCACAAATCTCTCTAGTTTAGGAAGACCCATTGATAAGGCATGGTTTTCACCCTTTCTACCTCTATCAATTAACTCCTTTAAATTCCTAGTTATTCTACCCATTAAATACTCTTGATGGTATCAAACCTCATAGTCCCATCTCCATTCTTAAGCTCTGCAATGTTCTGCCAGATTTTACTTATCATAAAGTCTGCGATGTTCATATTAAGGAGGTTACAATTGTTATCCTTAGCCCATCTAATAAGTTCTAATACTTCGTTATGCTTATCCTGCTTCCAGCCTATAGATTTACCATAGGCATAATAAAACTCTTCCTCTGTGCTGAATTTCTTAGCCCAGTTATTTAACGGAACTTCCACTCCGTTAATAAGTCCATTGTGAGGATAAGTCATTAAGAACTCTGCGCCTAAATCACCACTAAACTTCCTATAATTATTAAGAAAGTTTTGGTTGAATATAACACATTCAGGGTCGAACTTCTGACCCTTATCAGGAACCTTATACTGTTTAGTAATGATTCCCTTAGCCTGGAGACTTAATAATAAATCTCTAAGATTGGTTCTAGTTACAGGCATAGTAAAATACTTAACTAGATATTCTTTATGCCCTTCTTCTATGCTAGCTAGAAATAATAAATCAATTAGTAAGACCTCTTCTGCTGTTAGTCTATACTTCTCCATCATTACTAACTGATTGTCTACTGTTAAACTTAGTTTTTCCAATTAAATAAATTGTTAGCCAATAACTAAACAATCTACTAACTGTAAAGTGTTTATTCTGATTTCTCAGCGTTGTCAATTACATACGGGTCTAAGAACTCCTTCTCTAGCATATATCGCCTTTCCTCCACTTGTGGTATAGAAATCATCTTCTCAGTAAGTCCTTTGACTTTCGGAGACATATCGTTATACCTGTCCATGAATTTATTAAGAATAAGGAGTTCTAACATTCTCTCTGTTGTCATCTTATTAACGTGTTAAGAGTACAAAGATACTAAAAATCTCTTAAATTACCAAATGAATCTACACAAACTTTAAGCTACGTAATAGCTTATTGCAGTCTATGCGCTTACCTTGAAAGTCTGCTGTTATGGCTCTGATGTATCTGCCAGCTGCACACAGTTCCAATAGGTGTAGGAATTGTATAGCATCGACTTTAACTTCAACCACATTGTCGGACTGTTCATAATAGGTTACATTGAACATTAGAATCTAAACATCATTTTAGTTTGCTTTTTCTTCTTAGGATTAAATGGTCTTCCTTGAAGAACATCTATGAGATTTTCCTCACTGATAGGTATATATCTTCCAGTACTGGTAGACTTCCTAAACCATTCCTCCTCTACAGTCCCTTTAAGGACTAAGGTGAATACTTCAGCAACCTTGCCCTCCTTTTGACGGATAACTCGACCAACTCTCTGTTTCTTAGTAGTAGAACTACTATTGAAGCCTAATATAACTGACACACTGATGTCGGGACAATTAAATCCCTCATTCAGTTTCATAACAGTGTTTAATACACCACCATCCTGCTGTACAAACTCTTGTAAATTCATCCTGCCTTTCTTGACAGAATCTTTACCAGAGTACACGGCACCATACTTAATCTTTTCAGCCATAGCTACAGTAGCACTAAAAGTTATACACTTCTTGTCCTGTCTGTTCTCCAAGATTAAGTTAGTAAGTTCAATTTTCTTAGGATGATTATATATGTATTTCTTACGAGCCTGTAAGGTTCTACTGAATCCCATAGCATGAACTAAAATCTGTTTATTAACAGTCTTAAAGTCTTCGCTCTGGTCTTCTCTACATCTCTCTTTAGCTAACTCTGACCTCCTCTTCCAATCAGTTGCACACTTCATGGCTAGATTAAAGTCATAGTTAAAGTAGGAGAAATGTTCATAGAACTCTTTATTGACCTCTTTATAGACATCAATATCTTCTGGCTCAATAAGTACCTCATATTCTCGATAATCGGCAAGCCACTTATTTTCTATGGCTTCTTCTACAGAAATGGTATCCACAATAGGACACTTCTTACTTATAATTTCATCTTTACCATCCAATCTCTCAAAGGTCGCAGTTAACCCTAAGATTATTGTATATTGGACGTTTTTAAATATGTTCAGCAGTGTAGGTGCTCCCACTTTGTGAATTTCATCAATTACTAGTAAAGTACAACTATACTTATTGACTGATGTATCATTCATGGTCTTAACTGAGCACTGTTGGAATAAGTTCCAATCAATTAGTTCTTGATTCCATTGTCTTTGAATAGGTTCACTTGGGACAACTATAATAACAGACTTAGTTGGATTCTTCTTAAGAAATCTACTTATAGCCATTAGTCCGCCTCTAGTTTTACCTACTCCAGTAGCCCAATTCAAGGTCCCACACAACTTGTTATCTACCCATCGTTGAACACCTTGTTCTTGGCGTTCAGTTCTACTTAGATTTCCAAACAAGTCCGCCATATACTATCAATTTTACCCTTGAATTTACTCTCTAATTCTATTGATAGTTATGTAAACAAAACTCCTATAATGAGTGAGTAAAACTCAGGAGTATATATGTAGAACCAATATAGATGGGTATAGATGTTAAAGAGTATATCCTTTAGCATCACAAACCATTTTAATTTGGTTCTTGCGGGTCTCCCACTGGTTGATATGGAACTTAACCTCATCCTCCAAAGAGAATAAGATTCTATTCCTCAATGTTTCCAGTTGAGCAGTAGTAAGTTCAGAGTACTTCTTACTCTTAAGGTTTACCATTGCACGTAATTGAGTGAACGATAATCCTTTCGGTGTCATATACAGGTTTGCAGTAGGATTAAGACCGAGACGCTCTCTAGCTACCTCAGCTTTCTCACGATACTCACCGTTAGCAGTCTTCTCAGTCAAGTCCTTAGACTCCTGCTGCGTAAACCATAGACCTTGTTTTAAGATAAATGTTAATGTAATGTGCTGCTTGTTAAATTTGCCCAACTTATCAAGACAGCCTTCGAGGACTAATTCAATAGGAAGTCTCGCGAACTCCACAGGACAGTCCCCAACCAAAGCCTCAGAGATGAATGTTTCCTTGGTATCAATACCTTTGTTATTATCAAGGAACACTCTCAGAGAAGGCAGGAATGTAAATCTTGGAATACCTCTATCTTGCTCTAACCAACGAAGGAATAACTCAGTGTTACATCTTTCTCTCTGGTCTTTGATAATGTCCAACAGAACATATCGACCTGGATATTCTTTGCTGTCATTATACAGCATAGATTCGCAGTGGTTATAGAACGTTCTTAGTTCTTTGTCTGAACAATCAACAAGTCTCTTTTCCTCTTGTACGAGTTGTCCATTTACTTCGACCTTGCGACCTTTCCATACGAAAGTGTTAATGTCATTATTCTTCTTAGCAATAGCGGCAGCCAATTTTTCCTTCATCATATTGTTATTCTATATTATGTCTTTATCATATGAAATAATCTCTTTATTCGTTCATCTATCTATTTACAATATTAAATCTGATTCCGCTGGTTTCTCATAAACAAAGTCCATAAAATAAACTCCAGTAAAGCGGTAAGGTACTTTCTGACCTGTTAAAGAGTCATACCAAGTATCCTCACCAGCTATTACTTCATTGTACTTTAAAAACCCAACATCACCTATCTTGAGAACTGGAGATTCCCACCTAGGTAATCGAGTAATCATTTCATAAGTCCCATTAGCTAAATTTTGGAAGACATAGATTATATAACCACCCACATCTTCTCGTAAGGTTATCAACTTGGCATGGATTGTTTCCATTTACAGATACATTACTCCTACTCGTTCGTCGTAAGGAATGTTATCAGTAGCAGTCTCTACAGCCAACCATTCACACTCCTCAATTGGATAACCATATTCCTTGGCATCCATTTCAGAGATTTCCTGAGCATAGAATTCAGCTTCCAACAAGGATTCAAAGTTACCAGTTTCCTGATAATCTATCCTTCCCCTACGTCCAGAGTAGATGTTACATTCTATCATAATGATAAGAATTTATAATTAATCTTCCTTATCTTTGTATTTCCTACAACCGTATTTGGCATAATCACAAGTTTTGTCTTCTTGACCTCTGAAACAGGGGTATTTAGCACACTCCTTGCACGTACGCTCTGGATGTTGATATCTAACTCCATCCTTGTCTTTATCGAAGGAACTACTTAGTTGCTTTGCCATTGAATACCTGAGTCTAAGTATGAACTAGCAGACTCTTTAGCTATTACCAGATAATACGATTATACTAACCTCTTAAATGGAATTATGATTTTGTCCTCCACCCATTGTGCAAAGTTCTTATTGTTGCATCCCAGAGCGAACATAACCACATATATAGCTATCTTTGGTACTCCGAATGCTGACAATAGAACACACACAACGACAGCAGCTATCAAAGCTATGAGGTTCTTACCTTTAAAAATGTCTGTGAAATTCATACTTGTCTTTTTAACAGTTTAACAATCTTGTTTGCTATCCAATCTAAGTTCACTATTACATTCAGTATCAGTAACACCAGCAGAAGGTCTGGGATAACAAATAAAAAATGTATAACAACTATGAACAATAAAACCATTGCTCCTACTGCATACTTCACTTCAGTAGTAGTGTTATTAGAAGGACTGCACTAACAGTAAATCCACCAATCGTTAAACCCCTATAGAGTTTCTTCTTGGATTCAAGTTTATTAATCTCTCTAAGTTGATTCTGCATTACTTGCTCAGAAGCTTGTGCATGAAGCATAAGTCTTTTAACCTGTGCATTCCTTACAGAGTCAGTCTTTTCATAAGAGTTAATCAAACTTTCATAAGATGTTAATTGCTTCTTAAGCTCTGGAATTTCCAGTTTTAACTTCTTATGTTCCAAGAATATTAGATTGGTTGCCTTTAACTGTTGAGGCGTAATTACTACTAATGAATCATTTACCAACTTCGGATAGATATTCTGTGAAGAACACCACATCGTCGGCAATAGACTGATTAGTAATATCAGTAAGCTCTTTTTCATACCAATGTTCAATTACATCAACCTTAACTTTAGAGGAATCTATTACATTATGTAAAGAATCCCTCTCAAGTTCGAGCAAACTTATTTCACTATTTAAAGAGTCAATATGATTAACCAACTCTTCATAGTTAGGTATAGGTTCCTTAGTTGGAGTCAACCACGTCCAAGCTAATACTCCTATAAGGCATAGAATTACTAGCCACAGTAACTTTTTACTCACCAAGTACGTAGTTTACTGCTTCAGCCATCTTCTCCATTTCCTCATCAGATGCTTCTGTAAGGTATTTGAATGTAGTTTCGGCTTCTCCACTGAGAGTATCAATATAACTCTCAATTCTTGTGCTTCTGTGATACTTCTCAGCATCTCTGTCATATCCAGCCAAATAACGACCTGGATTTACTTTGAAATACTCAGCTTCTTGTTGAAGCAATGCCTTAACCATTGTTTCATTAATCAGCCCAGCATCAACGGCATATAGCGCGTGATTACGATATTTCGTAGCTTTGCCCTCAGCAATGGTCTTACCAAGAGTTTCATTGAACTCATCGTCAGGACGGCATACAGACACACCGATAGACAACACCTTCTCGTCGTTATCAATAATATCTCCATCTTCCTCGATGTAAATGTCTGGTTCACCATGTAGGCTAACAGCAGCCATCACAAATTTACGTTCTTCACCAGTAAAGTCCTTAAAGCTGTCTACGATATATTCTACCTTTTTCATATTAATGTAAATTATAAGATATTTTCTAAAGCTAATCTCTGTAGTTCAATAATCTTATGCTTTACGAGATGGCTGTAAACTATCAGGATTACGATAGAAGGCTAATATAGTGGACTGCTTACGCAACCATGAACCTTCCTCTCTAGCCATATCCAGAATAGTCCTACTAATGGACTCTTCTTCTACTTGTTCTTTAACAAGGCGACCTTCGTCTTCATCCTCACCATTTAACCACTGGAACGTAGCCCAATCACCCTCTTTCTGAGCTTGGTCTACAATCTTATTAATACCCATAGTGGTTTCAATTTCTCTATCTACAGTAGCAGCAAAAGGCATAACTCTATTAACTATGTTTACCTTAATAGCTGGAACTGGTGGATACTGAAACAGGGCATCATTAGTAGTTAGATACTTATAAATCCACTCATGGTGAAGATACTCCTCAGCTGCTCTACCAAGCCAGTAGGTAGCTAATTTAGGCAACCCTTCTACATCGAAATAGTTAGCAAAGGTTCTATACAGACTATGGTTAGCCAATTCAGCAGACATCTGCTTTACTAACATTTCAACCATAACACTTGACAATGTACACTTACGTCTACTTTCATCAATGTTCTTCTCTGTATATTGCATTGTAGGCATTGCATCTACTGTCTGAACACCTTGCTTAGTTTCCTTTTGTTCTGGATTTCCTTGTGCGTCTAGTACTCTCATCAGTAACTAATTTAAAGTTGTTTTGCATCAAGTAATCTAGAGGTGCTGATAGCCAAGTAATAAACTTAACTAATCTATAATCTTCCACCTTCTTACTAATAGTTTCCTTCTTAATAGTTAAAGGTGTGTCAGCTGCATAGAACTGACTTCCTATACACTCAGCCCTATCTTTCCATATCTTATATAAAGATACTTCATATAGGAACTTAGGATATTCTGTCAGCTTATACTGCTTGTTTGAGTAGACGTTCTGGGTCGATTTCTTTACCATTCCAGAATGCTCTCACAATAGAGCTGTGTTCGCTCTTGTACTTACTCAACAGATAAGGTATATCTGTTTCTGGGCAGTCATGACGATAAGTTGTCTTATCCAATCCTTTGACATTGACAATAAGACGACCTACGAATCGTGATGTTCTTGCAGGAGGTGCCCAACGTGAGTCAGGAGCTGGGAAACGACGTTGCTTCTTCCAAGCCTTACGTTCTTTCTCAGTCTTAGTCCACACAGATGGGTCACGAGGTGTTACAAATGGATTACGTATTCCTAACGCAACCATTTCTGCGTCATTGTTTACATCAACTCTTTTATCCTCTTCCTTCTTTTTCTCTTCTTTCTTCATTTTACTAAACGAATTAGAGTTACACATTATAATTTGATTACACTACCACAAATAGTACACTTGTAGATTTTGTTCTCTGCATCGTATAGAGTATGCGTTGTTGGTAAACCACACCTACCACAATCCAGTGTCTTTACTGACTGTACGCGTCTTGTGCCCTTCTTAGGAGCTTTCTTAATTGAAGCCATAATTATGATTTTAAAGATTTAGCTAGCTTAGAGTCAGCTACCATCTTCTCTACTAAAGAAGAATTTAGTAACTCTTCCAATCTCTTTACTTCTTCCTTATAATCTTGTACATACTCTTTAAGAGTACCAACATCTCGCTTGCTAGATATTCTGTGATGAACTACCTTTCTAATACAAGTTTCTAAAGACATACCAAACCCTGCATCCTTAAATTCTTGACGCTCTGGTTTACCTTTAGGTCTGACCGTGTATAGTAATTCTAAATCCCAGAAATGGTCACTCGCTCCAGATGTCATTCTAAAATCAGCTTCCTCGATAACCATACCTATTCTACAGGTTAAATTGTTTCATTATCATGTCCATATGGGCATAATGTACATCTCTAAGAGTTCCCTTCTTGTACTCTAAATACTCCCTTGCACTCATAGGTTCTTGAGGTTTAGTTAACCGACAACACTCCCAATCAATAACTGCTTCTTCATAATTACATTCCCAAGCAGCTTTATGGTTTTGGATGTGATGTTTGTTGATAGCTCTATGTATCTTCTTGATTCTCTTAGTGCCTAACCAAGGGATAAGAATGTACATAAGAACTTTATCTAAATCATGAAACTTATACTTATAATAGCCAATATACTTCTTCTCAGTTCTGAGGAAGGCAGCATAATGTCTAAGAGTATATGGAATGTGTTTCCAAGAGTCTATAATATTCTGTATAATCATTGCAAGTTGTTCATTTCGACTACAATGTCATTGTTCACTTTCTTAATAGCCTGACTAAAATTATTCATTTTATCTTTCATCTTAGCTTTAAGTGCCACTATGGAAGCCTTCAGGTTATTAATCTCAGAATTTAGACTTGACTCCTTTTGTTGAAATTCCTTTTTCATTTCCACTCTAAATTTGAGGTGGTCTGGAAGGATTGAATAAAGTGAAATAAAGCTCTCTAAAACCTTTAACAACTCTTTATACTTAACAACTTTAGTAGTCTTATCTATTACTAGTACGTATGAATCACAATCGTTACCTGGTAAAACATTGATATACTTATCAGAGATAGTATTCTGCCTGCCAAGATGGTCACCCAGTCTAACTGTAATTGGAAATCCAGTCAACTGAAAATATTCTGAATTTGTGTCTCCAACCTGTTCTACTTGAGTAAATTCCTTCTTAGTTAGCCATGCCTTAACTTTACTTAGTCCTTTCACTTATTGACTTTTCAGTTACATTACCACGTATCTACAAAAAAATAAGGGTCAACCCATCTACATATGTAGACAGCATTGACCCCTAGTACTATTGTATGGAGTCGTTGGGAGCCAGAGACTCCAAGTAGCGATTTACTGCTTTCATTGCATTGTCAGGGATTCTTTGCACTTCTTCACTATGATTTACATAATGTAAAGTTGCACCTACGCCAAAGATGGCATAGCATTGGTTTGTTGAAGGAGTAAGTACACACAACACTGCTGCTATTGCAGTAGGTATTACGAAGTGTTTCCTCTTTACACCAGATTTCTTTACACCTTTAGCCACACAAGTTCTCGTTCCGCACACATCGCACTGAGAACTACATACTGACATAAAGAATAAGATAACTGATACAATTAAACCAACAATTGAAAGAACCATTAACAATGTATGAACAGAGTCAGCAATACTACATAAGTATAATACCCAATATTCCATACTATTTGAAAATTTTGCTTATTTGATAAAACAATTCTCTAACAACCGTAACTATAGAAGTACCAGCTAAAATCAAACCCCAAGTCTCCATAGAGAGAGGTTCAGTTCTAAACATAGCACCACCATATTGAACGATTAAGAATTGACCAACGAGAATAACTAAAGCTATGCCAGCAAATGCTGGATTCTTTAGTAAGCCATCAAAGATACTTCTCCTTTGTCCGAACACTCTTGCATTAAACAGATTCCACCATTGTAACAATACGAATATCGTAAAGAACTCTGTTAGAGATACTGCTTTAGTATAGAGTAAAGTGACTAAGAATATGAAGAATATAATACCAACTCCAAAGATTTCATACCACATTTGTTTAGTGATAATGAATGCTTTAGGACTTCTTGGTTTGTCCTTCATAACTGCATCGTTGGCTGGTTCAGTTGCCAAAGCTAATGCAGCGAATGTATCCATGATTAAATTAACCCATAACATCTGAGTAACAGTGAAGGGTAGGTCTACTCCAATAAACGGACCAATACAAGCTATAAGAATAGCTACTACGTTAATGGTCAATTGGAATAGAATGAAGTGCTGTATGTTCTTGTACAGACTTCTTCCCCACTTCACTCCTAGGATGATAGATGGGAATGAATTGTCGAGTAGGATAATATCAGCAGCTTCTTTAGCTACATCAGTACCATTGTTCATGGCTATACCTACTTCGGCATGGTTTAGGGCTGGAGCATCATTAGTTCCATCACCAGTCATAGCAACCACTTCTCCCATTTGTTGGAAACGAGTTACCAGAGTTTGTTTATCCTCTGGTTTGGTACGAGCAAATACATCTACTATTCGTAGAGGATTCACTTGTTCTCCAATATCACTGCCCAACATTGGTACAGGGTGTTCACTTAATCCTGCCTGTCTCGCTATTTCAGCGGCTGTAGCTGGATTGTCACCAGTAATGATTTTAACTTTGATACCAGCCTCTTTAGCAGCTTTAACTGCATCTGGGACGTCCTTACGGATTGGGTCTTCAATAGCCATGAATCCGTTATAAGTGAAGCCATTTAGTTTCTGAGCATCTTCCAAAGTCATAGATTCTTTATAAGCAAAGCCTATAACTCGTCTACCTTTGTTCTGCTCTTCTACTTCTCCTTCAATGTCAGTAGCATTACACATACCTCTGACTACTTCAGGAGCACCCTTTACTAAGGATATAAAGGCATCACCTTGTTTAGTAATGGACATCATGAACTTAGTCTTACTTGAGAAATCCAGTCTGAATACTGGGGAGTTGTCTCTCCTTATATCATCAAGTAAGTCACCTGCATCCATATGCTTAATTATAGCACCTTCTGTAGGATTACCAATAGTCTTATCTCCATCTACATATGCTGTAGAATTTGCTAAGGTATTGATAGTGATATATGCCCTATTAGGCATTACCTCATTTACAACCTTCATCTTATTCTCTGTTAGAGTGCCCGTTTTATCGGTTAGAATAAGAGTAGTTGCTCCTAGAGTTTCACAAGCGTGCATCTTACGAACTAAGTTATTAGCCTTAGACATTCTCTTCATGGAATATGCTAATGCTAAAGTAACTGCCATAGGTAATCCTTCTGGTACTGCAACTACAATTAATGCAACTGCAATCATTAAGAAGGATAACAAATCGTTAGTAATCTGCATCCAATCTTGTCCTACATAAGCTTGTTCTATAAAGAAGTATCTCACCAATAAGGCAAGAATAAGGAAACCAGCAGCACCAAATGCAATCTTATTGATAAGGTCAGCAAGACCATTAAGCTGCTTGTTTAGTGGAGTCTCTGTATCAGTAATCTCAGCAGCTTTACGAGCTGTTTGTCCGAATGCAGTATTATCGCCTACAGCATTGACTATACCTGTTACAGTACCTTCTTCAATGATAGTACCTTTCAGCAATAGCCATGAGGGATAAGTAGCATTTAATTCACCTTCCTCTTTAGGTTGTTTAGTAACAGCCTTAGATTCTCCAGTTAATACAGACTCATTGACCTTTAGATTGTGAGATTCATAAGCTGTTACATCAGCAGGAATTTCTTCACCAGCTGCTAGTAATACTACATCATCAACAACTAGGTCTTTACGAGCTACTTGAGTTACTATACCATTTCGCCTTACTTTGACAAGTGTATCATCAGAACTTGTAGTCAGCACATCAAATTTCTTAGATGCACTATACTCATTTATAAAACCGATAGTTACCGCTAATAATATAGCAGCTATAATTCCTATGGGTTCAAGGTATTCTGATTTAATAACCCCTAGTATTAATGCAATAACTGCAGCAACACTCAATATTTGAATTAAGGGGTCTTTGAACTTCTCAAAGAAAAGTACATACCAAGGGTCTCTCTTAGGTGGGGTTAGTATATTAGAGCCGTGACATTCTCTACTATGATTAACCTCAGCATCTGTCAAGCCCTTTAACAATTCTATATTCATCTTTAAGTTATTTAATTATTAAAAGGTGGACAGTTATGCCCACCCGTGAGAAGTGTTTTAGTCTTCGTCTTCGAAGTAGTCGGGGAAAGCATCCACAAGGATACTCGGAACCTCGTGTCCTTCTTCTGAACCCCACTCGTTGATAGATTTCAACAGTTCAGATTCAGCGTCGTCGATGTCCTCATCCTCGTTGATTTTGTCAACCAGGAACTGAGCCTCTTCTTCGTCAATCTTACCGTCTGCTAACAACCAAGCCATTACTGCTTCGGCAAAGAATGCATCAAATTCAGATGAGGTGTTACCTTCTTGAGAGTCTTTCTTCTCCCACAGCATTTCCACTTCTTCCTTTGTTACCACTCCGTCTGCCATAACTTCTTTACGAAGTTCTTCCACGTTTACACTTTCTTTACACATAATTGTAAGTGTTTAATAATTAAATAAAATTGGGTAATACCCTTTCGATTTCTCCTATAGACTGCCAAGAGCCTGTGTTACCAAGAGCCTTGAACTTCCACTCCCCATCCTTACGATAAGCATACCCTAAGATAATAGCTTCACGACCAACGAATGTTGTATCAGGGTCTTTACTATCATTATCCAGGTTATACTTAGCTAATACGTTAGGATTAGAGTTTGGACGGGTTACAGGACGCCCGTCAGCTGTTGTATAGATTCGTAATCCCATATAAGGAATCTTATCGAATCTTTGGTGACGATATGAATTGAGGATGAAAGCAACATACTCAACTTCAGGTCTGATTCTATCCAGTTCTACTGAGATAGTTTCATTATCCATTCCGTCGTCTCCGTCAGTATCACCTACCAAATCATCACCAGAGTGATGGATAGCTCTGTCACTTGAGTCTTTGTGACCAAAGTAAACAGTTTCAAGCTTACGCTTGTTAACATCCATAAGAACTACAGAAGCATCAAGGTCTACAGCCTCAGTGCCTCCACCAAAACCTAAGAAACCACCAGATTTGATAGCTCCCCAGTTTGCTCCAAAGAATACTTTAGATAACTTATTACCGTTATCGTCCTTTGACAGATTGACTCTGCCACCTTTAGATAGATTTATCATAGCTTATAAATCCTTTGGACCAGCATCAATACCGTAACCAGCCAGAATGTCGCACAACAGCACTGACTGATAGTTACCTTTACCTTCATTCACAGCCTGGAACTTCCAGCTACCATCCTTACGATACAATCTGCAGAATACCAATGCTCTATCCATAGAAGCATCTTCTTCCAAGTCATACTTAGCAAGGATGTTGTTGCCTTCTGCACCTTCATACAGGTTCACCTTAGCATTGTGAACCATACCGAAGTTCTGCTGACGGTTCTTAGCATCGTGAATGTTTACTAAGATAACAACTTCTTGCACCTCGGCAGGAACCTTAGTAGTGTCGATAGTGATAGTTTCATCATCACCGTCACCAGCACCAGTTCTGTTATCACCAGAATGCTTTACAGACTTAGAAGGGTCTTCCAAGTTACCATAGAACACCATGTTGTTATCACTGAGGACTTTACCATCAGCTTTCAACATCAATGCCATAGCATCCAAGTCAAATTCTTTACCAGGTTGTGCTGCGTCCCAGCCCAAACCAATTCTAAACACACTAGCTGTGGACTCCTTAGAAAGGTCAACGCGTCCACCTTTTTGCAAACTAATTGCCATAATGTAATTAAGTTATTAAAGTTAATTGAAGAATTAGTTCTCCAAACTCGGACGATTATACGCCCTTTCGTTTCCAGCTAAGATAGAGTTGAGGAGTTTCAATTCTCTCATCTACTGAGCTGTCCAAGACAAAACAATTAAATCCTAAATTAGTATAATACTCAGCTAAGTACTCTCCTAATTCAGGAATGTTCTCGTCCAGGTCGAATACCAAACTATATTCGTTTCTAGCAGATTTAGCTTGCATTAAGCTAGCTATTTCTTCTATACACTTCTTATGTAAGGTATCTCTATCAAGTTTTAATCCATATTTAGTGATTGTATAAGCATCTAAGGCACTTAGTGGCTTAGGCTTGGGAAACCACTTATCCCTAAGCTTTACTAACTTATTCATAAGAATTTAGATTTCTTGTATTGTAGTCTTACCCAGAATCGAACTGGGAACTCAAGCTTCGTAGGCTAGCGTTTTATCCATTAAACTATAAGACTAAAGAATAGAAGGTGTGCTGTTACACCAAATGCTCTAAGGGCGATTATTGACATTGAACGTATGTGCACAGTGACTTAATGTATGCACTAGCCGACTTTCGTTTTCCTACTAACAGCTAAGAGTATCATGTACTCTCCCAATCTTAATTCCAGGCTCCTCTCGTACTATTGGAACTTATCAATAATTGGCTCCGACACTTAATATCACATTGAGCAACGTATAGGAACCCTTGTCATTTCAGACTTGGAATACTACTCTCCGAGATTAATGCTTGCACCTCCCTGCGGTTCTACGGAAGGACTAGTAAGTTCCATACCTTCACGCTTGTCCACATCACGATAGCTAATCGTGACCTAAGGATATACCATAACTTCCGCTCGCAACTCTTTAAATGATGGCTACTTCCAAGCCTACATCCCCTCTATTATGTTAATATTCAAATTCTCTAACACTCTCCTTATAAATGTCCTTTAGGACACTAAAAGCATCAAGTCTAGACTTTGTATCATTATGGTCCCACCAAAAGTCTAAACCCGCGTGTTGTACATCTTTAGTAGCTTTAAGGAACTCTGGATTAAATTCAGGTATATTAGTGACTAAGTCTTTATAAGACGGATGTCCTTTTCTATTCTTATCCTTGAAATCTAATCCCTTAGTTGCTGCTACTTTAAGACACCAACACATACCAGGATAACTTAAATGACTTGTCTCATTTATATAGGTATCCTCAGCAGTTTTTATAACATCATATACTTTCATAATCTTTAATACGTTAAATTAGTATCCCCAGAAGGAATCGAACCTTCATTTAAAGTTTAGGAAACTCTCGTTCTGTCCATTGAACTATGGGGACATAAAAAATGCCACCTACTCTCACGAGCAAGTGGCATACATGGATTACTTCTTCTTTTTATTACTTCAACTTTACTTTTGTGACCCCACAGGGACTCGAACCCTGGTCTACGGATTAAGAGTCCGCAGCTCTACCAACTAAGCTATAGGGTCAAATGGAGAGTCACCACCGTCCTCTCCGTGATAGGTTTATCTACATAATGTAGAAAGGTTTTAATACCTACGATATGTAAGTATGCGCAAGTCCTACTTAACCTTAAACTCGAAGTGGTTATTTACCTCTATTAACAGATTTGCATTTAACAGAACCAGGACGTGTAGTTGCCTTCTTGAATGATTCAGGTTGAGCATCCCACCATCTTTTAGCTGCTTCTAAGTTAGCTACCATTTTCTTGTATTTCATATAGAAGAATTTACAAATTCATTAATTAGTAATCTCTATAGTCTTACTAGCTTCTTGCGCCAGCTTATCACAAATCTTGTTATATTGGTCGTCTGCGTGTCCTTTAGTCCACTCAAACTCAACCTTAGTATGGAAAGCAATTGCTGCATCAAATCTTTTCCACAAATCCAGATTCGCCTTTCTCTTCCAATTCTTAGTATATGTGCAGACCACATACTGAGAATCAGAAACTATGGTAACTTCTGAAGGTGTTGTAATAGATTCAAGGGCAACTATAGCTGCCATTTGCTCCATCCTTTGGTTTGTACTGTTCTTGTACATCTTAGAATATCTAGCTACTTCTTTATCATCCTTAAGGATAACAAATCCAATGCCACCTTGATTACGAGCACTTGAATATGCTCCATCAGTATATACTCTATATGTACTCATGCTTCCGCCTTGCAGTTATACAGATAGTCTGTGTAGATTCCTAATATATAAGCAATCTTGTAGATGTCACCTTCCTTCTTCGGAACTACCTTCCCAAGAACATCGTTGACCATATCTAATACCACAAACCCTTCTGGACTTTGCAAGTAAGGTTCCATTAATCTGGCTAATTCCTTAAGGTAAGGTTTTGCTTCTATAGAAGCTCCGTCAATACTCTTAAGCAATGTAATTCCTGTACCATCCTCTCTATTAGTAATTTCCTCTATTTGGTCAGCAAACTCATGTCGCATAAAACCTAAATAGAACGCCTTAGAAATATCATCGCCAACCCACTCTGAGAAGCTATTACACTCCTTAATAGTAGATAGGTCAATGGGATGTTCCATCAAATTTTCAACCTTCATAATCATTCAAATAATGCCTCTAACTTGGAAGCTAAGTTATTGGCTTTAGTAGAAACTCCATCTAAAGCTGTACATTCTACTTCCAGCTTTTTGATTTCTTCCTGCTTTTCAACTTTAGTCGCTGCTGCTTTCTCAGCGGTAGCTTTAAGTTTCGTAATAGTACTCTTAAAAGTAGACATTGCACTGTCTATCTCCTTACTAAACCCTGTTGATGTGTTACCAAAGATATTCATACTAAGTGTAATTTAAGGATTAAGAGTAAATTCAAGGGTGTGACGCAGAAGGGAGTCGAACCCTCAATCCCAAATGGGCAACGCATTTTAAGTGCGTTTCGTATACCAATTCCGACACTGCGCCATCATATCACTTGCCTATATTCCTACCACGATAATTATCTGTAAAAGCGTGACAATTAGGACAAAGAATTTGCAAGTTCTCTATTCTAAGGTCGTCTTTAACTCCATTTACATGGTGTAATTCAAGTGCAATAGGTTCTCCCATCCACTTAGTATTGCCACAACATTCACATTTACACTCTTTCACACCTTCCTTTAAGAGTCTCTCCTTAAGATGGTACGTGCTAATATATGAAGAATGTTCAACCAGAATCTCTTCTAGAGGTTTAGCTTCCTTTACAGGTCTATACCTTTCGCCTTGGTTCCAGACCTTACCAGTCATATGTGATGTATCTAAACCTAATTCACTAATCTTTCTTTTAACAGTATCATAGTTACTGCCAGCAGGTTTAAGCCCAATCTTCTTCATTACCTCCGCGTATGAAGGACTAGTCTTAACCGCTTCAATGAATTGCTCGTCTGTCCATTTTCTTTTACCCATCCTTGTATATTTTTAATACACAAAGATAGTAATTAAAATTTAGTCTACCTAATTCATCAAGTTAAAATTAGTAAATTTTGAAGCAGTGATTGGGATGCCTAAGCATCCCTAAAGAGGTATTCTGCACCCACCCCATTCCTTGTACTTCGGAACACGTCTTATTACATACGCTCAACTCTACTTTAGTTGTCATCGCCTAGCCTAATATTTCAATTCCTTTGACTAAGATTGGGAATATATTATTTACAACAAAACCTCTTTAACTCTTCTGGAGTATGATTATCTCTCCATCGTGGATTTCTATAATCAAACTTCCAATCACAGACATCCCAATCATTTATTAATTCATTAGGTTGTGAGATTTCGTATTCTAAAATATCATTAAGACTTGCTATCTGCTTAACTTGTATTCTCTGCACTCTGCGGACAATTCTGTTGTACCAAACGTGGTCACTCTTGTCCTTCCATACTGGTTTCTTTCTGCTCCTGCTCATAGATTCTTAATGCTTTTTCATAGTCATATCTTTTAACCATAGGATATAGCTGACCATATCCCACTTCAAAGTAAGCCATGTTAGGTGTCTTCCTAAGTTTCTCTAAGGCTTCGTCAAGTTCTTTCTGACATCTTTCAGTCTTACCATACCACCAGTTTTCAGGGTCTTCGCATTGAGATAGGTGTTCCCTGCATCTCTGAACTAATTCTCTCACACTAGTCAGTTCCTTAGTATTTGGCATTAGTACTAGTTTGCTGTGATACATTCTTTTATACATAGCATATCTAAGACCATACCACTCAGACCTCTTGCTAAATGGGATGATTGGAACAACCCACCCATTTTCTACACCTTGCGCCCACTTAAATGCAGAATCTCCAGGTCTAAACATATCACTGAATCTATCACAATACCCTTTCCTATCCCATCTCTGTGGGTAGCTACTGTAGTAATAACCCTCTTTATACTCTTTAGGCTTACGAATGTTATGTGTATCAGCCCAATATTTAGCATACATATTAGTACCTGGAACATGATATACAGGTAAGAATAGCATCCTACCATCCATATCACACCAGTAATTGCCTAAGAATCTAGGAGCATCATATTGAGGTTTCTCATAACTTACACTGCCATATTCTGGAAGACAATATCTGTTATTAGTTTCTCTGCTAGGAGTTCTTGGAAGAGACACTCTACCAAAGTCTGGAATCTTAACCTTCTTATTGTATGCTACTTGTTGCTTATTAATATGACTAGTTTGCTTTCTCACCGATTCTGGGTGGACTATTTGAACTAATCCATCATCATCAACATAATAATCACCTCTCCATCTTCTATATCTAAACTGTTCGAAGTGCCATTCAAGGTCACTAAGTCCTACCTCTTTATGGCTATCTCTTAGGTCTTTAATAAGAGCGTAGAATGCTTTAACCAAATCATTATAAGGTTTTCCTATGAACTTATTAATAAAACCAGTTATTCTATTTGTTCTTAGATAACCACGATTTGGACCCCATTCACAATAAAGACGCCCTACAGATGGTTTAGAATATCTTAGCTTCATTCCTAAATGAGTACCTGGATAGTGGTTCATACTATGTCTAGGAAAACCACTTCCCTTACTGCATTTATGATGACTTCCATGATTATTCTTCCTTTTCTTAAATAATAAGCCTTTGTCACTCATACATATTAAATTAAGATGTGTGGCGACAGTTGGATTCGAACCAACCACCTTGGGGTTATGACTCCCACGCTCTAACCAAAATGAGCTATGTCGCCTTAAAGAGTGTAGAATTAACTACACTCTGATAAATCCGCCTGATAAGTGTTAGCAATTCTTATCAATTTTTCGCCGCAACTGTAATAGTAGCCTATCACGTCTAATAAGCATCAACAGCCTCTAGGCAATTTTCTCACCCTTACTAACTCTAGGTGGTGGATTATTTCTTATTGCAACGGCAGTCTGGGTTGTGTACCATACCAGATTGTCCAGATGATTTAGAGAACCATATATAAGAGTGTCCCTTATATGTAAACTCAGTTACACGCATTGGAATACCAGTTTCTGTAGTTATAGTTGCAACTGGTCCTCTATTAACGCATGAACATAGTCCTACTAGCATTAGTAACATAGCAACTACTTTCATTTCTTATCTCCTTGCTTAGTTTGGTTGGCTTGAAAGTTTATACCTGCTACATAAGCCTCAGACACTAGTCTTTTAGCTTCATTGATGTCAATTACACCTTGTGCTATTTCTAGCTTCTCAATTTCTTCAAAAAAGTCTTTAATCTCTTTCATATTCCTGTTTGTTTAAAAGTTCGTAGGGTAGGTGAGACTCGAACTCACACACCCGAAGGTACTGGTTCCTAAGACCAGCGCGTCTACCATTCCGCCACTACCCCAATTATTGTTTCTTTATCTTTACTTTAGTTGGTCGTAACATCCCTAATGTGTTTCCACTAGGAGTTAAGAAATCTATCCTATTTCTATGTCTCTTGTGCATCTTATCCATAACTACCCATTTACCTCTAAGTTTAGGATTATCAGAGATTACTGTGATAGTATCACCATAGTTGTAATGCTTCAATAAGTCATGTGATAGAGCTACCCATCTTAACTTTTTAGCATTTAGTTCCTTAATACTAATTTTATTTCCACTAGCTGTATACCATGATAAACCATGCTTTGGTCCAGCATGATAATATGTTGCAGTAACATTGTGCTGCCCATATAAGAATAATGGAATAAACATTAGAATTAGTAATAAATGTTTCATAAGCTCTATTTTTAGTTACTAAGTAAAGGGCAAGGCATAACACCCCATAGTCTGTTAGCTACTCAGATTTAGCCCTTTGTTGGGAATGTCAGATTCGAACTGACGACCTCTGGGCTATGCACCCAGCGAGCTGACCACTGCTCTAACTCCCATAGATTAATACATTGTCCTAGGCTGTACCAATCTATACCACCCATCTTCCGACGAACAGATGTGGACCTAGAGGGCTTTGAACCCCCGACCTTCTGATTATGAGTCAGCTGCTCTGACCAGACTGAGCTATAGGTCCGATTTAGCCACACTATCGTAGGGCTATAAGCTCCCAACGTCCGACTGATTACGGAAGGTTGCCCACTAGTCCGACAACCTATGTTTTATTATTTACTTGTCTTATCAAAAGACTTAGTAATGTCCAATAACATCTTCAAACCTACGGCATCCATAGCTGAATTGCTTGAACCATTTCCTCCAAACATTACTGATGGAACCCATGATACTTTAGATTCAGCTAGAGCTTGTGCTACACCGACAGCTGTTTTATAATCCCATTCAGCTCTTTCGGCAGGAGTTAAACCTGCTGAAACCAATGCTCTATTTGCTGCTGCCTTAGCTTCACCTTCTGCTTGAACTTTAAGTGCTACTTGTTTAGCCTTCTTAGCCTCAAGTTCAGCTACTTCAAATTCTTGTTGCGCTTTAGTAACAGCTACAATCTTCTCCTTCTCTTGCTCCCATTTAGCTCTCTCAGCAGTAGCTCTACCCTCTTCTGTAATCTGTAAAGTTCTCTGTACAGCTTCCAGTGATTTGGTTTTAGAGGTAATAATTGCTAAGTTAGCTTGTTTCTGAGCATCAATTTGTGATTGAGTAGCATCATCATATTTAATATCAATGACTGATACTAGACCACAAGTTACACCATATTGAGAGAACGGAGATATTTCCTGCCTACTATATCCACCAGGAGCATTACTATTAGACACAATCTGCGCCTTAGCTCTTAACTCCTTCTCACCAGTAATTTCATTAGTTACTGAATCACGAACTACAACTGTCTTATATACTCCATTATTAAGCTGGTCAGTAATATAAGCAATTAAGTCAGTTCTTGTTTCAGATACTGATTCCAGTGAAGACATAAGTGGACCACAAGAAGTTACAACCTTATATAAAGTTGGCTTTACTAGATTAGCAATTAATGCTTCTTCAGAACCAAAGTCTGTTTGTATCTTCTCCATATTCTTGGCATCATTAGGCATTACAACCCTAAATGAACCAATTATGAAACCTCTACCCTTATCATTGAACGTTAGTGCGGCAGCGGGATTACTTCCTGCTGCTACATATCCACCTTCATTCTTCTCCAATCCAGTAAATTCAACTTGTGAGGTTTTGTGATAGCTACTAACATTACCAAAGGCTTGCCATTGCATACCACCATCTACCCACACTTTGTACTTACCTGTCATAGGCATTTGACACACATAGTTCTTAGACTTGTCTGCGTCTTCAATCAATGCACCAGACATACAAACCAATAAGACTGCAATCACTCCTGCTAGAATAGCGAAGATTTTGTTTTTACTTACTTTAGGTTGACTCATTTCTTTTTAACTCATTTTACATTAAACATTACCATTCTCACTCTCCTGGTGAACCCAATAATAGAATGGAATACATAATTTACTGAACTCCACCTTCCTATCAGTAAGGTTAATAACTCCTGAGAGGTGTGCAACTATCATAGCGTAATACACTACTATCAGTAAGATTAGTAATACTAGAATTATTCTTGCGTAAATCATATTAAATTATTTAACTTCTTATACACTTGTTCTAGCCATCTTTCATAATAGCCTTCACCATCCCATCTGTAAGGGATTCCAGTTATGGAATCTAAATTGCAATATGGATTACTCCATGCCTTCTGAATTTCCTCCCTACTAACAGGTAAGTGCATTAATACTCTATGAGCTAACTGTCTCGCCTCAATTCGCCAGATTCTCCTTACCTCTTTATCATAACCATGTCCGAATTTCTTACAGTTACGACTCTTAGATACTGGAGATGCTCCTCCGAATTTTCTCTTATCCTTCATTGCCTTCATAAGATTTAATCTTTATGTTGGGCTACCAGGATTCGAACCTAGACTACAACAGCCAAAGTGTTGTGTGCTAACCATTACACTATAGCCCAATAGAACAGACGACTTTCCCACTAACTCTTTAACCTCCGCAGTGGGCAAGCAGAGGGGTTCACTGTTTTAAAGTCATAATATTTTCTTTGCTGTGAGTCGTCTTACAATAGTCTATACCATGAGTTCGTCATAGTAAGATAAATTCATGCCGCTAAATTGTCCTTCCCAATTACCAGAAAGTAGTTCATCGTTGAACTGCGATGTAATTTCGTCCTTATGGGTGATAACTAACATCCTCCTGTGTATATAATGGTTCGGAATGAAAGTAGAATCTACTAATAATGCGTGTTCGAATAATTTAACATCGAACTCCACAGCTCTAAGAGTCTTTTGGAACTCATTGAACTGATTATTAGGGTCATCTACAGCTCTAACAGGTTTAGAAGTAGGAATTGGACCATTACCATGTCTGGTAATATATGGTCTGATAACATACACATGGTCTGTTATCTCTTCCGTCATTCTATCTAAGTGATTCTTAGATACTTGCTTTATCCTGTTAATAATTTCCATAGCATTTTGACAAGTAGTGTTACTTGGAGTACAATAAGGCATTATACCAAATCTCTGGTCTAGTAATATACCTTGTGAACCTTCAAAGACCTTGTACTTATAACGAGTAAGAATATTCTCGTCATATATTGTTACAGATTTGAAGTATTCATGCACTCTAACACACCAATCATCAATATTATACATTGGAAGGCTGGAACTGAAATCATAGTAGTTCTTAATAAGTGATGCAATCTTGGCTCTTAGAACCATGATATTAGCACAATCTCGAACAGTAATATGATAACCAGCGGCTACTCTATCAAGAGCAGATTTGAATCCTGTACCTACAGTACCATGTTTAAGGTTCTCCTCATTGTTCCATTGATTAATAACATCAAAGGGAGTAACAACCTCACAGAGTGGATGGTAGATAATCTCTGGATAGACTCCGAGCTTATTTAAGTCTACCAATTCTCTCATAGTAGTAATAGGGTCTACAGTACAGTATTTAGACCAGTATGTTGGTATGCCAAGTAAAGTTCCACTACCATAATTACTAAACGTGTGTTCAAGTTTGCCATGCCTTACAGTATGACCAACTTGATGTCCGCCACTGAATCGAATAACTATTGTTTCTTCTTTAGGATGTGCCTTACATAAATTATGGACGGTTTGCCCTTTACCCTCGTCACCAAAGAACGAGCCTAATACAATTTCATTCATCTTTTCTTAATAGGTATAAGTTCCACTTTCTTCACCTGCACTGGTTGTTGGAGCTACTGCTTCTGCTTCATAGGGTATTCCAGTGAGGTCTTCGTGTTGCTTAATGGCTTCAGCAATTACATTGTGAACATTGTGTGAATCACAAGTAAGTACATTCTGTCCAAGTAGATTCTTCCAACCTGGAGCAATTTTTGTACCATAGCTACCATTAGTAACATGAATATGATAGACGTTATATTGCTCTTGAGCTTTCTTAACAGCCTCTTCCTCGCTAATAGGATTAGCAGGGTGTTGATAGCCTAAGAAATCTTCCAAAGCACGTCCACTGATGCCGTGCAAGTTGGGTTCATCACCAATGGTGAATAGATAACCCTTCTTGTGTCTTTTAAACCATGAGTCTGTTTCAGTGTGATAGCCAGCAATTATATGAGCTAATAAATAGCTCTCGCCACTATTTCCACCTCCACCACCTTCGAGTACAAACTCTTCAAGAGAGTTTACAATCTTCTCAGTATCAGATTCAAATTGTCCAACTTGAATAGGATACCTATCATACTCATGGTCGCCTACAGCCATAAATAACAGCTGCGGGTCTTTGACTCCCAGTTGCATTAGAGCATCCATGAGTTTAGGGAAGTTATCCTTAATCATTTCATGGGGTGTTCTACGCATTGAACCAGTAACATCAAGAGCAATGATAATCGGAGTAGTTTCAGGATGTTCGTTGCTATCTCTACTTTCCCTAACACCAGTGTTAATCATTTCTGGTTTAACCTGCGTGTTATAGTTTCTTGCATTTACGTTAGACAGTTTAATGTCTGACTTTGCAGATAGAGAGTGATTCGTAAAGACAGCATCAGCTGACTTGGTTGCATACCCTCTATCGGTAGATAATGCAGAATAAGCTGCAAAGGAATAACTTCCACTTCCCATAATTACTTCAATTTAGCATCGTCTTCTAGCACTTCTGCTACATTAATCATTTCCTCAGTTTCGTCAGCTGGGAACTCTTCACCGTCAACTTTAAGTGCAAGAGCATATTCAATGTTAGCAACTCGTAAGTCACGTTCCAATTGATGTCTCTTAGCTACCCAAGCCTTAGGGTCAAAGCCATTACCAACTTCCAACGAAGTAGTGGATTTTACAGATAGGTCTCTGTGCTTGTTTAACTCATTCTTGATACGAAGAACTTTCATCTTACATTCTTGGATGAATCGTTCCTCTTCAATTTTTGTCATTTCATACAAGTTCTGCGCCCTTGCATCAAGTACACTCTGACCACTTCTCCTTAATCCGTCTTTAAAGCTACTCATAATTCATTTTACATAATAACATTTGCAAATGCTAATCTTTGTAGTACTAACTGAGAATCTTGCTATTTAGAAAGAATAAGTCCTACTGTTATTGCTAACAAATAGGACTAATTTTGAGCCTCCGATAGGAATCGAACCTACAACCTTCTCATTACAAGTGAGTTGCTCTGCCTATTGAGCTACGGAGGCAAATTAGCACACATACTTAGATGTGTGCTCAGAAGGCATGCCTGTTTTCTAATACATCTTACCACTAAACGACTATACCCCACAGGACTTTGACGGTATAGGCAAGGATTCGAACCCTGCGTCTTTCACTTACCAATTGAATACTTAGAGATAAAATTTGCTGTAAGCCTTCTTGTACTAATGATAAATACAAGCCGAATGTGTGGGAGTCGAACCCCTCCGCCGCCGTGACAGGGCGGTATGCTACCGTAACACTTCACACTCGTTAAATAACTATCAAGACGGAAGGATTAGCCCTATTAATATCATTTAAATCCCTTTCGGATTCCTTCCTGTCCTTTGTCTTCTTTTCATTTCTCCCAAAACACATTTGGCTCGTTTGGGCATCGTAATAAGATTTTAACACTTGATAGTTATAGTAACCCCAACGGGATTCGAACCCGTATTTTTGCCTTGAGAGGGCAATTACCTGACCATTAGTAGATAGGGCTATGTGGTAGGTGCTAGCCGTTCCTATCCTACCATTGTGTACTACGTTGCTAGCCAACGTGTGAACTTCTCTCCTCTGTTCGTTCACAGTGTAGCCTAACTACCCTATTAAGGGTTAAGGAGGACTACAAGGTATTGGGTAGGGGACTCGAACCCCTAATCTCCACATTGAAAGTGTGGTGACTTGACCAGTTCGTCTAACCCAACATTAACTCAGTTTAAACTCTAAGTACTTGTCCTCACCCCTACTTATTTCCGAGACTTTATAACCACAGCTTTGGTATAAAGCCTTGGCGGTTTCAATCCAATTACTACTCATAATGCTTTCAATGGGATAAGTAGTGGCTAAACCAACAAATACTAGAATATCATTTACACGAATGGTGCTGCAACTACCATTCCAATATTTCTTTATAAGCTGATTAATTACAGCTATGACAACATTAGGAAGAGATGGAGTTTGTTCCAACGTCTTCGGATTTAATACTTGAACCTCATTCATAACAATAAGTTTTTAAGTTATAATAAAAGTTCCAAACATTCGCGGAGAGCAGTGGAATCGAACCACATACACTTTTTATGTACGAAACTACTTAGCAGGTAGCCCCTATCACCATCAAGGTTTACTCTCCATACAGAATTTCTTTACCCTGTAATTCTGTAAAACAGCTAAGGACTATCTTTGTTATTAGGCTGCTGCTCTACCGCCTGAGCTACTATTAGACGAATCTAACGTGGGGACTCGAACCCCAGACCCGCCGCTTTGGCTACAAAAGATAAATTGCTGTTAGTCCTTATCTACTAATCGACGTGGGGCGAGGAGGAATCGAACCTCCAACGCCAGGCTCTTCAGACCTGCGCTCTACCATTGAGCTACCGCCCCAAGAGGAAGGATTGTTATCTCGTGTAACCCTTCTAAACCACGTTAAGTAATGGTAAACAAACAGGAAGATTTTATTTTAAAACCCATTACTAAAGGGTGTCTAGTGGTAGTCGAAACCACGTCTACTGAACCACAATCAGTTATTCTAACCGTTGAACTATAAACACCATGTTAGACCTACACTCGTACCCACTTCCATTTATGATTAGTGATGCATCACCAATAAGGTACGACCTCATCCACATAAGGCACTACCCTACCACAACCTCGGTCTATAAGTCAACCTTGCCAAGTTAGTACCCCGACTAGGAATCGAACCTAGATATGTAGCTTAGAAGGCTACTGTTCTATCCGTTGAACTATCGAGGCATCATCAGAAGTCATTTGTTTGCATATACTGTGCTAACCGTTACACTACAACCTCCATATAGTACTAATAATTTGGGAGGTTGCTGGGAGTCGAACCCAGGCTAGTCGAACCATAATCGAATTGCTAATGTTGTTGCTGTAAGACTTCTTATAAATTAAATAACTTAAAACATTGCTATTTCAAGTCTAGTTTCCTTTTTAAACTTTCGTCTATTGTATCGTTCTCCTTTACATAACCAACAACTACATGGAGTACTTGTTGATTTATAAGGTAAAGTCCAATGTTGATTATAGTTATCACACCACAATCCATAATTACTAGCAGGAAACTTCTTTAACCTAGTAATATATTTCTGGACTAACTTCTGCTTGCGCCAATACTTGTTGCGTGTCATTTGATTCTTTCTCTCCATCGTCTCTTTCAATTAAGGGTTTTAGGAAAGTCCAATCAAATACAATGTCTGCTAATAATACGTCAATCATGCCTTTATTTCTTTAAATTCATCCCAATGTTGTAATATAATCAGACAAAGGTTATACCTTGCTGAAAGTTCTCTTATAAATGCCTTCTTCATTTTACGAGGCATTTTCTCTAAGTGTCCAGTAGAGATTAAGGATTCGAGGTAATCAAATCTCTTAGTTACTACTTGTTTGCTCTCTTCACTAAATCCTTTATTAATAGCATTGACCACTGCATACTCCTTTGTAAGTACTGCAAATGCTCTATCCCATAATAAGGACATCTTGTGTTTACTAATCTTGTTAATTGCTCTAAATCTTCCTGTCATAATACTTTGTTGTTGATAGTTGAGGAAGTGGTGGGACTCCAACCCACACATCGCTGTTACACGATTACTGGCGGTTTTCAAGACCGCTGCCTTAGCAATTAGGCTTACACTTCCATAGTTTGTTGATTTACATATTCACTTCAGCAGCATAGGAACTTACTCCTTTATAATAGGGAGAGTTCCAGTAGGGTAGATGTAAGAATTAGCAGTTCTGTCCAAATACCACTTAACAGCCTTCTTAATTAGTCTAATTGCTTTCATAATAAGATAGTGTTACTGAATAAATATGTCAATCTTGTTAGTTAAAATAAACCTATCCAAAACTCCAGAAACAGAAATTCGATGGATAGGTTTAACAGAGGACATGGGTTTTACATTTAATGTCTTCCACTCTCCCAATTCAGAATGGGTAGACACTATACTTACCTAGCATAGTCAGGGCTAATTCTCATAGCTTAGTACATTTACTTCAAGCGTCCTACTCTAGTCTTGCCTGCACCCTTACGGGATTACTTCGGAGACAGTCATTGAATTTAATAATTAGTTGTATCAGACTTTGCTGTATGTCCTCTTACAGTAGTTGAAAGGAGGTGTTATGAAAACACCTTGTCACCCCGCTGGGATTTGAACCCAGGACCCCGATATTAAAAGTATCGTGCTCTAACCAGGCTGAGCTACGGGGTGAGAAAACCCACATTATTGAATTAACAATAGATGTGGGTACAGAAACCATTTTTAATACGTTGCTCTATCCAATTGAGCTAAAGTGGACGTATCCACCTATGGGACTCGAACCCATAACCTACGGCTTACAAGGCATAGAGGTATTGCTGTAAGGTTTCTTTTTGTTAAACTCAAAATAGAGTAGGGTAACGGAGTCGAACCGTTCTAACTGGTTTTGCAGACCAGCCCCTAAACCGCTCGGGCAACCCTACATAAACACTACTTTACGTGTATTTATGTTTCTCTATCTGGGTCTAATTTAAATAAAGAGTTGTTGAAACATGAATCTCTAAGATTCGTGGAGCAGGTGGGACTCGAACCCAATCCTCCAGATTGCAAATCTAGTGCATTAGCCAATTATGCTACCTCCCCATAGACAGAATACTTCTTTTCGCCCTTTCGGACTACCCCAACATTTCAACCTTCCCATTTAAATAGTCACACAATGGTGGGAAGGGTAGGAATCGAACCTACGTTTAAGACAAAATTACGATTTGTTTGAATTTGCTTTAAGTTTTGCTGTAAGTATTCTTATATAACTTAACCATAAATGTGTTGGGAGGACGAGATTCGAACTCGCAACCTCTACATCCCAAATGTAGTAGACTAGCCCATTGTCCTACCTCCCAATTTAACAGAAGACTATTGTTGATATTTGCGGTCCAAAAATACTGCTATAATCATAATTGTTTGCTGTAAGTCTTCTTATTGATAACTAATCGCTGCACGCCGTGAGGGATTCGAACCCCCATATCACGCTTTTGGAGAGCGTTGCTTCCAGTCATGCCACCGACGCATATAGTAGACTTGTTTCACAACAAATCTACGTAGAAGTTCTCTTTTGTGTACATATTAGTACGTGAAACCTCGCTAGGTTGAGGGGAGTGTCGGGTTCGAACCGACAACCTACGGGTTAACAGCCCGTCGCTCTAACCAATTATAGCTAACTCCCCAATTACTACAGATAACACTACCCTTGCTGTAGTACCAACGCCACCCTACGATGTGGATTCCATATTTGCTGTCAGGGATAGGAATGTCTACGTCACGCTAGCCTCACGTGCATTACGTAGTCCCTGTAGGGTTCGAACCTACGACCCTCTGGATGTAAGCCAGATACTCTCACCAACTGAGCTAAGGGACTATTTACAGAAGTCATTCTTTACTTATCCGTGTAAAATGGTACAGATTGTTGTTGAATTTGCTGTTAGACTTCTTATTCTATCATCAAGATGTTGGGTGACTGGGACTTGAACCTCCTCCTTATCAGAGAGGTGCGCTAACCAATTGCGCCATCACCCAATCTAAACAGAAAGCAGTTTTAGCGGTGTCAAATTAAAAGTTTGATGCTTGAATAGTTGCTGTATGCTTTCTTATAGTGAGTTATGAGTTTCACCCCTCATACTCTTCGTAACTACAACAGTCCTATGTAGTTTCCACTACATTACCTGGTGTAATAGGCGCGGGGGTTGGACTCGAACCAACGACCTCTAGGTTATGAGCCTAGTGAGCTACCAACTGCTGCCACCCCACACGTTAATTATCTGCTACCAGTAAAACCTTGCATTAAGACATCACCAGTAACATCACCTAATACATTAAGAAGATATTCGGAGGCATTATTCTCAGTAGATGGTTCAGTATCTTTATGAATACGTTTTGCTAAATATAGCAACTCATCTAATTTTTGAATAATTAAGTCTAATTTCTCTTCCATAACATATTTAATTAGTTGCGGATGTAAGATTCGAACTTACGACACCTTGCGAGTGTTCCAGCTTATGAGGCTGGTGAGATAGACCACTTCTCTAATCCGCGATGTTAATAAAAGGAACTTAGTCAATAATGGGATAGCTTCAATCCTCACTTCATTGGTTTCTGCGTACCATAATATCCTAAGTTCCTGTCATTGGATTACTTTGCTAGCTTTCATCCAACCTCCACTAAAAATCTTTATCAAGAGCCTTATTAGCGAATGCTCTTCACACATTTCAAGTCAGTGTGATACTAAGGACTCCCTCACGTTGTGTCCTCAACAACACGCTCTCGTATTAACCCTCAGAGAGTATTGGGGAAGATGCGGTGCATACGAGAATCGAACTCGTACCCCAAGATAGACAGTCTAGTATCCTAACCATTAGACCAATGCACCATTTTAGCGTCACCAACTCAAAAAGTCACCGTTTGAATAAACTCGGAGGCTGTAACGCTAAACAGTAGATTTCACGGATTATCTACTTACAAATTTTAAGCTTATTCTGTGGACCGACTGGGAATCGAACCCAGACTCTCTGCGTGCAAAGCAGAAGTGCTCGCCATTATCACTATCAGCCCATAAAAGAGAATTTCCTTTATACATTCACATCGTTCATGCACAATATAACATCCATTCCCTTATTCACCTATTGCTAGGCTCTGTCCTCTTTACTATCCTGTCGAAAGAGTAATCTCAAAGACATACTGGACAATTCACACTCACCAGTCTTAGGACTCATAACGTAGTCAGCGCAAGCCTGTTCCTGCAAGCTCGTAGCAGCCACATACCCTTAACGTCTGATGTGGATAGACGGAACGAAGAGCAGGTAATGAGAATCGAACTCACATCCTCGGCATGGCAAGCCGATGCACTAACCGTTGTGCTATACCTGCAAATTTGAGTAGGTGAAGGGAATCGAACCCTCATCTCCAGCTTGGAAGGCTGGAGCACTGAACCATTGTGCTACACCTACAGACTAAATATGCCCATCTTCACAGACGAGCATACTCTTTACCAAAGCACTTGACTTTAGCAGATATTGTTGTGGGAGTGGTAGGATTCGAACCTACTCAGCCCGAAGGCAACAGATTTACAGTCTGTCCCACCTCTCCAACTGTGGCGCACTCCCCTCAACAATGGGATAAATAAAACACAAACACAATCACGTTCTCTCAACGTTTCTGAGTACAAAGATAGTGCAATCTTTAGACTCTACAAAGTGAATAATGTTAAATTTTGTAACAATCAAATATATTGCTATATCCCATCGTAATGTCGAAATTACTAATACTCTGCTAACGGTTATCTATCTTCACAGACCAATAACATGGATAAAATGCAAATTTACAAAGAATTTGTAAGGGAAGTGGGATTCGAACCCACAATAATACTGACCTAGAATGTGTATCACAATCATCTCGATTGCCGCTCTACCGTTCGCGTATTCCCTTATTTTTACTACCCATCTTCACAGACGGGTAGTATTATTAGTTAATATTATAAACATGACACAAAATGGAGTAGGGATTGGGGGATTCGAACCCCCAACCTCACGATTAAAAATTCGTGTGCTCTAACCAACTGAGCTAAACCCCCAAAGACTAACTCGAAACTCCTCGATGATAGTCCTCGGTTTGTGAGATAACGTTCAATAGCCTGATGCTAATGCTGTTTTATAGTCTAGCGTGTTAATCCACTTCACCAGCGCGCCATGTTAGAGAGGGTGAGAATCATACACATAAGAGTCATATTGATTGCTGCTTACTTGCAATACTGCTCATCTAATATGTTGATTCCTATGCTTCTATCCCACCCATAAACAAAGGATTTAGAGGCGCGCACGGGATTCGAACCCGTGAATGGCTAGATTTAATAATTAATTAATTATTTTGAACCATAGCTACTGGTTTCTCACAATAAGGCTAAAGCTGAAGCTCTTGACTCAATGCTTATGCTAAATATCTAGGATTTAGTAACGCTGAGGCTTAAGCTAAAGCTTTAGTCAATATTTTTATTTTTTATTTACCATGATGTAAGAAGGTAATCAACTTGTCCACGTCAAGATTAGGATTCTCGGCGGGAGTATCATTAACAACCTTCAACGCTTCTGTCACTGCTGCCAGGATGTTACTCCTTCTTCTCAGCAATTCAGCACGTTGTCTCTGAGTCCATTCACCAGTAAACTTCTGCAATGTATAATCACCAGTTTCTACCGTCTTTTTCTTGATAGTAACTTTAGCATTATAATTAGCAGGAAGACGTGCTGGGTCAAGATTCGGGTCTTTAAGGATACATTCCTCAGATTCTGTGGTACGTGTTACACCTTTCAACATTTCTGTTTGACAGATGCTACGTCCAGCATATTCTGGGTCAGTACCTTCAAGCCATACCTCTGCATCAGAGCGGACAGGAATGTTGTTGTACATATCCTCCAGTGGTTTACTTGTCAGGATAGTCTTGAGCCTCATAAGGTCAAGAGCAGTCAATTTACCGAATGATATACCATCTACTATCAATTCAACTCTCGGTGCACCAGCAGAGTTAGTTGCTTCAACAGCAAATAGTTCATTCAGATAAGGAATAGAGTTCTGCTCAAACCATTCGAGTTTCTCCTCTACAGTTGTAGCTACCTTAGTTGTGCCCATATAACGAGCATCTTCAGCATAGCCATCTCTGGGCTTAAAGGTCTTCTTAATACCTTGGAACATGCCCTGATTCTTCTTAAAGAAGGCAGCATAGTCACCAACCATTCTATTGAACATTGATTGACTATGGTCTACTTTAGCCAGTAGTGTGTTAAGCTTAATCATTTCTTATTCTTTTTAAAGTTTTTCTTTTTGTTTTCAACAATAACAAGCCGATTCAGCAGTTCTTGGTCCATAGCTGCATTGAACAACTCTGTAGCATTTCTAGGACTAGCCTTAAATGGCTTAGTTCCCATGATGAATGCAATAGCGGCAGGGTCATAGCCACTTAGATAGAAGTTGTTAGGAGCATCAGCAAAGTCTTCAAACTTAGGCTTCATTCCCCTACCATAATAACCATTAGGCAAATCCCAAAGGATTAACTTAAAGTTATCAACATACTCCTTACTAAAGCCACCTCTGCGGAGTCTATTTCTAAATTCCTCAAAGTTGGTTACATTGCTACCACACCAGTTGAACTCACCATCACTAACGAGCAACGCTCCAGTTGGAAACTCATTCTCAGATACTTTCATTGAGCTTTTCAGCTTAACAAACATATCTGCCACAGATTGCAAGTTAGTACTTCCAAAGTTGCTGTCTTTGTCATTAGCCCACCTTTCAATAGCAGTCTTACCTTGCCACTTGCAAAGCTTACAAGTATTGCTAAATGTGGCATAGGCGTCCTTAAATGGACCATCCAGTAATGCAGAGAAATAGAGAGCCATTGCTTTACCAATAGCATAAGATGACATATTAGTTCCGATAGCCTCTGCGGTCATAGAACCTGAAATGTCTCTAACTACCAACAATTTGCTGTCTTGGTTGAGGTTCTGTCTTCCAGTCTCAACTAATCCATTAAATTGTGCATTGATAGTCTCTTCTCTGTAGTCTTCCAGCCTGTTAGTATAATAACTGTTACCAAGCGGTTGGAACAGTTCAAACACAAATCCAGTATATTTAGCCGTTTTACGACCACCAATCCACTTCGCATACTTCTCTGTCAATCCTTGATTTTTCAAGAACTTAGAGCCTACCAGAAGGCTCAGAGCGCGTCCATGAATGGTATTGAAGTCAAGTTCGAGCAACCTCTTCTGGCTAATTATTTGCTGCCAAGTATGAGCAGTTCCACTCTGTTTGAGTTTTCTGTACTTACGTTGTGCAGCACGGCTATCAGAAGCATCTTTATCAGACTTCTTATCAGCCTTCTTACCATAAATGCAAGAAGCCAAATACTGACCAATAATAGTACGGGCTTGTGATTCAACAGTTTTACATTCCTTTACTGAACGAATAGTTGGCAGATATTTCTTTACCAATTCACTTGTATGACCATTAGCTAATCCAGCTAAGATAGTCTTACGCATGAAGTTCCAATCCAACTTTCTTCCTTCCCAGCCATGATATTGTAAATCAAGGCTCATCATTTCAAATACATCCTTCCAAGAACCAGCAGCAATGAAATAAGGTAGGTTAGCCATGAATGTTGGTTTATGATGCATTGCTAACCATAGCATACGCATAATACCTTCATTCTTTAAACCTTGTCCTCTTTGAACATCTAAGGTGATGGTTTCATTAGGAAGAACAATCTGAGTCTCACGAGTAATCAAGCGGATATACACTGCGAGTTGCAGACACTTCTTTGGACTAATACTCCACAATTTATACATATCCTTAGCTACCTCAGAATATTCACGAGGAGCTTTGAAATTTGCAATCATTGCGAAGTTATCCACAAATGCATCATTACTAGTGCTATACTTCTTAGCACCATTACCACTCACAGTCTCCGCAGACACTTTCAATCCTGCCTTAACAAAGGCATTTTCTTGCGCAGGAGTTTCAGTCTTGTACAGACTTTTCTTCTTCTTACTAAATTCCATTGTTTATCTCTTAATTTATAATTAAATTGAGATAATTATATAGCGTGTCTTTACCTACATAATCTATCCTTTTTTACTATCACAATAAAAACAATCACTCAGCTACTTACATGGCAAATGAAAGATATAGCTGAGTGAAAGGTCGAAAATGGAACTGACGACCTACTCTTGTATTTTGCTTGACCATTAATCAAAATATTGTTAAACATTTTAGATAATTTACAAGAGACATAAGGATTTTCTCCTTACATAATTCATTGAGGAGTTGCACCTCATCCTCCCACTTTGGCAGTGGGCGAACACTTCTTATTCGTATGAACTAGGTTTCAACTTTTATTTATACACGTTTAAGTCAACTATATGTGCGCCTAACTCATCAGGTCAGTTTCGTGTCTCGCAGTAGGAATTGCCCTACAACAGTTATGTTTACCAATTTGGAAGTCCCTCTCTCTAACCCATGCACGAGTAGGTAGTTAGGCATTCCAGGTATTTCATGTCCAGTTTCACCCATAGCTTCATAATCCTCATCAGCTGAAAGATTATAATATCTAAGAGTAGCTTCCACAGCCTGATTATACTCATCAGGATATTCATGGCACGCATTTACACACGTGCCATTAATTGGGTCAATGATTTGAATGTACACTCTTTTCATAATCCAGCAACTTTGAGATACATAGTAAACCACGCTTCAATACTATCCTTGGGTTCTTCCCAAGTATCAGCCTTCTTTCGCAGCCTAACTACAAATTTATTAAAGGATATACCTAATCTATCTCTAGCCTTATCCCATGCAGTTGAGTGGTCTCTGACAAATACTGAATTAGTATCCAATATTTCTGAAATCAAGATAAGTTCTTCCATCAATTGTTTACCATGAGAGATAGCTTCTTCTGTTATTACTAATTTACCAGAATTAAAGGCATTTCGCATGGACTGTCTAGTCCTTCCAGATGCTAGTATACACAGAGCAGCCTGGATTGAATATACGTTAGCCAGCTTGAAGACTGATGGGTACGAATCCATAAACTCTTTAAGACGAACATATGCTTCCTTTCTCTCATAGACATATGAATCTAACCTATCGTTAGCTTTCCATCTATCTTGGGAATTATTGATGAGACGAGCTGTTTCTAATGAATCGTCGTCCTTATACATATATACTCTAAGGGTAAACGGAATACCTTTTTCTATACACTCCAGAGCTGCAGCTAATCTATGATTACCCTCAGTTACAAATCTGTAGGGTACAGCTACTAATATCGGTGGAATGTATACACCTTGTTTGTAAGCCTCTATTAAGGATTCTACCTTCTTAGCCTTTATAGGTCTATTGCCAGGAAGTAATCTGAGTGCTTTAATAACATCAGCATTCTTTTCTGTAAGTACATAGACATTCTCTGTGGGAATGTCCTTAATCATGTCAGCAAAGTCTAAATTTTCCATTTTCAATTTGTCGATTAGTTAAACATAAAATAGCGGGAGAGATGCAGGTGACATCTCTCATTCTGTATTTCAAGACCTATTGCCTAAACCAATATGAAGCGTATAGTACTGATTCTTCGGCATCCCGCTTTGTGGACTAACAGGGATTCGAACCCATCACTAAATCATTTAGCACACCGACACTATAGGTTTAAATTCCCAAACCAGTAATAAGTCTCTTCTCTCCGCCCTTGCAATGACTTTGAGAAGTTTCTAAATTACCTACCTGCGGAGTAGTTATTCCTAAGTAGCATCATTAGTGTCCTATAACAAGTGCACTCATTATAGGCGTTAATCCATGTGGACTTGGGCGGAGTCGAACCGCCGTCCAAACAACCCTTATTACAAGGATAACGTGTGTCTCATTTTTATTACATCAGCTAGTGAGTTCTAGCATGTAGATAGTTTTATTAGTCTTACTCAGAACCAGACTTATCATAGATGAAGTCAGTACACTTAAAGCCAATTTACAAGCTACCAAACTTAAAGGTTCAGAAGCTGACGCTTCCAAACTTAAAGGTTCAGAAGCTGACGCTTCCAAACCTGGGCTGACCGAAGTCGGCTCTCCACCACTCCATTTACGTTGGAGAACGAGTAGTACTTTTAGGCATAGCCCTTGCGTCTCTACCATACACATTGTGGAGAATCTCAGCTCTACTAACCTTTGGCGTTCAAGTTAAGTGGGCTGCCCTATATGCTTCTTCCCACACCTCTTCTGTTTCTAGGTCTTCTCCGTTAACCCGACTATACTAATACGTTAATATTAATAAGCCACAGCTTAAGCTGCCATTCTTACTTCAGTGTTGCCACTTAAAATTGTGTATCATTTTATAAGAGTTGGTACGAACTCTACACGTCCTTATAACTTGTAATCGCCTGTCAAAACCATGCAAGCCCAGTTAGTGCAGTTATACTCCTGCACTATGAGTTATTTCTCTGCTACTAATCCTAACTATTATACCACTAGGTGTACATTCTTCCCAATATCGTACATTACCTTTTACATATGTTTTAACTATAGTAATTGGTTCAACTCCTGGTCGTTTGTACGATGAGTATTTCTCCTTAGCTATCTGACGTTCCTCTATAGGGTCATCAGCAGCTACTTGGGTACTTAGAGGTACTAACATTAGAACGGTAAGTCAGTTATGTGTTTATACTTACAAAACTCATAGACACGCACATTGCTAATCTGTGCATCTTCTACAGCTTTGAGAGTTCTCTCGTAATCCCAACAAGTAGTTATTATCCTCTCAGGTTCACAGAAGAACCATTCCTTAATAATATCTTTGTCAGGTATTGGTTCATCAATAGTCCATTCCCATTCTTTCTGTAATCGTAAATCGTAGTGGTGTAATATCTTGTATTCACCTCTACCAAACAATTCATCAAGTAGGTAATGCATTAATAAACCGCTTATAGCATCGCATCCACAGAAGATGATTTTCTCTTCTTTAGAGTGTAACTTTCTTAGAGCGTAATCCTTTGGCATATTATTTATACTTTTTAGCAAGTTCCCAAGCAGCTGGAGATGTTAGTTTATTGATAGCAGATTTATATCCAGCCAATACGGACTCTCTTTGTTCTTCTGGAACTAAGAATGAGCAAGTCAATAATGGTTCAGTACCATTACCAAACTTCTTACATATTGGTGGTCTTCTATCATAAATATTGCATCTACAATTCTCAGTTAAGAATGGACATTTATTCTTGTCAGGGTTATGGTCTGTGATTGGATAACACATTACCTCACCTTTCATATTCTCATTATCAATAACGAGAATCTCCTTGACTGGATTAACTATCCTATTCTTTAATGCAAATATGTATTTCTTAGGCAATGGAGCATTGTAACAACAACTCGCATGGCATTTAGATATATCACACTTTATCATAGGAAGTAGTAATCTCCACGTTCAAACGCCCAAACAACATGCTGTAGTTCCCAGTTCTCATGCCATCTTGTGCCACTCTTATCACATATAACTTTTAGAGTATCGCCTTCTATTGATTGTGGTTCAACTCTTCCAGTAAAAGCGCCATTTCTACCAGAGAAAGGTTTGCCTTCTTCTAATTGCTTCAGTATATCCATTTCATTATTAGCTTTAAAAGTTGGCGGAGCTAGCCCACTTCACAGTGGACTAACCCCTTGATATTTGTCTTCAAAAACCTTCTTTAGTTATCGCCTTTCTTACGCAGCTTTGACATTACAATAGCTGCACCGAGAAGAGACTTGAGTTCCTTAGGCATACCCTCGATGATGCCCTTAATAGGGGTTTCATCAATGTCATGGTCACTGCCCTTACGATTCTCTAACGCATCTACTGTGTTGCGAACGGACTCTGCATCTTCTATAGAGATAGAGAATGTTTCACCACCGAATACAGATGCTTCCATTCTCTTGGTATCAACGTGAGCAACGTCATTGCCATCAATGTTGAATATGAAAGCTCCACAGTCCTTACACTGTTTAACTCCAAGTTCTTCTACTATACGTCCGATGTATACTGGAGCCTTGCCTACTGCAAGCAGTGCGAACGGTTCGAGAATGTTAGATAATTTGCTTATCAATGAAGGGTACTGTTCTTTAGTGCCATTCAGAATCATGTCAATCTTTTTCATGCTAAATCCTTATTTTTAAGTCGAATAATAAAAATGCCTAATAACACACATAGTACTAGAGGAATCCATAAAGATGCTCTAGTACACTGCCAGCCTAAGTATCCTACCATAAGTAGGAATACAGCCTTAGTCAACCTTGCTTTCCACATACTTATCAAGATTAGTACGTGACAACAAGATACATACACTCCAGTCCATCTTGGACTCATCACACACTTCCTTAGCCGACTTGATGTATTCTACACAATCGTCAACTATAGCTTTGTGCTGCTCGTCATTGATTTCGCCTTTGTTGAGTTTGGCGTCTGTCTGTTCGATGATAGATGCCATTTCAGCTACAGAATAGGCAATGATACCTAACTGAATGTCTTGATTCAACACTTGAGCACGATTCACTAATTTGTTCTTTTCAATTTTCATTGTCGATTAGTTATTAAATTAAACAATATGACCAATTAGTTTCACCTATAAATAGGTTACTTATAGCATCGCCACGTAAAGGCTTAGTCATGATGCCGACCCCGTCACGGGGTATAGTAGAATCATATCTACCTATATATAAAATCTTAATTTATGGAACGCAAGACCTTCCTGTGCCTACAGTCTCGACAATAACCTCTGTTATTGAAGTGTACACGACTGTCTTCGATTGCCAGTGCAATCTCACAATACTTTGCCTTATCTCTCGATAAGACATCTCTCCAGTATCAAGGTCATACTGTTTGGTATAAGAGATGCTCTGCATTAGTCTCAGGGCGTACCCATTATGGTCCAATTCCTTTCTGATTTCAGTTAACATGGTGTCCCATGCATTTTACACCTAAAACTTATATCTTTATAGCTGCATACTGTCATAACGTTGAGTTATTAACTCTGAGTACATCTTTTCATCCATATAGGAACTATGACTTCTTCTGTAAGCCTTACGCTAATATAAGAAACTGGTGCCCTCAATGTCTTGGGAAGTTATTGAGTTTTTTAAGAATGTCAGGTAAGCTGACTAGATGCCCAAAAACCTAACTGCTAAATAAGCCTGGTGGCTAGGTACACGATTTTAAGTCCTTATAGGGCTTCAGACTATTCCAAAAGTGACCGTATGAAATATTCTCTACGTTCATACAGCCTTTTCTGGCGTTACGATACCAGACCTAGGTAGTACTCCCTAGTACAGACTAGATTTAAGTGCGAGTCTGCATACACACCATACGTTTTTAGAGTAGTGTCATGGCTAATTCCTACTTTAGTTTACCTACAACCATACTTGGTGCTCTGAGTATCCACGCTTTTATGTACACTATTAAACGCTTCTTCTTATACCAAGTGAGCACAGGTCTTCAGTTACTCTACTAACAGTAATTAACTATCTAAGCTTTTAGATGTTACACTTGTGCTTTCACTTATTCCCCTCACGGAGAACCTGCCTTAATTATGGATAAATGGTGCTAGCTATTAAACTAGCACCCATTACGTAGGTTTATTGTTCTTTTATATATTTATTATAATCCTTGACCATTTGATTGAACTTGGCTCTTATGGAATCTATTTGGGCATTGTAGGGAACAGTGTGGATTTCATCCCTCCTGTTGATACACTCCTTAATAGTCACTATACTCTCTTGGAACGACTGCAGTTCCTTTTCTAGACTGAATATGCTGTCTTTGAGAGTGTTCATATTTGCAGTGTTACGGTCTGGAGTTGGAATTTTAGATAATAAGTATAACCATCCATTAGTCTTTAATGCTGTCATTCTCCTCTTTACATCAAGACTATGTATGATTCTGCCATCCCTAGCTTTGAAGTCATCCTCATTGGTATATATTAATACACCTTCACGATACACTTCAACTTGTACAGTTACGAGTTCTGGTAGTGAGAAAGTTTTGGTATTTAAAGTAAATCCAAACTCTTTCTTTAATCTCCTCTCTATAGTAGAGTTTATTTTACCCAGTTTGTAGTTGAAGAGTCTTTTTATATGGTCTTCAATAGTCATGTCTGCAATCTTTATCTCTTCCTGCTTACCAGGTTGAAAGTTGGGCTGAGATAGAATATAATTGCAAGCCAAGTCTATGAGATACAACTCTGCTAATGTATAATTATAGCAGGTAACTCTTAATGAGGTAAGAACAGAATTATTTATTAATAGAGTTCTGATTCCTACTCCTTGTACCAGTTTTATGTTGTACACACTGTTTAGGTATCTCAAAGTAGACTTGCTTCTACAAGAGACATTTTTCTTAGGTATGCACATAATAGTAGAAAGCTTTTCCGCTATTTCGGATTTATACTTCTCTGTAAGAGGATGCATATCATCCCAACTTAGTTGAAGTGCTTTTTCTATATCTCTAGGTAATTGTAAGATGTTCATTATGAGATTGATTTGCGATTAGTTTAAACTTGCCTATCCTTTACAGCGATAGGCGTTCTGTATAGGGTTAAAGACCTTTGGCTGATAGTAGAGAATTAATTACATTTTTACCATGCTCTCTTATATCTTTACCTTGGTCCAAATGATATTCAATATATGTCTTGTCAATTATAATGCCAGCACCAATACGAAATGCAGTGTCAGCAATAAGACTCATAAGGTCATTTATTTCTTTTGTTGTCATTTTGTGAAGTTTTAAGTTATTTTCCAAAATAATATTGAAGTGCTTGCATCAAATTAGCATCTTGGCTGTCAAAGTCATTAGTATGCTCTGCTGCATATTCTAATGAATCCATACACTTAAATGCTTCTTCCATGCTATCAAAGGTCATATCATGTATCGTTGATGGTATAATAACCTTATTGGCTACTGCTCTACCATAACGTAATGATAATGATGTTGCTTTACCATTATCCAATAGGGATTTCATAAATTCCTCCTGCTGAGGAGTAAGGAGTAAGTCACTACTCTTATTCGTAACTTGTCCAAATTTGTTTATTCTCATAAGAAGTAATGCTTTATGTTTAGTCTTTAAATACACATGAAAGTACTCCTACCAAGAATATACAAAATAAAAGAAAATAAATGAGTATATCCATGTTATTACGATTAGTTAATTTAGTTATTGTGACGCCTAGTTAAAGGCGTTTCGTCTTAATTTTCAAAGACTCGTCAGACAATTTCCTAAATTTGGGATTAAATAGTGTAAGAGAACACAACAAACCATTAGAAAAGTGTATTCTCTTACTTAGTCCTTAACCAGTCCCATTTGAATGTTTGGAAAATTTGGAATTTGGTAGGACTTCGTGCTCTCCATGCTCATTCCTTACTCTGTTGCTCTCGTTGTGCAGACTCAATACAACACAGTTTAAGATAGCATATACATATCCTACTTTCTGTAGCAGAAAGAAACATGTATCATACTTAGGAACATCTGGGTTAGGTAGAACTGAGTAGATGACAGTTCCTGCTCTGAGGATTCTGTCACCTACTAATTCACCTTTAACGGTTACGGTTATGCGAGGTCGATTTTGAATACCCATTGATTGCCCAATGTTCTAGTACCATTAGCTCTCTGTCGCATGGTCTGTACTGATTGGATTTGGGAGATTTTCAACTTCTTACCCGCGATGCTGTTCAAAGCTGACTCAGCATCTGCCGACTGTTTCCAAAGGTCAACGGCTGTACCCGTAGCAATCACAGCAGGCAGATTGTTTCCAGCAGCGTCCTTTGCTCTTGTGCTATCATCATTGTAAGGTACAACAGCCTTTACGAATGAACTGAGATACAATTCTTTCGGCTGACCAGCAACCTCAACAAAGATACCAGGAGCAGGATTGCCATTGAACTTACGAATGAACTTACAAGCTTGCAAATCTTCACCAGAAGGAATTTCAAATTCATCCCCTTCAGCAAACATATTACTGCCGTCGTTCACACGTACTTCGATGTTTGCAAAGCTAACACCATTACCTACTTGACCACCAGCAACCTTCACTCTCTGGAGTGCAGTTGCAACATTCTGACTTAATGCCATAATACTTAAATTTTTAAAAAAGTTAATCTATTCCCAAGCTAGTTAATTGTTCCTATACCGCCTCTTGGGACAGACAGATATAGAAGAGAGTATTTAAGGTACACTCTCTAAACCTTTTGGGATATGTAACGTTCCCCTAACGCATACGTTCTATCACATAATTCATAGGAGTATGAATCCTACTATCCCATCTCATAAGTACGATGAGCTGTACTATAACTTGCCCGCTTTTAATTACGTCCCTTGGGCTTCAGGACAACCAAGGATTTTTAAAAGAGGAACTATCCTCTCACCTTGGACTGGTTGTTTTTAGTCCATAATAAATCCATTTCAAGTTAATACACTCTTGGTTGGATTATTTCCAAAAGTATATACCAATACAATAACTCAGTATCGGCACAATACTGTAGGCGTTATACATTTAGGCTATATTATAAGTTTTATAGTTAGGCTATATTGTTATTATATAATAATAGAGGGAGATTATTCTCCCTCTTTTAAATTGGTTAAACATGAATAAACCGCGCTTTTGTATTCTTTTAGAAAGCTATCAATCCCCATATAATAGGGAACATTGAATTTCTTTGCGTCTTCTACAAAGTCTTCCCAAACTAAATATTCCGCTATTAATGATTTGCGGTTATCTGGGCAAAACACGTATCTATTAAATTGCTCATGTAACATTGACCAACCACGTGACTGAACCCCATAAAGTTCAAATAATAGGTCATATCTTTCTTTAACGTATTCTTTTGTCATATGTTTAAATTTGTGGGCACTATGTTTCAAGTGCCCTTGTTATTATTAGTTGTTTGAAATAATCTCTTTGTATTCTTCCAAAGTGATTAACACGCCACAATATAATATATAGGTATTCATATTTTTTTATTTTTGATTGTTAGTAACTTAGTTATTTGCTATGATTTCTTTGTATTCTTCAAATGTAATAAGAACTCCGCAATATAAAACGTATGTAGTTATAATGATATATCTTTTTTAATGATTATTCTAATTTAATGTAAGCAGTTTAAAGACTTGCTTAGGTCTGTTTGTTTACTCTGCAAATTCAAACCCAATTAAAGCGGCTGGAACTTCAAAAGGTCTGCCCGTTTTAGTTGGAATTGAACGTGCGTAAACTTGTCTATGGCAAACTAATTCTTTGCCCTTAGCTAAGGAAACAAACATTTCGCCCAACTCTTTGTTAGTTGTTTGTGCGGTTAGTTTATCCCTTAATTCTTTTGAAATAGTGGAGTTATTGACAACTTCCACCGTTTCACCGCCCTTGCGTTCAAATGCCTTTTTTAACAAGGTAGAAAGCCAAAGTTCTTGCTCATTGCCTTGCTCATCAATAAGCAAAGCAACAACACTAACACGATTTGAACTTTCAGACCTTGCAAAGCAATATCCTTCCGCCGAAAGTTTGAACTTTCTACCCTCTTGGTATGGTGAAAGGTCATCATTCGGAACACTGGCTTTTTGATTTGCCAACTGATTGAACATTGCTTCATTGTCTTTGTTAATTCTTGTAAAACCTTCTAACATGGCTTTAATGTTTTGACACATTGGATGCCTTTTTCATCCGCTAATGGTTTGTTCAGTGGTTGTGTCAATTCCACCTAACGACAAACCGTTTTCCCTCTGCACAGGGAGCTACGCCTTTGTCGCTAACTTTATGTAAGTGTTATAAATTTAGGCTTGATTTTTCTAACGAAACCCCCAGGGGGTGTTTCGTAGAACACTCCCCTCCCTCTCGTCTTTTCTACCTATTTCCATTTTCCAATTTCAACTATCACACAGTTTACACTAAAATTTGCAATTCGCGAATCGCGAATTTGACATTTATCAGCCAATAAAATTAAATTTCTAATTGACTGGTCACCTCAATGGGGAGGGGGTGTATTTTTGGAGTACCTAGTACCTGAGTTCGCCTATATTAAATATATTTAAGTATATATCATTAGGTAGTCTATTTGGAATATACTATCTTTGTATTATTAAACAATAAGGAAGAATAAATATATTAATAACAAATTTTTAAATTATGGCTAAAGAAGTTAAAGAAAATCTAACAGAATCAGTTGATGCAAAATGCCAGTGTGGTAGTGCAGAGCCTAAAGAGGAATCAGTTCTTTGGGGTAAAGTTACAGTAGCTAAATTAACAGTATTGGATAAGATTATACGTGGAATGGAAAATGGTGCTAATATTGAGCATTGTTTAGTATTATCTAATATCTATAAGAACCTATGCAATTAAAATCTATACTTGATAAGTATGATGTTATAGAGGCACAAGTACTCTATAATAAGGCAGTAGAGCTATTACAGCTCATTAGTGATGAAGAACTAGAGGAGATATTTACTAAATATCCAGCATTGTTCTCTAAGATTACTAATGTTCACCTTACCCATGAACAGCTACTAAGGGATAAGCAATCTATTAAAGATGCTATTGATGTATTTATAGAGACTATTGAATCACGAAACCTTACTAAGGATGAATTTGATGCAATGACTCTAGATGATATTAAGGATTATATGAATAGCATTATTACAACTAAACTCCCTTGTTTACATAGAATTATTAATGAACTAGAGGATAAAGTAAATGATTCCAGAAATCAGGCAAATTAAAATGAGCTTAACTCTCTTCGAGCAAGGCTTAGAAGAGTTTATGAAGAAGGCTGAGCAAGTTAAGAATGATAATATAGAACTAGCTAAAGAGAATGATAAGTTAAAAGCTAAGATTCTTGAGCTAGAAAATAAATTGAAGGGCTAATGACTATTAACGAAATTGAATTATATGATGTAGAGGCTGTTGATGAAGTATTATCACACCTATCTAATGGAGATGCAAATGTAATACAAGAAGCAATATCTTCTTTATGTGGAATGGTCACTATTAGAGATAAATACATCAAAGAGCTAAAAGAAAAGATATTGCAGGCTGGCAATATCCTAGATGCAAAGACTATTACAGAATATGAAACCAAACGTATTCCAGGTTGTATCCAAGATATTGCTCCCAACAAAAGATGGTCAAATACTTTTGGAGGATGATATACTACAGAGACAGAATGTGCTATATAGTCCTTAAAGAAGGGGAATATATGGTGCAGATTGCTTATACAGTTCCAACTGACCCGAAAGTTGCAGAGGAATTATTACATATGAATGTATCAAAAGCCCATGAACAGATGGCTGAATTAATAAAGACAGAAAGAAGACGGGCATTAGAAATTAAAGTATATGGTGAGGATAACTGATGACAAAGAAATAAAGGAAACTGTATTAGCTGGCTTACAGAGGAATAAGGAGAAGTATGGTAAAAGATACTGCCCTTGTTCCTTAGTAAGGACAGATGATACAGTATGTATGTGTAAAGAGTTTAGGGAAATGGAAGAAGGTACTTGTCATTGTCAACTCTATATAAAGACTAAGGATGTAGACATTCCTTCCCATGTGGATAATAGTACACTTGGATATACATCTAAGAGTTTTAAAATAAACTTTAAGGAAGTAGAGTGATATGAAAACATTTAAAGGTCATAAACAAGAAACTCTATTACTAATTGAAGAATCCGATTTAGATGATAAGATTGCAAGTAAGCTAAGAGGTAATCACGTAGATTATATAATTGCACCATTGTCAGCTAAAGATAATGAGGATTTTATGAAGCAGGCTCTATGTTGTATTTCTATTAGTGGGATTTACTGGGGTCAAATATTATATTACACATGAACGAATTACTTAGTATATTAGAGGGACATACCTCTATCGAGGAAGCCTTAGAATTTTATCAGTTAATATATAGAGCTGTAAAAGAAAATGCCTATATACATCCAGGTTGGGATTATCTTAGATACCCTTCTGTAACAATTAAATCTATAGAGTAATGGTATCATCTGCCGCTATATGTTTACTTCTTTCTAGACCTCACCCTTCGGAAGGTAGGTCTTGCTGGTATAATACATATACCTATATAGATGAACACATTAAACCGAAATTCGAAGAGTTTGGTTTTCCGTTAGACGACAACTATCTTTATGTAGGAAAATATAAGGATTGTAGATTATCTATATCAATAATAGATGAAATAATAACCATACATATGTCTACCTGTGAAGGAGAGCGAAGGATTTCAAATAGATATGAAACTTCATTAACATTATTTAATACATTCACGAAAGATGGATTCAATTATGTACTCGATTCTTTATATAGGTGGATAGAAATGACAAAAGGCGAACTTAGCTAAATGCTAGGCTCGCCTTTTCTGTTATGTAATATAATACCAATCATTTCTATCTCTTACATTCTTATCTTCTAGTTGCTTACTATCTAAATGGTAATCACCATCTCTAAAGTTTAGCTCTTTAGTACCATAATTCCAATAGAAATATCCATGCCATCCTGGAAGCATTAATATCTTACCAGTAGCAGCATATAAAGTAGCTTGATTATAATTCATTCTTATCCTTAGATTTATTATCAAACTTCTTCCAGATTCCTGTTATAGAATCAATACCAAGTAATGCCATACAACAGACTAGGAATGTATCTATCATTAATGGGGCTTGAACAACGTGTACAGTACAGTATAGTAACACAGCAATAGCTACGAACCATCCCAATACACCACACACTCTTTTACTACTAATTCCAGAGTGTGAACTGAACATTCCCTTTATAAAAGTTATAAACCTCATAGTATTAGAAATTAAACATCTGTATCCTACTAGCTACATCAGTTCCACTTCCAGATTTACTCCAATGTCTATCAGATGGGTTAGCTAATCCTTGTAAGTATTTCCTAACACCACCATTACCTGCTAACCATGCTCCACCTAACAATCCAAATTTAGTATATCCTTTTTGTGCAGCTAGCTCTAAATCTTTCTTATTAAATCCCCTTTCAAATGACTTAGCTAATTTAATTGCAGCCTTAATTTGCAGTTTAGGATTATTTCTAAATGTCTCTATATCTGTACCTGCATAAGCGGTAATATTATTATACTTCTTACCATCCTGCATGAATTGGAAATATCCATAAGCGGGAGCACCAGCTCTATTTTGAATTGCACTATTAAATCCAGATTCCTGTTCTGCCATTTTAGTAAGGAACTGTCTATAATGCTTAGCTTCTGGGTCTTCCTTTTCTACTTCATCATACCACTTATTAAACTCATCTAAACCTTTAGATGGCTTGATATTAAATAGTTCTCTCTTCATAGGTGTGTTTATAGCTGATTCTATAATAGGTTCATCTATTCTAGGCTCATCAACCTTAGGTTGTGAAACTACTGACTCATCTCTAACAATAGGAATATTATATGTGCTAAATACATCCGAAGACTCGAACTTAGGTATGTCAGGAGTCTCCACTGGGGTATATGATACAAACTGTAATCCATCCTGACCCTTTCTAACTCTATTAGTAGAATATGTAGGTCTGTCAGACTTCATAAACTTCTTCCTCATATCTCTCTTATTATTAAGAGTTCTTGAGTTTCTTACTAGGGGAGAATCCTTGAATTTAAATCTCCTTCCATCTGATACTAGGCTACCACCCTTCTTCATAGTTAATAATGCACCTTGCATTAAGGGTTGTCTTCTTATATATGGATTTTTAGGAATACTTTTTATGCTATCCCAAACTCTCCTACTACCTATATAAATAGGATTCTCTTGCTGTAATATAAAAGGAGTTCCTACTTTATCCATTAATGCAGCTTGCTTAGTAGCTCTAACTCCTTCAGCAACATTATCTCCTGACCATCTTTTAGCATAGTCTCTGGGATTAAACTTCCACATATCCTGAGATATTTGGGTTAGTTTACCTTTCTTGTTATAGTCTATTTTAATAACATGACCTCCTACATCGTCAATTGGACCAACATAGTTAGTACCAGGCTGTCTAAAGGTTTGAAATCCATCTGGCATTTCTATAACCATATCTCCTTCCTTACCTTGTAATTTACCAATGCCATTAGAGTAGTTATTAAATTCATCTACATTATTGAATCTTAATGGATGACCACTTTTAACTACAGATTGCATTTGGTATCTTCTACCTTCAATACCAGGATATAACTCACTATATCTTTTATCATAATTAAACCCTTGACCTTTAGCTGGCTTAAATGATTTAGCTATTCTCTGGAACCAAGGACTTCTACTTATTAATGGGTCATTCTGGAATAAATATAGTCCTAATAAGTCTCTATCACCATTATTACCCTCTGGTGTTGCTGAACCAGTATAGGTAGAATCATTATTCTTAATATCCTTTAGAGATACAGAAGCATTGCCTTTAGTTCTCCTTCCTACTTTATAAGCTGCAACCCTGGCAGGAGTTTTCTCTACGTTAGATAAGAATGGCATTACTCTATTTATAGATGCCATAGCCATATTAGTAGGTGTGCGAGCTTCCTTATTAAATATCCAATGGTCTTTATTAAGAGTACTCCAACCTAAGTCAGCATCTCCCTTAATAAACTTAGTAGCTAATTTATTCTTAGTAATATTTAAGCCTTTGCCTCCACCATATACTGCTCCTGGATTTAGATACTCACCAATTTCTGCTGGAATACCTACCTTACCTTCTAACCATTGCCCAAATCCTCCAGTAGCATTATTAACTGCTTCACTTCCTAATATTCCTCCAACTACAGTTGCTGGAGTGGTTACTAATGCTGCACCAGCCATAGCAGGCATTACAGTCCTCTCTAAGCCTACTAATGGATTAGTTCCATTCCTCATTGAGGCTTTAAATCGTTCTTTAGCACCTTTAAAAGGATGCCAATAATCCCTATTTCTCTCGGCGGCAGTTCTGTTATCAGTAGATGGTTTTCCACCTAAATCGGTAATGTAATACTGTCTTGGTTTGGCTTTAATAAGTTCTGGAATATCAGGTTTAACTACTCTAGTATTATCCTGAATAGCTACTATATTACCTTCTTGTAACTTCGTTATCCTCATATCTAATTATATTATTATGTAGTTTCTTATGACAATTAGAGCAAACTACTATACACTTATTCATCTCCTTAATAAAAAGAGGTGTGGGAAGGTTCTTAACTGCTCTTGATATTGTATAGAGTTTATTCCTTATATGATGTAACTCTAAACAGCAGTAAGTAGTCTCCCCACATATACAACATTCTTTTTTCCTCTCCCTTAATAAACTCTTGTTAATTTTAGCTGCTTCAGCATTCTCAGTCATAATTAATCATTAGTGATGCCACTTAGCTGCATTTCTAGCGAAATTAGCTCTCTTCTTTTGTAATGGTGTAGCATTGGGATTATTAAGTACAGAACGAGCGTGCTCTTGTACACTTTGACCTGCTTTCTTAGCGGATGCTGTAAACTTACCTCTATTCTCCTTCTTAATATGGATACCACTTCCATTTTTACATCTTGGTACTAGCCTACTTCCCTGCCTAAACATAGGAATACTATCACAATCTACATTACTACACATCTCTTTTAAAGAGACATACATTGCTTTCAATTCTCTCTGATTTAGTTCCATAATTAAATAAGTTTATGTTTCATTTTTTTATTTACAAAATTAAGGCTAAATTTGCACATTATCAAATGAAAGATAGTAAATTATAAATAATGGATTGATGAAAATGAATTAGAGTTTAATTTTAGACGGACTAACATTCAACAATTAAAGGAAATAGATTAATGTCGTTAGGTAGACTAGAAGCAATTTATGCCTGGATTAATAACTTAGGTCCAAATGTTAAGACTATCATAATTATAATTTTATCAGTGATAGTTGTGGAAACTAGTTTTAGAGGGCATACGAAACTCGTTTTACAAGATTATACTGAACAAGTCCAGCAGGAAAAGTACCTAGCTGAGGAATATACAAAGATAATTGCTCCTTCTATTAATGAATGCATTGAAAAAATATTAGCACAGGACAAGGATGCTTCTAATGTTATTTTATTGAATTATCATAATACCTTGGTTAGTACTCATGGATTATCTTATAGATACCTTACAGCACTAACTGAGAAGAAGAGAGGTCTGGATACTAAGAGCTGTTTAAGAATATGGAAGGAATTAGAATATATAAACTATGGAGATGAGATTGAGAGAATAAATGCAAACAAGTCATTAAGAATGGATAGTATCCCAGAGTACAGCTCAAGGTTGCCAAACTTAGTAGAATTGTTGCAACGTAGTAATGCTAAGTCAGCTGCCTTTTACCCACTAACTGGTGTAGAAGGACCTGTAGGAATGCTAATAGTTATTTATCCTATTAAGAAGCAGTATTACTTAGGATATTATCAATCTGTAATATCACCATCTCTACAACCTCTAACAACATGGTTAGATTATAATTCAGTAAAGGATAAATTTAAAAGGCTATATGAAAGTGGACAAGCAGAACCAGAACGTTTGCTACAACGATGAGAAGCATATGTACTGGGATGAAAATGGAGTATATGTATCAGTAACAACATTAATTGGCAAATTCTGCCAAGACTTTGACAAAGAATTCTGGTCAGGCTATAAGGCATTAGAGAAGATGTTATCAGAGGAGGAGTTTAAGGCTGAGAAATCTCAGTTACTTAATACCCATAAGATAGATGTTGAATATTTCTGTAATATGTATGGATTTACCCGTAACGATTACAATAAGGCTCAGCAGGACATCTTAGATGAGTGGCAGAAAACTAATGCTGAATCCTGTGAAAGAGGTTCTAAAATTCACGCCGAATTAGAAAGTAATTATACTTCTAAAAGGCAGTGCGAGCTTAAAAAGTTTGGACTTGGAGGTAAGTTTGAAGTAAATACCAATGATTCATTAATGCAACACAATCAGGATTTACTTGACATTGAGAAGGGAGTGTTCCCTGAGTATATGATATATAGGAAGTCTGAGGATGGCAAGTTTAGACTGGCAGGACAGATTGACTTACTTATTAAGGATGGCAATGACATCTATATCATAGACTACAAAACCAACAAGAAGTTAGACGACAAATCATTCTTTGATAAGAGGACTAAGAAATGTCAAATGATGAAGTATCCTATGAACAACATTATGGATTGTAATAAAATGCACTACGCATTACAGTTATCAACCTATGCTTGGATGCTTCAGAAGTTGAACCCCAAGTTCGTCATTAAGAAATTAATGCTTATACATTATGACCATCAAGGTAATGTTTCAGAACATGAATTAGATTACCTAAAAGATGATGTAGAAAGAATGTGTAAGTTCTACAAGAAAGAAGCCATATTAGAGGCAAGAAAAAATAGCAGAAGACCTATAGAATTCTAATATACCTATATGAGTATCTTTCAAACAACTAGGTTTGAGATATTAGCAACTTTATGAACTAAATAGAATAAATTATGGGTCTTAGTGCTATTTTAAATGGACATACAAACGAGATGTTAGGGCTTAACAAGAATATGTCTGAAGCCCGCATCCGTGTATGTAAAGAATGTAAGCTCTATAAAAAGAGTGTGGTATTGGGTGAGATTTGTAACAGTAAGTTATGGATAAACCCAAATAATGAAGATGTAAGTGCAGAGAAGAAAGATGGGTATATTAATGGATGTGGATGCAGGCTAAGAGCTAAAACAACTCTACCTAATGCAACGTGTCCTATAGGAAAATGGTAATTTAATTTTAATGAGTATGAATAGTTTAAGTACAGTAGAAGCAGTGTTAAAAACAAAGAATCAATTGGTTAGAGGAGATGCTAATGGTAAGAATAGTTTAATGGGTAATGGGGATGTATTTATAATGTCTCCTACTGTAGCTGAAATGGCTAAACAAGATGCTAAAGTAAAATTCAACGAGCAGGTTGAGGAAGCTAGGGCAGAGTGGAATGCTAAAATCGATGAGCAGGAAAGACACGCTAAGATGATGGATGAGAAGATGAAGGACTTACAAATTGTCCCTATCAACAGTTATATATTAGTACAACCTTATGCTAAGAACCCATTCCAGAAGATGAAGGTAACTGAGTCAGGGTTGATACTTCCAGAATATACAGGTACATTTAAGAATCCAGACTCTGGTGAAATGGACCAAGAAGAGAACTTATCAGTTCAAGCATTAGTAATAGAGGCTAGTCCTTTATGTAAATTTGTAAAGGAAGGTGATATTATTTACTATAGAAGAGCATGTGGAGTTCCTATCCCATTCTTCGGACAAGGATTTGAAGTTGTAGCTGAACCTCAAGTTCAAGTAGTAGTTAATTCTGGATTAAAAGATAGATATACAAAGGAATTTAAAAGTGATAATGCATAATGGAAGAGAAAGTATATTTTATGCCAGGTGAGGTAGTAACTCTTAAACAAGATATACCTAACAAACCTGTAATGATTGTGGTTAAGAAGGAGACTATGAATATTAGAACTCATGGTGTTCCCAACGTAACAGAAGATTATTTTAAAGGTATTAGATGTAGATGGTTCTCTACAGAAGGAGTTTTGCAGGAAGCTATCTACAATACTAAGGATTTAGTTAAAGTATGATAAGTATGTTTCAACAGGGTGGGCAGATGAACGAAGAACAACAAGCGTTCACTGCCTATCTTATTAAAGTCCTAAACCCTAAAGATGAAGCGGACTTTGAGAACAAAGTAGCACAGCTATCAGAGAACGATTTAAGAGAGTTTTATAAACAATACAAAGCAATGGAAGGTAATCAAATTTCAATGGCTAAATTAGGAGCCAAGTTAAGTTATGTTCAAACCCTTAGAGGTGAGTGCCCAGAAGGATACGAGGTTGAGAAGTATATGGCTGGAGGCTGTGTTAAATGCAAGAAGAAAGCTGAGGGTGCTAAAGTAGTAGATATATTTAAAGATAAGTGTGGAGGTAAGGCTAAGAAGAGAGTTAAAAAGAATATGGGAGGAACCGTAGATAACTCTTGGTCAGTAGCTAAAGACCAAAAAGGTGCTGTAGTTAATAAGGCTGACACTGTACACACAAGTAAGGGGGTATACAACGTTAGTAATAAGAAACTTCCTTATAAGAAGATGACTCCAGCTGACTATAAAAAACTTCCTCATAATGAGAAAGTAAAGGTTGATATGAAAGACCAGGCTAATGGGAAGAGTGCTGGTGGAGCAGGAGCTGTAAAAAATAAGGGAATTGGAAAGAATTACTTTGGAGGAACAGTCCAAAGACGTATAATTAAACAATAATTGTTATGACAATATTTCTATATGATAATGTAAATCATGAACTGCGATTAAACGAACCAGAGATTCTTCTTATTAAGGAGTTCGCTGAGTTATGGACTAATGATAGAAATATCAGTAAGGAAGACCCTAAGGGTATTAAAAAGCTAAGAGCATTCAAAGAGTTCACCTACATGTATCTAATGATTGACTGGCAATCACACTATTCACAATTTACTGAAGCAGAACGCAATGAGGCTGCTAAACAGGATAGTGGTATTACAGAAGAGGAGTTTAATGACCCTCTGTTTAGAGCTGCATGTAGGAAATATAGAGAGATACAAGAATCAGCAAGAGACATTAAATTAATTAGGGCAGCTCAGAATAAGGTAGACGAGTTGATTGATTATTTCAATGAGGGTTCTGATTTACAAGAAAGAGACCCCATTACTGGTAAACCAATCTTTAAAGCTAAGGACGTTATCGGTGAAATGTCATCTATATCTAAGGTATTAGATGAATTAGATGCCTTAGAAGCCCGTATTAAGAAGAAACAGAAAGCTGCTACAGGTCTTCGTGCTGGTGCTGTTGAGGGATATGTACCAAAACTAAAGTAACATGGCACGTGGAAGGAAACCTAAAAATAAAATCCAGGAATCCCCTACTGTCCAAGCCTTAGTTGAAAAGGTTACTGAGGTAGGGGAGAATACTGGAACACTAGAGCAGAAGCTCACGGAAGTTGAGTGGGATGTCAGAATTGGAGACCCGATAGACTATTTTGATTCTAACCTATCATATGAACTCACTGGTTACAGACCTATTGATGGTACAAGAGGATTAGACTTTGACCCAGAATGGTTTATGGAAGCTAGGAAGACTAAGGCTACTACTGGTAAGTATTGTAATGAACCATTGATGGGTAAGGCTTATGGTGAGTTTTGGGACCAAGAATATGATAGATGTAGAAATGGTATGACTGTTAATGGTTATACTATTACTGGTGATAATTATTTCTTTATTAATTACTATCAGCTACCTAATCTATCTTCTGCAACTAAGGCTGGTGGTGGTCGTTCAGTAGACTTCCCTAATTTCTTTGTAAAACAATATGAGTACTTCCATTATATAGAATTGTGTAAGATGCTGAGAAAGAATGCCATTGGTTTAAAAGCCAGAGGTGTTGGATTCTCGGAAATAGCTGCTGCTATACTTGTTAATGGTTATACAACTAGACCTCACTTTAGAGGGGTAGTAGCTGCACAACAAGAAGGTTATGTTGATGATACTTTAAGTAAATGCTGGACTCAGTTATCATATTTAGATGATAATACTGAGGATGGTATGAGGTGGTTAAGGCAAGTACACAACACAGCTAAATGGAAGAGAGCTTCTAGTAAGAATGTAGATGGTGTAGAATCTGGATGGATGTCTGAGATTGAAGGAATTACAGCTGATAAACCTAATAAGATTAGAGGTGACCGTACTGATATTCTGATGTACGAAGAAAGTGGTTCTTGGCCCAATTGGAAGAAAGCATTCATTCAGGGTGATGCCTTGATTGATATTCAGGGACAGAGATTCGGTATTAAGCTGGCTTGGGGTACAGGTGGTGATAGTGGTCCTGCATTAGAAGGTGTAGCTGCTGCATTCCATGACCCTAGAGGTTATGATGTACTCCCATACAAACATAACTATACTAAGGAAGGTACTTATGTAGAAACTGCATATTTCATTCCTGCATATACTATTGTTACTGCTCCAGGATATGTAGACCATAGAGGATGGACAGACCCAGAAAAGGGTAGAGAGTTCTACATGGCTAAGAGAGCTACTAAGATTGCAGACCCTAAAGGTTTAATGCTATACTCTGCTGAGTATTGTTTTACACCTGATGAAGCATTAGCTTTGGAAGGTGATAACCAATTCAACACTGTATTACTAACAGAACAGTTAGCTGCTATTAAGTTACATAAGATTACTCCACAAGAGCTTAAACCGAAATGGGGACAGCTAGAATACACATTCCAAAACAATGTACATTCTGAAGAAGCTAAGAATGGAGTAAGGTTCATACCTAGTGATAAAGGAAAGGTTTGTATTATTGAACATCCTATTAAGAGTGAGAATGGTTCAGACTTCAGAAACTTATATGTGGCTGGTATTGACGGTATTGACATGGGTATGAATGATACATCAGATAATACAAGAGACCCGTCAGACTTCTGTGTAGTAGTAAAGAAAAGGTGCTTTGGTTTACAAGAACCAATGTATGTTTGTATCTACAAAGACAGACCCAATAATCTTGAAGAGGCTTATAGAACAACCCTCAAGATTCTTGAGTACTATAACTGTAAGGCTTGTCTTGAATCTACTCGTATTAGTATTCTTACTTGGTTTAGAACTAAGAAGAAAGAGGAGAGATTCTTAATGAGAAGACCTAGAGCTACACAGTCCGATATACAGGCAGGTAGAAGTAGACAATTTGGTGCTCCTGCAACTGAAGCTGTTATTCAACATCAGTTAGACCTTATTGATTGCTATATCAATGATTACTGCCACAATATGTGGTTTGAACCAATGATTAATGAACTTATTACTTATTCTTATGAGAATAAAAGAAAGTTTGATATTGTAGCAGCAATGGGTATGGCTGAGTTAGGAGATGAAGAGTTAAGTGGTATTCCACCACAGGAGGCTGATAACGGAGGGAGAAAGTTAAGACTATTTGGTTACTGGACTGATGAATATGGAATTAAACACAAAGGGGTTATTCCCGATAAACAGTCTATAGTACCTAAGTTTAATCTGTTCCCAACACAATACTATGACGACACAGGACATCGAACAAGCAATCCGAGATTTAATTAAATCTCTATATTGTAAAGAATATCAGGGAGTCCTAAAGGTTTACGAAACCACTTACAAATTTCCAGGAGAAGAACCTGAACACGTGGGATATAGAATGGACCTTGGACTCAATAAAGATGAAAAGCCACTGTCCATTGCGTGCGATGGTACAGCTGAAGAATTTATAAAGTTTATTGAGAAGGAATTAAAGGAGCGAAGTTTAGTTAGAACTAAATACTTCACTGCTATACAATTATATGATTACGAAGATGGGTGCAAACAAAAGAAGTGATGATTATTTGATAGAGAAGATTGACAAAGCTGTAAATGAGTTAGTCTTCAACAAATGGAAATTACAGAAGGCATACAACTATTATAACGGTAAGAGAGATGCCGAGCAATTTAGGTATCTTGAAGAAAACTTTGGAATAGGTAATCCTACTTCTATTGAGTTCACTCCTCTTATAAAGAAACACGTTGATGCTTTAATTGGAGAGTATTTAGATATTCCAATTCTTCCGAAAGTATCTTGTAAAGACAAGGAAACAATCTCTAAGATTACTAGGCAGAAGGAATTAGAGATAAGTCAGCAAGTATATACATTCTTACAAAAGCATCTAAATAACCAAATACTGTCCTTTATAGGTGGAGGTAATGTTAGTGATGCATCTGTTGAGGCTGATATTGAGAAACTGATTGAGGATATTAATAATAACTTTATTAGTGACTATGAAATAGCAGCTCAGAATGTTATTGAATATGTAATTCAGTCTAGAAATACTGACTTAGCTAATAAACTAAAAGCATTACTGTTAGATTTACTTGTTACTGGCTGCTCATTCTATAAGGTTAAGCCTGCTGCAAGTGGTAAGAATATTACCATTGATGTACTTAATCCATTAAACACATTCGTTGATAGAAACCCAGAATCTCCTTATGTAAAGGATAGTTACAGAGTTGTAATTAGGAAGTGGATGACTAAGCAGCAAATTCTTGTTGAATATGGCAAAGACCTAAGCGACGAGAGTAGGGCTGAGTTAGAGGATATGTATGAACACTACTCTGATAGTTCCTATATGTATATTAGAGCTATGGAGAACCAAGTAGGATGTAGACCTATTATGGAAGGAGAAGGTGCTGGACTAGATGCTGGTAAAGGTATTGTTCCAGGATTCCCTGCTGATACTTATGAGTCATTCAACTATAAGCTATTACCTGTCTATGAAACAGAGTGGATTGACATAGACAAAGAAGGTGATGAGTATGTTCAAAACAGATATGAGGGAGTTAGAATAGGGCAGTCTATATATGTTCTTACTGGTAAATCAGAGAATGTAATTAGAACTAAGGATGCTCCTACTAAATGTGGACTATCTGTTAATGGAGTATATCTGGTTAATAGAGACAATGTTCCACAATCCTTAGTATTACAATGTGCTCACCTACAGGATAAGTATGACTTAATTACTTACTTTAGAGATAATATCTTAGCTAACAGTGGTACTGATGGTGACTGGCTAGACCTATCTATGCTTCCAACAATATTAGGTGATGACCTTACTGAGAGGATTCAGAAGTGGATTGCATTTAAAAAGACTGGAGTAGCTTTAGTAGATACCAGTCAGGAAGGTAGGGCATTTAATAACAATACTTCATTTGCTGGATTTACTGATACTATTAAAGTGCAGACTATTCAAGCCTTTGACTTAGCACTACAAAGAGTGGAAGACCAAACATCATCTATCACTGGTGTATTTAGAGAAAGACTTAATGGTATTCAGCAAAAGGATGCAGTTAGTAATGTAGAAGCTGGAGCAAGAAACTCCTATACAATTACTAAACCATTCTATCAGACTATGGACACATTATCAATAGACATTCTTAGAGATTGTCTTGATATAGCTAAGATAGTGTGGAAGAAAGGATTAACTGGAACTCTAATCTTAGGAGATAAACTACAGAAAGTATTTACTGCATTACCAGAGCATTTTACTCATACTGATTACGATATACATATCGTGCCAAGTACCCAGATTATGAAGGAAATGCAAAACGTTCAACAAATCATTATTGAGCTTATAAAGAGCGGTCAGTTAGACCCAGATATGATTGTTGATGCTCTAACAGCTAGAAGTCTTACTGAACTTAAAGCTAAGGTTACTAAAGCCTTTGCTAAGAAGAAAAAGGAGATGAATGAGATGGGGCAATTACAACAACAGCTTGAACAATTACAACAACAGAATCAGCAACTTCAACAACAACTTCAACAGGCTCAAGGCAAGATTGAAAGTCTTAATGAGGCTAAGTTGGAAATTGAAAGACAGAAGGTTCAAAACGAAGCTGATATTAACTGGTATAATGCTAGGACTCAAAGAGACAAGTCACAGAGTGATGCTGAGAATGATACTAAGAGAACAGATATTGAGTATGCTCAACTGTTTGATGGTAATCAAATGAATAACGAAGTTAAAAACGCATAAGAATGATAAATCTCAATCAAAATGAAAGACCAACCTCCCTGCAAGTAAGTAGATTATCTCTACTACCTGCAGGTGACTTTGAGTTACCTTATGGAAGTAATGCAGTTCTTGTTAAGAACATTACGGAAGATAATGTAACTGTAGAGGTACTATTAAAAGATTCAGAAGGTCAGTATGTATCTACTGTGTTCTATCCTGGATGGAATCCAGAGTTAGTTATAGGTATTAAAGCTGTACCTGAAAGTACATTACAAGTAGGTAACTAACATGGGAATTTATATTGGCATTGGTAACCATATTGGGAGAGCCAATCTAAAGGTTATCTCAGTTGTAGTTAGAGTTATAGATAAAGGTACTGGATTACCCTTAGTAGGTGCTATAGTTGTCTTTAAGGGTAAAGAGTACGTAACTGATGCCAATGGACAAGTAATATTAAAAGGATTTGAGAACAGCAGCTATCCACTAATAGTCAAAAGACAAGGACATGAGTCTGTTGTTATAGACAGGTGGAAGTTAGAGAATGGAGACATTTATCTTACTGATGTTACTAGAAATATTCTTGCCGAAATTGGCGTTAATATACTTACAGAAGATGGTGGTCTAATCTTTAGAGATTTGGCAAACATTATATTAGAAGATGGTAAATTTATGGTTACAGAAAATGGTGATTTAATTTTATTTGAATAATGGCAGCAACTGACATTAAAATCTCCCAAATGACCCCTGCTACAACACTGGCTGGTGATGAGTTAATCCCTATTGTTCAAAATGGTGCTAACAAATCAACTACTGTTAATAAGGTAATTGAAGGCTTAGCTACAGAACAGTGGGTAACTGATGCAATAGCTGATGCAGGAGGTAAGGTTCTTGTTGTTACAGAACTACCAGCTAAGGGTAATCCCAATACCATTTACATGGTTCCTAATGAAAGCTCTAGAGCCAACGATGTATACGATGAGTATATATGGATGGTTACTACTGAGAAAACAGGATGGGAGTTCTTAGGTAATAAGCACGTTGAGGTAGACTTAACAGGTTATTACAACAAGACACAAGTAGATAAAGCTATTGAGGATTCTGAGGCAAGAAGCACAGCTGCTATTGCTCTAAAAGTTGATAAGGTAGACGGTAAGCAGTTATCTACTAACGACTACACAACAGCTGAGAAGCAAGAAGTAGCAAAGATAGCTAACAAGGTAGATAAGGTTGAAGGTAAACAATTATCTACAGAAGATTATACAACAGCTGAGAAGACTAAACTGCAAGGTGTGGCAGCTAATGCTAACAACTATGTACATCCAACTACAGCAGGTAATAAACATATTCCAGCTGGAGGTACAGCAGGTCAAATACTCGTAAACAATGGTGACGGTACAGCTGAATGGCAGGACAATCAAGGTGGTGGAATTGACTACACTGGATTAGAAGACATTTACTCTTATGGGGTTGAATGGGATTCTACAGTAGCTGACCCTACATTGACTAGAATTGGTAATCCTCTATTACATAAGTCATTACCTATCCAATCTCAGTATAAGGGTTGTGTAGCTAATGGTGCAGAAATCAATTATTATCTAAACCCTAATGATTGGTCACAAAAAGCTGATGAAACTCCTTCTGTATTAGATGGAACTGATGGTACCGTAAGAGTACATATACCTAAATTCTATGGTAAGTCTGGAGTTGAAGGTACTAAGAGGTGGGTTAGAATGTCTACTATTAAGATGGACAATACCTGGATTGAAATTCCAGAAATGCTAGTTGATGCTTACAGAAGTACTGTTGATACTACAGTTTCTGCAACTCCTAAAGCAGTTTCAGTAGTTAATACTACAGCACAGTTCAGAGGTGGAGGTAATAGAACTGCTAACGACACATATTTAGATACTGATGCATTTAGAAGTGACCTAGGTAAACCAAGAACTAATATCTCAAGAGCTAACATGAGAACTTATGCTACTAATGCTGGTTCAGAAATGTTGTGCTATGAGTATTACAAGTGGATATTCTACTGGGCTTGGGTTGTTGAGTATGCTACACTAAACTCACAAAAAGCCTATACTGCTGATTTAACAGCTGAAGGTTATCATCAAGGCGGATTAGGTGATGGTGTTACCACATGGAATGGTGATTGGAATACTTATAATGGTTATTACCCATTAACACCATGCGGATACTGTAATGATATTGGTAACTTTACTGGAGTTAAGGATTTAGTTATTCCTGAAACAGTAATAAACGAATCTACAACAGTAGCCTCTAAGACATTTAAGGTTCCAAGATGGAGAGGATTTGATAATCCATTCGGAGACATCTGGACTAACCTAGATGGTATTATCTTAGAGAGAACAGCAGCTAATCAGCCAAGTAGTGTATACACTACAACTGACCCAACAGCATTTGGAGATGATAATACAGCTAAGGGTAAAATGACTGTTGCTGGTACTGAGATTGCATCTGATGGACGGATAAAAGACTATGACCTAGGAGAAACAGGTGAAATCATACCTTCAGTGGTCGGCGGTTCTGCTACTACTTACATGTGTGACTATCACTACTGCAATGCTTCAAGCACAGCACTAAGAACGCTCATCATTGGCGGCGGCGCTTATTATGGTGGTGATGCTGGTCTTGGCTGCTTCTATTCTGCTAATGGGGTCGGTTATGCTGATGCCTATGTGGGCTTCAGAACACTAAATAAGGTAGTTTAACAAAATATACAATAGATAAAATACGAGATTAGGGGTACTATTTGCCTACATTCTGTTGGTGCTGGACAAGTTAAATTTACTATAAAACACTCATCATTAGCAGCAACGCTAATAATGGTAGTAATGCTAGTCTTAGCTACTTCAATTCTAATAATGGAGTCAGTAATGCTAATACCAATGTAGGCTTATTATATATTTTTTATTTAGGTAATTTGGTTTCATTTTACAGTCTAAATAGTACCCTTGCCTCTTGGCAAAAGACAACGTAGTATTTAATAACTGGATGTTAGTAGGTTTAGTCTCGAACGCTTCTAAAATAAATATATAAGACTTGAAACGTATAGGTTATTTACATGATAAGGTTTATGATATAGAGAATATCGAGAAAGCTGATGATAAAGCTAGGAAGCATAAGTCAGTTAGATGGGGAATCCTCAAGCACGACAAGAATAAACAAGAGGAGAATGAGAAGTTATCAGAACAGCTAAAAGACCTGGTCTATGAGACTTCTGAGTATAGTACGTTTAAAATATATGAACCCAAAGAGAGGTTAATATTTAGACTACCATACTATCCAGATAGAATAACACATCACGCTATAATGAACGTGATGGAACCTATTTGGACTAAAATATTTATAAAGCATACATATTCTTGTATTAAAGATAGAGGTATTCATAATGTAGCTTATGATTTAAGGGCAGCATTAACTGAGCATCCCAATGAAACTCTTTATTGTTTGAAGATGGATGTTAGAAAATTCTATCCGTCCATTAATCACGATATACTATGTGAAATCATTAAGAGAAAAGTAAAGGATGCAAGTCTTCTAGTATTACTCATTGGAATCATTTACTCCGCTGACGGAGTTCCTATAGGTAATTACTTATCTCAATTCTTCGCTAACTTGTACTTAGCTTATTTTGACCATTGGGTCAAAGAAGAGTTAAAATGTAAATTCTACTTCAGGTATGCTGATGATATTGTAATTCTCAGCAGTGACAAGAACTTCTTAAGAACAGTACTTATAGCAATTAAGATGTATTTGAAAGAGGTTCTGGATTTAAGGTTAAAACCAAATTATCAAATATTCCCAGTAGATGATAGAGGTATAGACTTTGTAGGTTATAGGTTCTATCATACCCATGTGTTACTAAGGAAGTCAATTAAGATTAGATTATTTAGACTGGTAAAGAAGTATCAGTCTGGTAAGATTGACAGACAAGAATTAAGAAGGAGAATGCAATCCTACTCTGGTTGGTTGAAGTTCTGCAACTCTAAGAATTTGTTAAGAAAGATTCAAAGAGAAACAGGTCTAAGATTCTCTAATTGGGATGGGAAGAAATCTAATATTTCTAGATTTTATAACAAGTATATTCATGTTGTTGATATGGTTAGTTACAGTAAGTGTTTTAGAGTTAACTTTGTATACAATAACAAATCCTATTACTTTGAGAGTAAGAGCAGAGAGTTATTCTACTCTCTAACAAGATATTCATTCCCAGTAAATTTTAAAATAAGACCTTATGTTAGAACCAAAAAGAGTAGAAATGAATGTACAGCCTAACTCAATAGAAAAGCTAGGTAACGGCACATATTACTATAATTATGACATTACGTCAAAAGAAGTTGATGTTACTGACCCAGAGACAGAGGAAGTAACACAGGAAACAAGGTGGACATATATACAAGTTCATCTACATGGTCAACCAGACCACAAAGAATGCATTAAAGCTATTATTAGACAGTATGTAGACCAAGATGAAGAGTTTGATTTAATTAACAGCTCCAATAGTATTGTTTTAGGTTTATCTGATAATCAAACTGATAGACAGAAATACCTAGATTATCTTACACTGGTAGGAGAAATCAAAACTAAAGTAAGAGCTGACTTCAACGTATAATTATGGATTCAGTATTTAAAATATGCAAGAAGGGAGCTTGTGGTATTACAATAACTGGACTTGAAAGGGATAATGACGAGTACTTAAATGAGACTGATGAAATCACAGTAAGTACTCGTAACTATGCCTATAGTCAAACAGTTACCCTTAATGCTATAACAAGTATTAAGTCTTCAGGAGATGAAGTAACTCAGAAGTATGATATTGTAGAGCATGTTATAGACTGCATTGATGAATCCGAAATGGAGATGCCTATTGATGGTCTATATGAAGTAACTCACATAATCTTACCAACAGACGTATGGCTTAAATATGTATTAGAGAGGAATCCTACTGCATTGACAGCTTACCATTCTGTTTACTACTACGATACACAATCCGAGTCATTTATGAAGTATGTTGATGAGGAGTCAGTGGGAGTAACCGTAGAGGAAGTATTGGAAGTTAATGCCATGCCACCTGCTACTGTTACTGAGAAAACTACTACAATCATCAGAGGCGATAAGAATACATTCTGTGTTTGCCATATTAATGAATGCTTCTATAGATTGTGTAAGAATCTTTTAGGGGACTTACCAGGAAGATGTAAAAACAAAACTGATGATGTTAAGATGTTAATCTATAATAGAGATATTATATGGATGGCAATTAATGTTATTAAGTACTTAATTGAGTTAGGTCAGTACTACGAGGCTCAGAGGGTCTTAGAGGACATTACTCAGTGCGGAGGAATTTGTAAAGATGTTATGATTGACAAAAACACTATAGGAGGAGGTGGTTGTGGATGCAATAACTAACCTAAAGTTGAAAGTAATCAAAGACTTTGACAAGTTCCTTAAAAGGCTAAATAAGGGATATATTGAGAACTACGATATGATTCTGCATCAAATATCCTTTATTCAGACTTGTCAATACTTTGATAAAATAGATGGAATATACGAATTTCTAATGAATAATTAACATGGCAATAGAAAGGGATACAAGACGTTATGCCTGTATTCATGATTTGAATAATTATTTCAAGAAGAAAGACTTACTAGGTGGTTTAACTGATTTGGAGCAGGAACAGTTAAGAAAGAATATAGGTATCATTGATTATACTGGAGAAGGTGGACAATCCAAACCCTTAGAAGTTACCTACGCAGTACTCAATGATAATATAGGTAAGAAGAGTTTAGTAACAGGGGCAAGGTATGTTATTACAGACTTTCAAACTATTTATTCTTCTAATGTTACTAATAGTTCTGGTCAGAAGGTTACGTGGGGCACTGATAGCTCCACTAACCCCTCACCTATTTGGAAGCTAATTGTAACAGCTATTACTAATAATAGGTTAGACCCAAGGGTTGTTATTGATAATGATAAAATGAAGGATTGGGTTATTGAATATGACCCTACCAAAGAAACTCTCGAAGATGGAGTTACTACTAAAGGTAGAATAACATTTATGAGAGACAATCATTTCAATTCAGCTCACTATGACTTTAAGAATATAAAGTTTAGAAGAACAGCTGAGGAGTTAGACAACACTAATCTTAATCTTGGAGCAGCATATGGAGATTTCTATACATTCTCAGACTTAACTGGAGGAGTTATTACTGACAGCTCTGAATTACATAATACTAAGCATAATGAATTGAAACAAGGATGTACTAATAATATATTCTTGGGAGATACATATGATAATGTATTAGAAGCTGATTGTAAGGGCAATACGTTCCTTAGAGGCTGTCATGACACAACTCTGAGGTGGAACTCAGTTAATAATATGTTTAACGAGAATGTATGTTATATGGAAGGGTCATTATATAATAAAGTGTTTCCTATTGGAGATACCAGTTTATCAATGACAATTACCAAAACAATTCATAAGGTTAATGAGGCTACTATTATATCCTTCTTAGACCCTATGACATATGCTTATCAAATCATTCAAATCTAAATATGGCAGAGTTTATACGTCTTGACGAACAAGAACAAGAAGCTCCCATTTTACCTGACTACCCACATTCTATTTCTAATATAAAACCAGATACTAAGATAATAGATGGTGTTATAGAGAAAGAGGAAGTAGAAGGAATTTGTGCCGACTATGATGTTATTACAATAGACAAGATAGACAGTGTAAAGGTAGAAGAGGAAGGAGTAGACCATATCTGTATTAAAGATGACTGTGATACTTCTAAATATTATGGGTGTACTGGTGGTGATGATGGATTTCAAAAGGAGAATCTATTTTCAGAGTTAACTGATGAATATCAGAGAACTATAGCCAGAATCAATCTTGGTATAGCAGATGAATATGCTCTAAAGTGGGGAAACATCAAAGGTAACTTGTCTAATCAAAAAGATTTATATACCTTTGTAACTGATTCAATAGCCTTCGATATTAATAAGGTTATTGATGAAATTAACCTTAAGCTCGCTCAATGGGCATGTGAGATAGAAATTAGATTTAAGAACAAAGCTGATATATTCTCTCCAAGCTTTGCTGGAACTCCGACTACTACATTGCCCTTGATGACAGATAATTCTAACAGAATTGCTTCTACTGAATGGGTTAATGCTAAAATAGCAGCAGCATCTATTGATGATAACGTCAAGGCTATATCTCTGGACCCAGAATATATGTGTTATGGAGATGAACCTACAGATGTAAAAGTTACTTGGGAGTACCATAAAGAAGTTATAGAGCAATCTATCAATGGGGTTACACTAAGTCCTGAAGTAAGAGAATATACTTTTACTAATAGGACTACATCTATGGTAATTACCCTTAAATATAAGTATGAGGATATTAGTGCTACAAGAGTTGTTACATTTGACATTAAATACCCAAATTACTTTGGAACTTCTCCAGACTATACAAAGCTTGATAGAACTATTGATAATGTCTATACAGTTAATGCTGGAGCTAATGAGTATATATATGTAATGATTCCTAACGGTTCTAATACTGTTTTAGGAGTTAGCAGCATTATAGGTGGTTTTAAATTACTTGGAACTCAAGAGATATTTAGTAACTTATATTATATATTCAAGAGTGCACAGGTAGGATTAGGAGAGACTACTGTAGAAATACTTGACCAGAGTGGATATAATCCAGAAAGTATTGATACCACAACTATACGTGAATTGTTAGCAGCTAAGGCTGATAAGCATACAGTATATACTAAAGAAGAAGTTGATGATAAACTTGCTGCTATTGAAGGTGGCGATATACAACTTAATAACTACTATACTAAACAAGAAGTTGATGCTAAGATTCCAGATGTCTCTGGTAAGGCTGATAAGAGTGAAATACCTACTAAGGTTTCTCAATTAGAGAATGACTCAGAGTACCTAACTGAAGTTCCTAAAGCGTATGTTACTGATAAGGAACTTGAAGCCAAAGGTTATTTAACCCAAGAGTTAGAACCTCAATTTGCTGCTAGTGCTGCAAAGAATATAAATCAGCAAGACATTGATAGCTGGAATAATAAGGTTGACAAACAAGTAGGAATGGGTCTATCTGAACAGAGCTTTACTATAGAAGAGAAAGCCAAGTTATCTGGACTTACTAACTATAATGACTCTGGCATCAGAAAGACAATAACTGATTTGGAAGGTGAAGTTGCTAAGAAAGCTAACAAGACTGATATTCCAGATATTAGTGGAAAAGCTGACCGAACAGAACTACCAACTAGAGTATCACAGTTAGAGAACGATAGTGGATATATAAGTTCACTGCCAGGTAACCTAGTTACTGAACAAGAACTAGAAGCTAAAGGTTATCTAACTGAGTTTACTGAAACTGACCCTACTGTACCTGCATGGGCTAAGCAACCTAATAAACCAACATATACATTAGATGAACTTGGGGCTGAAGCTGCTGGTGCTGCTGGTACTGCTTTATTAGAAGCTAAGGGCTATACAGACAGTAGGTTTGATATAATCTTAGAAGGTGCTGACCCATCATACAATACCTTTAAGGAATTAAGTGATGCTATACTTGCTCAGAATACTACTATAGGTGGAATTAATACTAAGATTAGTGGTATTGAAACTACACTAAACGGTAAAGCTGATAAGTCAGAACTATTCTCTAAAGACTATAACGACCTTATTAATACTCCTGTTATCCCAAGTATCGAGGGACTAGCTTCACAGACTTGGGTACAACAACAAATAGCTGCAATACCTGGAGTTGATTTGAGTGGATATGCTTTAAAATCTGAAATACCTGATGTTAGTAAGTATGTTGAGAAGGTTCCTGGAATGGGGTTGAGTTCTAATGACTTCACTAGCAGTGATAAGAGTAAGTTAGATAGTCTTACTAACTATGATGATTCTGCTATAAAAGGGGAGGTAAATGACTTAGACATTAAAGTTAAGTATGTTAATTGCACCATACCATTCGATATGGTAAACAGTGATTCTCCGAGTACATACTTTAGTACTATTGATGAAGCTGTAGAATTTTTAGAGTTATTGTATGAAACTTCTACAACGGTCATTGAATATAATGAGGATACCATCTTGACTTCTTACAATAAGGTAGGAACTGATACTACAGACATAAATGATAGGAGAGTTATTAATGTTGTACTACTATGTCATCTATCAGCGTCTCAGGATTTTAAGATGGAGTTTAATTTAGTCTATGGAAATACTGAGGAATCCTTTAACTACACCAAAGAAGTTATTAGTGTAGTAGCTAACGACTTAGTAACAGACAGGTCAGACATTCCCCTATCAGCAGCTCAAGGTAAACTACTAATGGATAAACTTACAGCATTAGAACAGATTGTTAATAACATTACTACTAATGCTTCTATAATATTAGAATAACATGGCAGATGCAATGGTAAACAATAAGCAGGTAAATTTCTGGAGGGGTGATATGACTCCTCCAACTATTTACCATATCTGGATTAAGGACAACAGTAAGATGTTGTTATATGATGGTGAGAAATGGGTAGTATTCTTGGACAATAAGGAAATCATTGATATACTTGATAAAGTTCAACAACTGTTGGATGAAATGCAAGCTAAGATTGATGAAATTGGAAACAAGACTGTTAACAAGAAGCCTATTAAGACCAATCCAGTATTAGATGGTACTGATATACTTATAAATGCAACTGGTAACTATGTGATTCCAACTGAAACACTAGCACAAACAGCTTTAAGATTAGACAACTTACTAACTACTAAAATAATTGAATAATGGTAATTGATAGTAAGTTTGCATATGTAAAGAAGAAAGAGGTGTTTGAACCTCTGATTGAGAGTATTCCAAAGGGTCTAAACCCTATTGTGTTTATAGAAGACACAAGAGAAATGTGGACTTGTGGAACTTACTTTAGTATTGGATACCCTAGTATTGAAATATCAGAAGTAAGTGGTTCAGTAAAAGTTCAGATTGGTAACTCATTCTTCTTAATGTCTACCGCTGGTGAGAGTATTAGTATCAGAAAAGGTGATGGTAATAGAATTATTATTAGTAGTAATGCTCTTAGTAGAGTAGACACTGAACCTCCTCTTGAATGGGATGCAGCTAATAGAAAGCTATTACACAAAACCAGTGGAGTAGTCCCAGGTTCTTATGGGCAGTCTACTAATCTTGGAAATGCGAGTATCTTTGTAATTCCGAATATTATAGTAGATGCCACTGGGCACGTTACATTGGCTGAGAATCATAACATAGAAATCAGAGATTATGTTGAGCAATTAGCTCCGTCTACTTTAATGGGAGATAGAAACATATTACTATCTTATAATGAGGCTAGTAATACGGCAGATACTTCTCAGGTAAGAAAGGCTAATGGTCTTACATTCAACGATGCCACCCAGAAGATGACAATAGCTGGAGGTATGAACTCTAACGGACCAGTTAATGTTAATCATGGAGACTTATCAGTCTTAGATGGTTACATTATTGGTAACTTAAAGGGTGATGTACAAGGTCAAGCTACACCAAAGATTCACATATCTTTAAAGCCAGAATATGGTGGTGCTTCTACTAAATTATATGGTCATGTAAAGTTACAGGATATTCTTAACACTAAGCCTGACCCATCAAGTGATAACGAGAACATTAATGATACTAACGTAGTTGCAGCTATTGCAGCTTCACCTTTAATGGTATGGAATGCAATACAGACTGCTAAAGACTATGCTGATAGTATTCTTGGTTCTAATAATGCAATGCTATATAAAGGTGCAGTTGAGGCTGGTACTACAAGTCCAGGTTCATTTACACCCACAGCTGATGTTGGTCATACTTACGTGGTGACATTTGGTACTGGTACATATACTGATAGTGTTGGATATATCAATGGAGAGCCAGTAGAAATTGGTGATTTGCTAATATGTAAGGAGAGTACCCCTGCTGCCACTTCCTCTACTTGGTCACAAGTAAGAACTAAGTGGACGTTTGTGCAGACAAACACTACAGGAGTTGTTAGTGGACCTTCAAGAGCAGTAGTTGGGCAATTAGCTGTGTTTGATAGCACTACAGGTAAGTTGATTACAGGTCTTACTAATGGTAGTGTAGGACAAGTACTTACTATTAATAATAATGGTACTCCTTCATGGATTACTCCAGTATCTCAAACATGGCGTGCTATTAACTACCAAAACTCTGGTCAACCAGCAGCTCAAATTCTAAGTAACTCTACAGATTCTGGAGATTTAACTTTTGGAGCGGCAGGTAACATGAGATTGAGTTGGGATAATGCTACAAATACATTAACCTTTACTTCAATATCAGATAATAGCTGGCGTGATGTGTTAGCCTATACAACATCTTCTCTTTTACCTCAGAGTATTGGAGAGAATGCAGACTTAATATTCTCCAGTGATTTCTTATGGATAGAAGGAGAATTAGTAACGGGATGGGCTACTGTAGACTCAAGTGGAAATATAACATATTCAAGATAATTCAGGAGGACTCAGTTCCTCCTTTTTATTAACTTTGTGATAACACAATATGCTAATTAAAACAAAATACATTGACTGTGCTAGTAAGAGTGTGTTTAATACATGGAAGTTACCTACAAGTGCAGCAGATACCAGTGGAGATATATACTGGTCAGCCGTTGTCTATATAAAGGACACTGGCGAAGTGTGGACTCATGGTAAACTATATGGAGGATTCTTCTCAAATGCAGACAATAACAAAGTTAGTTTAACCATAGGAGGAACAACAAAGATATTAGCATTAGATGGACATGTCCAATCTTATACTACATTAACAGGTAGTGGAAGTACAGCTGACCAGGCTATCCTATCTACAGGAGAAGCTAATAGATGGACTCTGAAGACTTTGGGTAAAAATGCCTTTAGTAATGTTGATTACTTACCTGCCGATGCTACTGCTGTTGCAGCCGAGAAAGTTGTACATGCTTTAGCTTTCCAATATAACGGGAAGGCTATACATTCTTTTGATGGTTCAGTAGCTAGAGTCCTAAATATTATACAGGGTGATAATGTGTTTATTACTGGAGATAGTCAGGGTAATGTAACTATTGCTGCTGACCCAGGAAGTGATACAGTAAACACTGCTGGAGCTACTAATAAGGTTGATACAAAATTGTTCCTTATTGGTGCCGAATCTCAGACTACCGCGCCTCAAACTTACAGTAACCAGTATGTATACATTGGAACTGACAACTGTTTGTATAGCTTAGGTAAGAAGGTATTAACTGAACATCAAGCTATTTATAATTTAGATTTACAAACTCAAGTGGGGGAAGCTGTTACTAAGGTTACTACATTTGACCCCAATGCAGCTAATAACTCGTTTACTTTAGTTCAAGGCACTAATGTAACTCTAACCCCAGATGCAGCTAATAAGAAAGTAACTATTAGTAGTAAGGATACAACTTATGATTTCTATAATTTAGTTTTCAAACAAGGAGAATCTGTTATAGATACTTATAAGCCAACTACTTCACCTAGTAAAACTCTTAAAGCAGGAACTAACGTTACATTTACAGGCAGCAATAATGAAGTATTAATAACAACTCAAGACACGAGGAATACAGCTGGTGCCACTGAAAAGTTAACTACTAAGTTATTCCTAACTGGAGCATTAACTCAAACAGATAACCCTCAGACCTATACCAATTCCAAAGTGTATATAGGCGCGGATAACAAGTTGTATAGTGATGGTAAAGTAGTTTCTACTGGAGACCATACGCATAACTATGCGGGAGCTACTAGTCCTGGTGGTCCAGCTCTGAAAGTAGATTTAAACCCATCTGGATTATTGGATGCTACTTATGGAAGCTACGGTGGAATATTACAAGACTCAAATAAAGGTCCTGTATCTGGTTCCTGGTCTAATAGGATTAAAATCTTACATAATAACTCAACTGGTTATTACACTGAATTAGCTCAGAATTTCACAGGTACAGCTGGATTGTGGCATAGAAGAAATGTAGCTGGTACAGTAAGTGAATGGACTCCAGTAATTGATAATGCTAATTTCCATACATACCTTGATAGTACTTATGTTATTAGAGGTAACGACCCCAACGTTCTTACTAATTATGTAAGATATAGTATAGCTTCTGGTCTTACAATGAATTGGGAGTGGGGTAATGCTACTCCAACTCATATATGGGGAGCTAAGGCTAGTGATAGCTCTAAGGCTTATGTATTTAACGGAGATAATATTAGAGCTTTTGCTAATGCTGTAAATAGAGCTGGCGACACAATGACAGGCACTTTAAAAGTAACTGAAATTCAAGCTACTAATGGTAACGGACTTGTAATGTGGAATGGTACTACTTATACATATCTTGGTATGCAGGCTGGTACTACATATATTAGAAGTGGAGAAACTGATTTACAGCATAGGTATAATGGAACTGACTATAAGATATGGGATGCCAGAAACTTAGTAGGATTAAGAACTGAACACTCTCATAATACTATAAACTTTATTGATAGTAGAGAAACAGCATCCACACCACAAGAACATGCAGCAGGTGTTTGGTTGGACTTTAAAGCTAATGCTAAAGCTAATCTTAGTGATGGTGGAAACTATACTGGACTATTAACTGTCAGAAAGTATGGTGGTACTACAGACTGGTCAGGTGGTAAAAGTGCACAGCTTGGATTTACTGATAATTCTAATGTATGGGTTAGATTTGGTTCTGGTGCATCTTGGGAGGCGTGGAAACAATTAGCTACTACTGGATGGGCTGACGGTAAGTTCTTACCTTTAGCTGGAGGTACTGTAACTGGTAATATTATTTTAAAAGGTAGTACTAACACAGATATGACCAATGCTAACATCCACCCTAGACTTAGATTTGACAACAGTGATAGCTCACAGACAGTAAGCTTCATATTTACTGATTATAACTCTTATAGAGCACCTGCAGGTATAAAACTAGTAGGTAATCAGGGTAATGAATGGTTCGAAGCTCCTAAACTGATAAAGACAGGTTCTTCTGATAGTTATGTATTACTTGGTGGGGGTGGACATAAGGCACTAGCACAATTTGTATATGCAGCTGGTAACCTAGGAGTTCAAGAGTCTACTGGTACTTCTGATAATATTAGTAGAGCACAGTTCTGGAGGGATAACAACTTAGGTGCTTATGGTGTGACGTTGAGCCATTCTGATAATGCTGGATATAAGACTAAAATCTACCATGACTATGGTAGTGGTGGTAACTTATATATGAAAGCTTGCTCTAATGGAACTTGGGGAAGTGTTTATACTATATGGAACTCTGGTAACTTTGACCCTAACACTAAAGTAAATAAAGCTGGAGATACCATGACTGGAAAATTATCATGGACTATGAATGGTGTTACTTCATCTATCGGTAATGAGAATGGTTCGTATACACATCATAATACTAATGCTAGTGCAGGACACTGGTTCAACAAGAATGTGTATATATCAGGAAATGTGTATGGTGGTTCTTCTTATAATAGAATATTAGCATTCAAGGATGAGATTAACTCACAAGTAGGTGGTTCTAAGAGTGCTCAAATGAATTGGACATCATGGGGTACTGATACTTATGGTGGTGCTATACAAATTAGAGAGCAGGGATTAGTAACTAATAAACAATCAGCTTGGGGTTACTCTCCAGCATTAACATTCCATTGGGGTAACAGATATGCTAAGAGGTTTGGTATGAGAAGTGATGGTCAGTTTGCTGTAGATGATGTCCCAATTTCACTGAGTACACATAATCATAACTCCTTATATGTTACTGCATTAGGTACTAATGGTAACTATCTAACATGGACTAAGAATGGTACTACTAATAATATTACTGTTCCATATGCTTCTAACTCAGATAAACTTGATGGTGTTCATAATGGTGATGTAACTGCTAACTATTACAAAGTGAATGGTCAGCAAACACTAAACTTAAGTGCCCTTGATTCAAATAAGTGGTATCCATGTGTAATGACTGCACATCCGAGTAATACAACCCCAATTAGAGTTACATTTACTGATGCCCTATCTGGTCATAAACCATCATGGTCTACACATAGCTCTGGATTCTCATTCCAATTCGACTTTGAATGGATTGGAGGTGGTTGGGAAACTATTAGTTGGTACTTAAGAGTATATAGATATGCTGCGTCGTTCGGAGGAGAAACTGCTTGTTATGGACTAGAGCAGAGGAATATGAGAAGTGCCTTAGTACTATATATGAGAGGTGGTACATCATACTACTATAGAAGTACTGATGGTCGTTCCTTTACAGTATATACATCAACAACTAATATTGGAGATAGCACATATCCAGATAATGTATCACCAAGAACTAGTAAGTTGAATGATTGCTATTTACAAGAAGCAGGAAGCAGATATGGAACTTGCTATAGAGCTACAAATGCGGACAACGTATCAAATGCTGATACTGTAGATGGATATCATGCAAGTGGATTATTCACTAATCTATCAAATTCTGGAAATAATATCTCTATTACGGTTGGTGGTACTAACAAGACTTTAACCCCAGCTTATGCTACAAGTGCAGGTTCTGCATCATATGCCCATAAGGTGAGAGGTGAGTACACAGATAATGGAGGTCAACAAAATCCTAATCACTTCGGAACTAACTGGGTTGGATTTAGAATGATGAATACTACAGTTGGTACTGATAGTCAATATAAAGACTGGATTATAAGTGACTGTTATTCGGGCAACGACGTTGGTGGAGCTGTGGCATTTGGTATGAACAGGCAGTCCTTAGGTGCATATCTAATGGGTTCAGACTCTAATAGAAGCTCATGGACTAGAAAAGGTACATTCTGGGGAGATTGGAATCTAGACCCAGTTACAAAATCTCAACTCAAGAAGACAAGAGTGCCTGGGGAGGTAGTAGATTTCTATGTTTACCAGGTAAATGGCTATACTTGTACTAGTACAGATTATACTACATTTAGGAATCAGCTATTTGATTCAAGGGGTAGAGGAAAGTCAAGTGTGTCATACAAAGCTACTTCTAGTTCAATGACCTATACTGTAAACCTATCTGACTTCGTATTAGCATACAATGGAATCAGTGCATATAGTAATGGTATGTATACAGCAGGTGGTGGTGAGCTTGAAAGTAATAAGATTGGTAGTACAGCTGGTGCTAATAGTAAAACCATTACTGGTTATGAAATGCCTAAGCACGCCCACTGGTTTGGACACTATAGGTCAGATAATGCTAACGATAGAGACGTGTTTGGACCAGATGGAGGTCAGAATCACTCTACAAATGGTACAACTTCTGCTGGACAAGGAGGTAACTGGAGAACTGGTTATTCAGGTAATGGTCAATCAAAGGATTGGAGACCAAAGACAATCTTTGTATTCAAGATGGTGTATGCCCCTCAATCATGGTAAGTTATGAATATTTAAGATAATTTGTTTTGAATATTAGTAAATTATCACTAACTTAGCACCCGAAAACTTAAGAGAAGATTTTAGAATAAAATTAATTTTAAATAAATTTAATTATGGAATTACTTAATAAAAGAGTAATGTACACTGTAAAGAATCAAGATGCACACCTTAAATTGGAAGGCGATGCACAGATTACTGGAGATAACCAAATTACTACTTTCTCAGGGTCTTTCTTCACATTAGAAGATGTTTTCACTGGAGGATTTAGTTATTCTGAAGAGGGAGATGGACTTATTAGCAAGAGTGTTAATAGTTATCCTAGTTCTTTAGAGGATAAAGGTATGGACTTGTTAGATGCAACAGTAACGGCTTTAAAACAACAATTAACAGTTTAATTTTATGACAGTAAATGAAATGATGATTAAGCACAACTTTATCACTAAGGTACTGCTTAGAGACGGAGACAAAGAACTCAGCAAAGACCTAAAGGTAAGGTTAATGAGTATGAGAATTGAGTTAGGTAAAGTAAGAAAACAGCTTGAAGAGGATTTACAAGAGGCTGTTAAGGAACTAACTCCTAAAGGTTATCAAGAACTGATAATGAAAGAGAATAAAACTGAAGAAGATAAAGCTCAAGTTGAGGCTTGGAATAAGCAAATCAATGAGGAGTATAATGCTTACGTTGATAAGAGAGGAAAAGAAGAAGTACAAATTGATACTACATTGAGTGAAGATGATTTTGCTCAAATTATTGAGGTTAATGCAGGTAACGATGTTGAAATTAATGGAACAAAGTTGAATGCAGCTGATTTCTTAGAAGTACTTTATAGCTTATTCGTAGCGTAATGTAATAAACGAGGGCTGTGTAGGTTATACATAGCCCTTTTATTTTATCAGCATGAATGAATATATTGAGGTAATTGGTCAATTAAAACCCAAAAACAATGCTAACTTTCCGTTAGCTGACGTTAATGACTTACGTGGTGGTTACATCCAAGTTACCAATATGAGTGATATGGAAGCCTTCCTAAATACCAATAAGCTAAAGGAAGGTATGCTATGTTACGTTAAAAATTCACCTGACGACAACCATATGTACCAATTCTACAGTGGGGTATGGAATGTATGGAAAGTACAAGGAGGTGGAGGAAGTGGAGGCGGAGGAATGTCTATAGTAGTTGTAGAAACCTTACAAGAACTATTAGACAGAGACGATTTAAGAGTTAAAGGACAGATAGTATTCGTTGATGAAATCAATGAGATACGTTACTTTAACGGCTTCGTATGGGAGTCCTTCTCCAAAATTTACATACAGGATACACCACCTGAAGATAAGGGAGGTATTTGGATAGATACTTCTGAGAATAAAGAACATATGACAAGTAGTACTGTAATTCAAGACCTGCTGAAGGTTATATCAGTATTACAAGACAAGGTACGTAAACTAGAGTTTGCATTTAATTGCCAGATAGATTCGGGTGATTTTACTAACAATCAGAGATATGCTTATGATGGTATGCCTAATGAAGAACCTGATTATGGTACTTCAGAAGAGGAGGATAATGCTACTCAAGAAGCTAATAAGGATATAGTTCTTGCTGATTCACCTGAGCCAACTGAGTATGAAGAGTATTTACCTAATGCTAAGCATATATGTATTAAAAGTGGTACGTATGCAGAAATGCAGGCTAATAAAGGTGATTTTCTACCTAAAGAATTGTTATGGTGTTATGATACTCAGACATTATGGATTAAAGACCCTAAGACTTATAAATTAATTAAAATAGGTAGCACAGGTGGTGGAGAAGACCCAGGACCTGGACCAGACCCAGAAACAATGGATGGAATATTAACCGAAGTCATTGGAAGTGGTAGTGGAGCTAAAACCAAGATTATTGGTATTGAGTTCGCTGACATGACGAATAAAGAGAATACATTCCTTATTCAGGTTAAGGATGGTAAATTAGATATACATGATTATAGATTAGATAAGAATACTTTAGCTGGTAATGCTCAGACTCAAGGTACTGGAATTTACTACACTACTCCATATTTCCCTATCATCCCAGAAGAGGTAGGTTCTAAAGACTCTCCAAAGATTTATGTTAATATGGTGTATTGTGGAGGAACGTCAGAGGATAAGGACTACAATCCAGTATCTCACAATTTCGTAGAGTTGTGTAACCTTGGTAAGAAAGACTTAAATCTAAAGGGATTGTTCTTACATTATACAGAAAGAAATAGTGGAGATTGGGTTACATTGCCTCTAGTTGGTACTCTTAAATCTCAAGGTACATTCTTAATTAAGGGTGCTCAATGTTCTGTAGAGAACATCAATACTACACTAATTAGAGTTGGTGAACCTGATATGTATTGGACAAAAGATGCAACCCTTAACAATACAAGACTTGAGATTGCTGGAGATACAGGTGCTGGAGTGCAGCCTCATAGTATATGGTCAAGTAAAGATGACTGTATTAAATTTAGCTATGACTGTGCATTCTATATTAGTAGTGAAGAGACCACAGACTACTTCAAAACTACTGTTATGAATAGTACTGCACCTTGGACTACTAACGGAGTTATTAAATGGTATGTTGATTTAGTCGGAATAGGTAGCTATAATGATAAGTCAATGCCATGTGAAACATCTCCTATTGCCACTAAGGGAAGTAATGTATTATTAATGCGTTACTATAATATGGACCCAGTAAAGCAAGCTACTAAAGCTCTGAGTGCTAGGAGTAATGTTAAGGATTGGACATATATTAATATGGACAAAATTAATCCTGCTATTGATATTCAAGAGTATACTCCGAAGAACTCATCACAGAATAAGAATATATTCTTTAACAAGCATCTACTAGTAGAGGGTGCTCCTAACATAGTTACTTGTACATTGGGACATGATGCTCATAAGACAAGATGCTTTAACTGGGTGTCAGTAGGATACTATGATGAATATATCTGGATAAGAAAAGATAGTGAAGAATATACTCCAGAAAATAAATTTGAATCTTTCAAGAAAGAAGACTTCAATACAGAAGGCGTTAGTCAAAATCCTAACAGACCTGCCAACCACAAGAATTGGACTAATAAAATTTACAATAGGATTAGAAGCATAACTACAGATGGTACTCCATTTACAGTTCATAAGTTCATTAAGGACTTTGATGAACCTACTGATACACAGAAGTATTATTACAAGGTAGGTAGAGATGGAGCATGGACTGAGGAAAGGTCATTTACTCTTAGAAATAGAGATAAGGTTATTGAAAGGGGATTTAACTTCCTACAAGTAAGTGACCAGCAAGGATTTAATGCAGAGGAATATGAAATGTGGAGAGTTAGTGCAGAGTACATCAACTCTGATAAAGCTGAGAATCCGTATGAATGGTGCTTAAATACTGGTGACCAAACTCAGAATGGTAATAGATTCAATGAATGGATTGACTATTATAAAGGTGGAGATGTTATCTACAGAGACACAGAACAAATGTTTACAGTAGGTAACAATGATTTAACCCCTGTAGATGTGTATGTGTTGGGCGATGGTGAAGATATTAGTAAAACTAATCCAGTAAATGTAGAGTTCTTCTTTACATTTGAACACCCTTATACAGTACCCATTTCGTCTGCTGGAGTGTACATCCCCTGCTGCTATAGTTTCGTATATGGCAACACCTATTTCTTGTCTATGAACTCTGAAATCACTGAATTAGCGAGGACAGACGTGTTCGGAGATATAACTGGTGTGAATGTATATAATGACTTAAAAGACTGGGCAACTGCTGATTTGGCACAACACGCAGCTGATGCTAAAATTAAGTGGAAGGTTGCGTTCTGTCATGAAGCTCCATTTACTATCATTACGGCTGACTTAATTATGAGTTATCTAAAGAAAAATGAGAGTGGAACTTATGATAAAGACCTAAACATCAAGAGGGGTGGTAGTCACTTAAATACAGTAGGTAGTTATTGGTTCAGCCAATGGATGCAAGATAATGATTTTAAACTATGCCTATGTGGTCACAAACATACATATGCCAATTCAAGATATATAAGAGAGAACCCAAGTAGGACAATGGAACCTATCGTTTACGATACTTCCTTAACTCCTTCATGGTATACTAGCTTACCAGATAGAGAAAGACAATGTGTTCAAATCTCCACTGATGCAAGCTTGAATTATGTAAGATATGTAATGTGTCAGGCTACTGGATATAAGTTAACTTCTAATAAGGAATTACCTGCAAAGAATATTCCTTGGTTGTTAGAATACTACCCAGTATCTAGTCAGATTGAGAACAATACAACTAATACTGCTACAGTAAAGGTTAACTCAGCACAGCAATATCCTAATTACATTATATGGAATATAGGTAGTGGTGATGAGGTTGAGACTCCTTCTATGACAACAGCTTCGAGGGAGAGGATACTTGGTAAATCATACAAGCTTCAACTAAAGGATAATACTAAAGTTTGGGCTTACAAGTATAATGTACCTATAGCTTATACTGACCTTAAAAAGGTGGGAGGTAATGGTTCTACCAATCCAAGCAACAATATAGTAATTGAAAAGACATTACAATGAAAATAAAACATTATGATGAAGTAACTGGAAGATGGGTAATCGACGGTGCTTCTAATGCTTCAGAATTGGAACTGACAAACCCTGGCTTCTTAAATGAAGCTGGGGAATCAGTTTCTATTGACAATGGCTTTACAAAGCTAGATAATAGAATGACTAAGTTAGAACAAAACCTAGCCTGGGTGTACCTTAATGGTGCAATCGGAGGTGGTGGCGGTGGAGGAGGCGGTGGTGACGGCTCCGAATATACTATTGATGTAGCTGAGGGTAGCACAGTCTATACAGCCACTAATACTGTTACACTTAATATCTTGATTAAGAGTGGTGGTGTTAAAAAGTCATTTACTGTAATTGCTAAAGATTTAGCTACCAACAAAACATTAGGAACATGGAAGAAGTACTCTATGGCTAGAACAGATATTACCATTACTGGATTATCTGGAACTACTGACGTAGAACTATCTGCCTATGATAATGACAATGTATATGCTACTCCTACATATGTAAAGATTGTAGCAGGAGCTATCTCCTTAGAGATTCAGTCTATACCACCTAAGACTATGTATATGGGTGGTGTTGCAGAAGTACCTCTTAACTATACTGTAACTAATAATATCTTACAAAGTCCAGCAGAGTTCTGGATGACTATTAATGGTATTGAAGTAGCTAGAGTAGGTAATATTACTACTGCAATCAGAGCTTTAAGCTACGATGCTCGTAAACTGTTATTTGAAAGCGAACATTTTAATCCCAAAGCAGGTCAAAGATTCTACTTCATAGCGCAGGCTAGTACTACTCTTAATGGAGAAGTATTATCATCTGAACAAATTAAGTTTGATGTTACGGTAGCTGATAGTAATAATCTGGTTATTGTGACTGAGGATATTACAGAATTTACCCCTTCTTCAAATCCTGGAGAGACTATTGATGACTTAACTAAGTATGGTCAGGGTTCACAGTTAGGATTTAGCTATTACTTCAGTTACGGTCTTAGTAAGTATAGTTCATTCAATATGGATTACAAGATTCATTTAATGAATGACAGTGGAGAGGTAGAGTTACTTGACACTGGTACAATTAAGAATATCAATAAGAGCGAGACTAATAGGTTCGTATATAGTACTGTAAACCTAGCTGTTAATAAAGCTAATGAGTATTTAAGAATCACTCTATTTGGATGTGCAGTAAATGACCCTGGTGATACTTCTGCTCAATATACTAAGACAGTTACTTGTCGAATAGTAGAAAGTGTAAGTACAGAGCTATATGCAAATAATGACATGCACACGTTACTTGCTTACTTTAGTAAGATTACTGGTTTTCCAAATACTGCAACTGGTACATGGAACTATCCTATCAAGAATAGTGGTGAGTTTATATATGAAGGTGCATTTGCATCTAAGTTCCCAGATGGAGTAAACTTTACTCTAAAAGGTGTGAATGGTAAGACTAGTGGTTTCATACAAGACATTGATGGAGTGAACCAGATACCTGCAACAAGATTAAGTGGTGAAGCTTATGGTTATCTTGAAGTAGCTGACCAAATGTTCCCTGCTGTTGATATTGGTGCTGGTGTATCATTCTTCCAACCTATGGGATTCCATATCTCATGTACTTATAAGGCAGACGCCTCTTCTTATCCAGAAGAAGTAGTATGCGGTATAGGTCAGTATGAGGATGGTGAATTAAAAACTGGTTATGAAATATCATTAGAGAAGGCTGTATGTAAGATTGGTTCTGCTGATACACTTACAGTTAAACTTCCGCAGAATGAGTTACTTACTGTAGACTTAGACGTATCATTACTATCAGGTAATGCTTGGTACTTTAAAATCTATGTCAACGGTGTACTATCAGCTGTAAGTAGAGTATTACAGTCTGACATTGACTGGATGTTTGGTACTGATTTCTATTTCGGATGTAGAAACGACAACGGAGTTAGAAGTAGATTCTCTGATGTTAATATTTATGACATTAAGATTTACACGTCATCACAGAGTGAGTATGCTATTGTACAGAATTACATATCTGCAACTGAACAAGCTAGACTTGTAAGAGGACAAATAGATGCATCTTTAGATGCTGAGTTAAGAACTAAGAATCTATTTGATAGTGCAGGTAACTGTTTAATATGGGATAAGACTCTGGATGGAGGTAAGGGTGGTTTCCTAACAGGTGAGTTATTATACTCTAAGTTAGTAGAGCAAATGGAAATTAACACACCTTATCCTATTGTGTTAGTAGAGGAAACATCTAACAGCCCTACACTATTTGAACCATATTCAACTGCAATATTCTCTGCATCTGATAAGGTAGAAGTAATGGGCAAGAAATTCCCCGTTAAAATTACTTATCAAGATAGTAAGGGTAAGGTTGTTATTACAACTCCAAGTGGTGTATCAGAGAACAATGGTGTTACTATTGGTCTACAAGGTACATCTTCACTATCTTATAATGCTAAGAACTTTGAGATTTATATGGGTGATGTAGACCAGACTGGTAAGAAGATGCTATTCCAACCTACTGATGATTGGTTGCCAGAGAATGAGTTTACATTAAAGGCTGACGTAGTAGACTCTGCACACGTTAATAACGTAGTAATTGGTCAGATTGTTAATGGTAGAGCTAAAAACTCTTCTGGACAGTCTATTACACCATTCGGAGCAACTCCACCTATGTCATTAGGTAATGATGTTTGGGGAGGTGATGCAGATAAAGCTAATGCTATTAGAGGTAAGATTAAGCATACCTCTGAAGGTTTCCCAGTATTACTATTTATTAGATATGCTCCAGATGCTGATGGTACTATTAAACAACCTAAGTTCTGTGGTATTTATAACTTCAACTTAGGTAGGTATGCTTTCTTTAACTTGGGATTAAAGTTACTTACTGACTACGTTAAAGTGAACCAAGACGGACCAACATTAGTAACTGATTACACAGAAGATGCTAATAGATGGAACACTGGGGTAAGTAATGGTGTATATTCTGTAGAAATAAACCAAAACTCTTCTGCTCAAGGAGCTTTCCAACAGGATGATATGAAGATTGTTCAGTTCATGGGTGATGTAATGTACACATCTAGGGATGAATCGATTGGATATAATCAGGTTCAGAAGTTCTATACTCAAATGGCTAATATGGCTCTTACTCGTATCCAGAAATATACAATGGACGATGCTGGACAGACTCCTACTAAACCTATTCCTGGAGAGTTCTATGATTTGGATAAGAATGCTTATTATAACTTTAGTGCTTGTGACCAGCATCTAAACTGGGATAATGCTTGTGCTTACTTTATGATTGCATTACTATTTGGTTGTGTGGACTCAATGTGTAAGAACCTAACTATTCGTAGTTGGGGTACAGATGTATGGTATTGTTGCTTCTACGATATGGATACCGCCTTTGGTCTAAACAATGCTGGACAAGATATTGTAGAGTACTGGGCACATCTACATAGGTGGTATAACATTGCTTCACAGGATACTGGTATTACTCAGTATACTCAAGAGAAGAACTATGTATCAACTGATAGTTATAAACAGTACTTTGCTTCATGGTGGAATAGAATATGGGAAGTACTTGAAAACTTAGCTGGAATTGACAGTGGTAGTACAGAGAATAGAACTAGCTTAGAGTCATTATATGTGAATTTAAGAACTAACTTGTTCCCTGACCCTGATAAATTTATTAAGGATTACTATCAATCATATACAGAGAAGACAGGTTCTATCATGTTCAACTATGACTATAAGATTAAATACCTTGCTATTTCTAAAACATATGACCCAAACACTGGTAAATATGAAGATAGTATAGACTTTAGTCAGTTAAAGTTCTTACATGGTAATCGTGTAATGCACGTTAAAGACTGGTTTAGAAAGAGAATAATGTTCTTAGATGGAGTATATGGCTACAAGGATAATACTAACCTATTACCTATTACTATTGAATCTCCTATTACTGGACTATGGGCTTCTAACAAAGCTACGGGTTCCGCTACTGAAATTAGATTTAGTACTGATATTACTGCAAGTAGTCAGATACTTTATCACTATTCACATGATAAGACTACTGGTGCATTCTGGATTACAGACACTCCAACATCAGTTATCTTACCTATGCCTACTGGTGAAACAGTAGTATATATGTATGCTAACAAGTACATTACTGACTTTACTAAGTTTAAGAGTTACCCTTGGACAGGTTTGGACAATATTAACCTACCTATGTTACAAGAGTTAGATTTAAGTGGACTAAGTAATGTGGATGCTGCTTATTTCTTCCAGGGTGGAGTATATAATGAGGCTAATGATATAGGTCTAAAGAATATTAAGAAGTTGAATCTAAGTAAGGTTAGACTTATTGGTTCTACTGCTTCTGCATATACATTAGACTTGAGTGGTTGTCGTAAGATTCAGGAACTTGACGTATCATATTCTTCTATTACTAAGATTACATTCCCAACATCTGCTGTGTTGAAGACATTAAATATGTCTGGAACAGATATTACTAATCTGAAGTTAGAGAACCAATCTTTCCTTGAGTCATTACTTATTGATGATTGTTTAAAGCTAACTTCAATAGAAATTAATAACTGTGGTGCATTAAGAACTCTGAACATACCACCTAATGTGAGAACGGTAACTATTAGGAACTGTGAGAAGATGGAAACCATTCAGATTCCGTATTCTTCAGTTAATAACTCTGTCAGTCCGTTGGCTCAGGTTACTATTGATAACTGTCCTGGTATGAAGGAATTTAGTATCCCTGGTCAGAATAACCCCGCTCTAAAGTTAGAGTTAACAGGTGCTTGGAATCTTGAGGTTCTGGACCTAAGCTATACTAAGACTAGTGATATTACACTTGCATCTTTATATGTTAATGGTAAACCTAACTTCTCTAGCCTAAAAAGACTAGTTATTTCTAACACGGCGTTATCTACATTAAAGTATAATGATAGAACTCCAGAGTACTTAGACTTGACTGCATTCCCAGACTTAGAAAGTATCGAGGCTATTAGCTGTAAACAATTAGTAGAGGTCAGATGTAAGAATGATAAGACAAATCCTATAGAAATACCAAGAGGTGCATTTAGAGATTGTATTTCATTACAGAGAGTAATCGGACACCTATCTCTTCAGGGTGGTGAGATATTTAGAGGATGTAGTCAGTTCTATCTAAATCCAGATAGTGTATATACTCAGTATGGTACTGATGTCTTCCTTGAAGGAAATAACGTTACCAATATATCATTTGGAGAAGAATTGACTGATGCTTACTTCTTATTTGAAGGATGTGCTAGAATATCCTATAATGACTTTAAATACCTAATGGTTAGATTAACTGATAGGGTTGTTTCATTAGAAGGTATGTTCAAAGGTTGTTCAAATGTTACTGGTGATATTTGGTATGACTTATTTAGATTATGCCCTAATGTAAATAGCATCAAGGAAGCATTCAGTGGAACAAGCCTAACTGGACCATTCTTCTCTAGGACATCTGATTACAGTACATCTAAGGATTCTACTTGGGGAGTATTAGACTTCTTACCTAAGCTTACTGATGCAGAAGCTGCATTTGATAGCACTAGCTTAGAGTGGATAGACAACAATGTGTTTGCTCCAGCTAATGGTAAGTATAGTCCTCTAGTAAAGATTGACTATATGTTTAGAAACTGTCAACAGTTGAGAAGCTGTGCTAATACAAGAGCAGCTGTACCTACAGATGGGTTACTAAGTTCTAAGACATTCTTTACAAACCTAAGAAATCTAGTAAGCCCTTATCCAAAAGGTGTATTCACTGGATGTAGTTGGGTTAGAATGACTGTAGATTCAGATAGTAATGGTAATACCTATCTATTCCATACAATTAATAAGGTTGCCCAATCCTTAATTCTAACAGATTCTTTATACTCTGGTATTAAGTTAGTTGGAAAGATTGGACCTAATGTGTTTGGAGGTATAAGTCAAACTATCAGTGACGGAGGTATTACATGGTACATTCCAACATTTAGCTCTATCCAATATCCATTCCAATACAGTGGTGGAGAAGCATTAGTAAATCTATCAGAGATGGGAAATATGTTCCAAGGCATTAGTGGAACATTAAGACAGGCTATAGGTATACTTACTGGACTTAAATGTTCTGATGAAGCTGGTGCCCAGAGTATTCCTGTTAATATATTCAAGAATTGTAAAATATTGAATAGTATTGAGGGATTCTTTAAAGGGATAGACCTAAACAACGATGGTAAGATATATCAATTCCCACCTGCTGGTATGTTTGATGATTGCATTAGTTTAACTAGCATCAAGAGTCTATTTAGTGGATGCTACAATCTTAAATTAAAACTAGTGGGAGAAGGCTTTAAGAACTGCCCTTTACAAGATGTGTCATTTGCCTTTGAAAATAGTGGTACTTTCGGATACATTCCTTATAGATTATTCTTTATGAGCCAAGACAACTCAGATGGCTCTAAGTCTATTAGGCATAGCATAACTAATATGGCTGGAGTATTTAAGGGATGTTGGTGTCTAGGTTATGATGAAACCAGAACTATTGACATAGGTTCAGAGTTAATTCTTAATAGTACATGGACAACTTGGGATGACCATATTATTAAGAATGCTGGTAACAGAGTAACATTTAAACTTGATGTCAGCAACATGAAGAAGTCATATAACTATGATAGGAACGAAGATACTTCAAGTCCTGACTATAATCCAGGAGAACAAGCATTTGATGTTTGGTATCTTGATGGTTATGGATGGGAAGGTGCTTCTAGTACTGAGAGTGGTTTAGCTGATGTTAAGTCAAGACTTACTGAGAAATACTTTAAGTATGATACTCAACAAAAGACTGCTATTAGCCAGGCAGGTAATGGTCGTGCTGAGATTGGATATCAGAATTACATGATTCCTACTGACCTGTTCAGGTATTGTCATGCTGGCTGTACATTGGAAGATTCTATGATTGATTTCAACTATCCAGAGCAAGTTAGGAAGTTCTTGCCTGATTCTGGAGATTGGACTATAGAACAAACTGGTAAATGGGATGGCATGATAGGTAGAATACCATGTAAGCTGTTTGAAGCACTTGTAGATACACCAAAGCTACTTGGAGTGTTTAGAACTACGAGATTCTGTGCTTTCGTAAATCTACAAGGAGATACGTTCACTAGAGGTATCAAATACCCACCAGACCTGTTTAAATATAATACTAGATTGGAAGATATTACAGGTATGTTTTCACAGACAATCTTAGAAGTTGGTGTTGATGTAAATAGTGACCTATTTGCTAATAATCCTAACCTAAAAGTTATTACTGAATTGTGGGCTAATTGTAAGTTTGATAAGAGGGCGTATAATGCTGCTGGAACTCAGGAGATATATCCTCAAATTGATTTCGCTAACATATTTAAGAATAACAATAGAATTGTCAATGCTTCTAGCTTATTTGCTGTATCAACTGCAAGTACAGAGGAAGACAGTAATTACGGTTTACTTTTAATTACTGAAGACCTACTGAAGACTTGCTACAATATTAATGACATTAGTAGTATGTTCTACTATTGTACTAAGTTACAAGGTGCAGTACCTACGTTCACCTCTGCAACCTATCCTGTGTTAAATATTGTATCTGGATACTTAACTGGAGTTAAGAAGAGTAACATTACCAATGCTGACCAATTAGAGTCTAGATTAGTACCTGCTGAATGGCTATAACCAATTATATAAGCTAGTTATATCATAGAAATGATTTTTAATATTTTAATACAATTATTTTTGTAGTTAACATTGATTAACAATATTTCTTTGGTATGACCTTTAAGAATCATTAACTTTGCACTATGAAAATTAAAGAAGCGCGCTTAACAGATTGGGTATAAAAACACACACACACAAACACAACATTTTGTGGCAGAATTTTTAACAATGCAAGAGGCAGAAGACAAATTCGGTAAGAAAGGTAGAACCAACGCCGCTCTGACTCTTGGTATTATCGGAACAGCACTTGGTGCATTCGCAGGTAATAACGCACAGAATCAAAGACTTTGCGATGAACTCTATAAAAGGAGAGAACAAGATGTGCAGGAGAAAGCTGACCTGTTCGCTAGACTAGGTTCTAGAATTTCTGAGTTAGAGAAGAAAGAAGCTGCTACAGCCGCTGCTCTTCCTTTAATGTTTGAGCTTAATAAAGTTAATGCTGAGAGACAACTAGACCACAAGATTGACGGACAGCTGAAATATGCTT